GAACCAATAGTGAGGCAACGATGGAACAACATGTGATCGAATTTGCGCCGCCGGCCGAAGGGCTCGACGGCGTTTCTGTTTTCAACACCTTCCGCCTGGGCCGCGTCTGGTCAGAGCGCCTCAAGACGGGCGACGAGGTGTTCCTCATGTGGTCGAAGAAGATGCAGGTGTTCGGGCGCGCGGTGGTCGGCGACGTGCACAAGGGGAAGCTCAGGGAGCTCGCCGAAGCGCACGCGCGGTTCAACCACAACCAGACCGGGAACCCTGACACGGCGGGCGCTGCGGATCGTTTGATCGCCAACATGACAAAGCGCTACGGGCCGCACCTGATCACAGACAATAAACTCACAACCTGCATTTACCTGAAGAGGATCGAGTAATGGCAGAACTGAAGGTCAAAGACTGGAAGCCCTCGACCTGCGGCAAATACCAGGCCGCCAAGGTCAAAAAGGGCCACGCGCTTTACGGCGAGATCCGCAAATACCCGAACGGCACGACGATCTATTGGGCCTTCAGGAAGCCCGACGAGGTGTTCGTGGAGCTCGACGCGTGGGCGGTCGATACCGAAACCGTGTCCGTCATGAAGAGTCGGCGCGTCACGCACATCGGCATTCTCGTGACCAATGGCGACACCTACCTGACGCGCATCGAAACGATGACCGACAAGGACAAGGGCGCCGTCGTCCTCAACTACAGCGCGCACCGCGGCGCCCGGGGCAAGCTCGGCGCGCGCCAGTGGTATCTCCCGCGCTCGGCGTTCGTGCAGCAACTCGCGCCGCCTGAGACGACCATCGAGCTCATGAAGATCCGAGGGCGTCGATAAGTCAGCCGTGACCTATGGGTTACAATTGACTGTTCTGAAATAAGGGGCCAATCAATGATTCTAGCCAGCGCACTCTTGTGCTTAAGCCTCAACGTCTATAACGAGGCTCGCGGCGAGCCCATCCTCGGGCAATATGCGGTCGCCGCCGTCACCATGAACCGGGCAGGGGATGACCCCGCCAAGGTCTGTGAAGTGGTCACCGCGCCGCATCAGTTCAGCTGGACCACCAGCAAGCTCGCCCGCGACCGCCAGGGCTGGCGGCTCAAGGCGGCCGGCGTGCCGAAGGATGACTTCGCCTGGATGGTCGCGAGCAAGATCGCCTACAACACCCTCACGGGCAAGAAGATCGACCTCACGCACGGCGCGACCTTCTACCACGCGACGCGCGTCAAGCCCGCATGGCGGCACCACGTCGAGCGAGCGATTTCCATCGGCAATCACATTTTTTATCGCTACATATAAGTGACGCGTTACTATAATTGACCGTGCAGCGATAAAAACCCGTTTCACCCTTCAACCCACTCGGAGTTACCCCTATGAAATTCTTGTCGTTCCTCTCGAAGTTCTTCACGCACTTTGTGCTGTGGTTCGCGCTGTTCTACGCCTTCCAACAGAAAGCGGTCGGCATCGAGAACGCGCTCGTATTCGTGATCGGCTTCTCGGCGTTCAGCGTCATCGTGTCGACCCTCCTCAATGGCGGGTTGTCGTCGATCGACGTGCCCGGCAAGGGCCTGGGCCGCGCAGCGTTCCTGCTATTTCACGTCTCGCGCTGGGTGATGGTCTTGACGCTCGCCTCGCATGCGCACTTCTTTGCCGCCTTCCTGCTCGCTGTCTCCGCCTCGATGGTCTATTCGGCCTACGCCTCGATTCGCCAGGCCGAGCGTCAGATCGAGGCCATGCTGCGGTCGCTTTCGCGGTCGCTCGACGAATACCAGGAGCAGGTCGACGAAGACCTCGGCCATGCCGAACCGGCGCCCAAAGCCACGACGCTCGAAGTGAAGGTCAACCCGAACGCCGCGCGCGACCCCGCCTTCGGTTACCCGTTCACGAGCAAGGACATCGCCGCGTCTGCATAAGCGCGTCGCACAGCAGTAGAAACAGGGGCCAAGTGCCCCTGTTCAGTATCCAAACATCAGCAGTGACAATGCTCATATGGGCAATCAAACGGGGGAATCATGAAGCCATACGGGCTTTTGTCAGACACACATTGCCATTCGTGGTCAGCCTTCTCGTCAACGGGCGAGGATATGGTCAACACGCGCCTCACCATGATCCTCGACGAGATCGAGCGGTGCGCCGTCGAGACGAAGAAAGCGGGCGGTGACACGGTGTATCACGGGGGCGACCTGTTCCACGTTCGCGGTTCGATCGAGCCGAGCGTGCTGAACCCGACGCGCGCCCGGTTCGAGCACATCTACCGGACACACGGCGTGAAGTTCCGCCTGCTGCCGGGGAATCACGATCTCGAATTCAAACACTCGCACAAGGTCGGCAATTCGGTCGAGGCGATGGCGAGCGAGTGGGTTGAGGTCGATCACGAGACGCAGATCCACCACGAGCACAAGGTGGTGCAGGTGCCCTGGATCGAGCGGGTCGAGGACTTGAAAGCGGCGCTCACGCTGGAGCGCGACAACCTGCTGGTCGCAGGGCACGGCGACCCGAGCGAGTTCGATCTGATCATCCACGCGCCGATCGACGGCGTGATCGAGGGCTTGCCCGACCACGGGCTGTCCGGTGACTGGCTCGCAGAGCTCGGCTTCAAGCGCGTATTCAGCGGCCACTACCATAACCATAAGGAAATCACGCCCGGCAAGGTCTGGTCGATCGGCGCTTTGACGCACCAGACATGGGGCGACGTCGGCAGCAAGGCGGGCTTCCTGGTCGTGAGCGAGAGCGAGGTCAAGTGGCACAGCACCCACGCGCCGCAGTTCGTCGACATCGACGCCGGCATGGACCCGACCGAGGTCACGCTGCGCTGCGATGGCAATTACGTCCGCGTCAAAGTCAGCAACGCCAAGCCGTCTGAGGTCAGCGCGATTCGCGACGGCCTGATGAAGCAGGGCGCGCTCGGCGTGAACGTGAACGTCGTCAAAACCGCATCGACGGGCCGAGCAGCGACGAGCACAGTAAAAGCGGGCGCATCGGTTGAGGTTCAAGTGACCGACTACATCAAGGGCGCCGGGTTCGAGCATGCCGAGCTCGTGGCGCAGGGCGCCATCGCGGTGCTTGCGGAGGCGGCGTGATGGTTAAGGGCACGTTCTACATTCGACACGACCCGACGCCGCTCCGCGTCGTTGCGGAAACGATCGAGGTCATCCACAACTTCGAGGGCGACCTTCGACGCATCAAAATCGGCAAGCAGGAAGGCTATCGCGCCACCCACATCAACCCGGCCGACGTGACGGCTTACTGGATCGAGGAATAAATGGATTTTCTGAAACTGAGGGCGGTCAACTTCCTGACGCTCGGCGACTCGGGCGACCTGGCGCTCAAGGACCGCGGGCTGATCCTGATTCAAGGGGTCAACAAGGACGACACATCCACCGTGTCGAACGGCGCGGGCAAGTCGTCGATCGCCGACGCGCTGTGCTGGGCACTCTTCGGCACCACCGCGCGGGGCGAGTCGGGCGACTCCATCGTCAACGAGAAGGCGAAGAAGGGCACCTATGTGTCCGCGATCCTGCAGGACGGCGAGTCGATCTATGAGATCCGCCGCCACCGCAAGGACAAGCAGTTCAAGAACGCGACCACGATCACGCTCTGGAACCCGGCCGAGAATTTCCACAACGGAGCAGTCGGCGATCGCATCGAGAAGGGCACCGAGAAGGAGATCCAGAACCAGATCACCGAGATCGTAGGCTGCAACTACGACGTGTTCAAGTCGGCCATCTACGCGGGTCAGGAGGACATGCCCGACCTGCCGAAGATGACCGACAAGCCGCTCAAGATGCTGATCGAGAAGGCATCAGGCATCGAGCGCCTCGAATCGGCCTACACCATCGCGTGCCGCAAGCGCGACGACGCGGTGGCAGCGGTCGATGGGTCCACCAAGCAGATCGCGAACCTGGAAGGGCACATCGTCAACTGGAAGGTGTCGCTGGCGCAGGCAGAGACGAACCACGCCACATTCGAGGCGGATCGCCCGAACCAGCAGGCGGGATGGATGGCGCGGGCAACCGGCTTCGCCGATGCGCTGCGGACGAACTTCGAAGCATACAAGGCGCTCAACGAGGCAGAGCTCGGGAAGGAGCGCGATTCGCTCGTAGCCGTCCTCGCGGAGCACGGCAAGTTCAACGCGCAGCGCAACGAGCTGATCAAGGCAGAGAGCGCGGCCGGCACCGCACACCGGGTCCGGCTGAATGACTTCGAGCGGGTGCGCAAGCAGATGCTCGCCGCAGTCGAAGGGATCAAGAACGCGCCCGAGGCGATGGCGAAGCCCTGCACTGAGTGCGGCAAGCCCCACACGCCGGAGGAGCTCAACGACTTCGTAGCGCACCAGACCAAGCGCGCAAAGGAGCTGGCCGCTGAAGCGGGGCAGATTCAGGCTGAAGTAACCGACCTGCAGAACCAGGCGGCCGCCGCCGGCAAAGCTGTCGAGGACTTCACCGCGACGATTCCCGATGTGTCGGCCACCAGCGCGCGGCTCGCCGAGGTTCAGCGCTCATTGCAGGAGTGTCAGCGCCTCAAGGGGCTGATTCAGACGCAGAAAGCGAACCACGACGCCGTGAAGGCTGAAGCGGACAAGGCGCTCACCGCGCTCAACCCGCACCAGTCCGCGATCGACATGGGTCGCGAGCAGATCATCAAGATCGAGGAGCAGATCACCTCGATCAAGAAGGGCGCCGAAGAGCTCATCAAGGCGGTCGAGGTCGCGGAGAGCGTCGTCAAGGTGTTCAGCCCCGGTGGCGTGCGTGCGCAGATTCTCGACACCGTGACGCCGTTCCTGAATGACCGGACCTCGGACTATCTGTCGGCCCTGTCGGACGGGAACATCAGCGCCGTCTGGTCAACCATTGCAACCACCACGAAGGGAGAGCTCCGCGAGAAGTTCAACATCGAGGTCGAGAACGCCACCGGGGCGAAAACCTTCGGGGGTCTGTCGGGCGGTGAGAAGCGCAAAGTGCGGCTCGCGACCATGCTCGCCCTGCAGGACTTGGTTGCGTCCCGCGCGACCAAGCCAATGTCCCTCTGGGTCGGTGACGAGATCGACGACGCGCTGGACGGTGCGGGCCTTGAGCGCCTCATGACCGTGCTGGAGCAGAAGGCGCGTGAGAAGGGCACGGTGCTCATCATCAGCCACGAAAGTCTCGCAGATTGGGTCGACCAGATCTGCACAGTCACGAAGGAGGGCGGGGTGTCCACAGTCACGGGAGCGCTGAGCGCATGAGTGGAGTTTTGGACGGGCTGCGTGCAGCAGCCACACAGTTCACACGATTTGAAGAGGAGCGAAACACTATGGATGACGCAAAACACAAGGCAGCGCTGCAACTGGCGCAGCACATCAACGATTTCCTGAAGGGCGGCAGCGGATCGGCTCAGGCGTTCAAGCTGAGCGGCGCGGCGCAACTGACCATCAAGACCCGCCAGTCGCAATACAAGAAGAAGGCCTTCCTGGGCGACGAGGAGATGATGCTGCAAAGCGCCTATGCAGGTTCGCGCGACGGTGTGATCCTCGTATTCAAGAACAGGTTGCCGGTCGACTACGCCTACATCGAGATTCCCTTGTCTGAAGCGCCGGATCGCCTGGTCGGGTTCAGACAATACATGCAGACGTTTGGTATCGCAGACATCGACACGATTGTGGCCGGGATCGAAACGGAAAAGACTCAAGCGGCGGCGGCCGAGCACGATTCGATGCTTGCCGACCCCGAATTCGCCAGCTGGTAACCACAGGAAGGAACATGAAAGTAAAACTGGTAGGACTCGACCCGTCCCTCACCCACACGGGCATCGCGATAATGGAATATGACATCGATACGGGCAGGTTTGCCGCGCCCGAACTCCGACTGATCGTGACCGACAACCAAAAGGGCAAGACCGTCCGACAGAACTCGGACGATCTGCGTCGCGCCCGCGAGGTCGTGACGGGCGTTCATGCAGCGTGCGACGGCGCGCTGTTCGCCGTCTCAGAAGTCCCGATGGGTGCCCAGAGCGCCCGGGCAGCACTCGCGTTTGGCATGGTCATCGGCATTCTTGCGAACCTGCCTGTGCCGCTCATTCAGGTCAGCCCGCTCGAAGTGAAGATGGCGGCGGTCGGGCACCGGCAGGCTGCGAAGGAAGAAATGATCGAGTGGGCAGCCGCGAAATACCCGAACGCAAACTGGCTGCGGCACGAGAAGAACGGGCGTGTCAAGACAAAGACCGGCTTCAAGGAGTGGAAGGTGGGCGACCTAGTGAACGATAACGAGCACTTGGCCGATGCCGTCGCGGTCGCCGAAGCCGGCATTCTGACCGACCAGTTCAAGCAAGCGGTCGCCATGCTGAGTTTCGCGAAGGCGGCCTGACATGTGGCAAAGACGAACGACGAACGGTTCGGAAGCTGGTAGCCGCACTATACTGATAGATAGAGGGTCGCTGAGTCGCGGCTTTTATTTTGCCCCTGCAAAATAGTAATCTGTGACTTATACTCTTTTCCCCCTGTGAAACCGAACCCGAGAAAGCATCCATGAACGTAGTAAAGCGAGATGGCTCAAGCGAGCCGCTGAACATCGAAAAGATCCAAAAGTGCGTCGAATGGGCCTGTAAGGGCCTGAATGTCTCGCAGTCCGAGCTCGAAACGAGCGTCGGCCAGATGTTCTTCGACGGCATCACCACCGCTGAAATCCACCGCGCGACCATCCTCGCCGCCGGCGGGCTCATCAGCTTGGCCGCGCCCGACTACACCTACGTCGCCGCGCGCCTGCTCAAGCAGCAGATTTTCAAGGAGTCGGTCAACTCGATCGACTATCCGTATCTGTGGGACTACCTCGCAGCTGCCGTCGGCGCAGGGCGCCTGACGCCCGAGCTCCTCGATGGCCGGTTCGACATCGACGCGCTGAATTCGGAGATCGTGGCAGACCGCGACGACAAGTTCGACTATCTGGGCCTGCAAACGCTCGCCGACCGCTACTTCATCCGTGAGACGCCGGACGGCCGCATTCTGGAGATGCCGCAGCACTTCTTCATGCGTGTCGCGATGGGCCTGGCGCTGCGAGAGGACAACCCGACCGAGCGCGCGATCGAGTTCTACGGCGTGCTGTCGCGCCACGAGTTCATCAACTCCACCCCGACGCTCTTCAATTCCGCCACGCTGCACCAGCAGATGTCGTCCTGCTACGGCAATCAGGTGGGCGACCAGATCGTGTCGGAACCGGGTGAGCACCCCTACGACTCGATCTATGGCGCGATCACCGAGTGCGCGCTCCTGTCGAAGTATGCGGGCGGCATCGGCACCGACTGGACGAAGGTGCGCGGGAAAAACTCGCACATCAAGGGCACGAACGGGAAGTCCTCGGGCGTGGTCCCTTACCTGAAGGTCTACAACGACACCGCGGTGGCGGTGAATCAGGGCGGCAAGCGCAAGGGCAGCTTCTCGCCGAACCTCGAAACCTGGCACCCGGACATCCTCGCCTTCCTGGATCTCAAGAAGAACACCGGCGACGACCACGAGCGCACGCACGACATTTTCCCGAACAACTGGATTCCCGACCTCTTCATGGAGCGCGTCGAAGCGCGTGGTGTGTGGCACCTGTTCGACCCGAACGCCCACCCGGACCTCCACGAGCTCCACGGCGACGCGTTCAAGGCCCGCTACGAGGAGCTGGAAGCGCAGGGCGCATTCGTGGGCGAGATTCAGGCGATCGAGCTGTGGCGCAAGATGCTGACCGCCTTGTTCGAGACGGGCAACCCGTGGATCTGCTTCAAGGACGAAATGAATCGTCGCAACCCGCAGAGCCACGTCGGGGTGATCCACAACACGAACCTCTGCACGGAGATTGCGCTGAACAATTCCGCCGACGAAACCTTCGTCTGCAACCTCGGCTCGGTGAACGTCGCAGAAGTGAACCCCTTCGAGGAGCCGGCGCGCTTCAAGCGGGTGATCAAGACGGCGATGCGCATGCTCGACAACGTGATCGACATCAATTTCTACCCGAGCGACCGCGCAAAGACCGCCAACCTGCGGCACCGCCCGGTCGGCCTGGGCCTGATGGGGCTGTCGGACCTGCTTGCGCAGTGGGGCATCGATTGGGAGTCGGAGCAGTGCGTGCGCTTTAACGACGAGATTTTCGAGCACCTGTCGTTCGCCGCGATCAACGCGTCGGTGGACCTGGCGATCGAGCGCGGGGCGTATTCGACGTTCATCGGATCCAAATGGCATCAGGGCATCCTCCCGATCGACACGGCCCGCGACCAGCGCGCGACGCTCAATTGGGGCGAGACGCGCCACCGCGTGATGACCTTCGGCATGCGCAACAGCAACACGATGGCGATTGCGCCGACCGCGACGATCAGCAACATCATCGGCGTGTCGCCGTGCATCGAGCCGAACTTCGAGCGCCACTACTCGAAGAAGAACATGGGCGGCAAGTTCCTGGTGATCGCACCGTCGCTGCGCTACGCGGACACGATCAAGACGGCGTTCGAGATCGACCCGATGTGGATCGTGAAGGCGGCGGCCGCGCGTCAGAAATGGTTGGATCAGGCCCAGAGCACGAATATCTGGATCAAGGCCGGCACGACGGGCAAGGTGCTCTCGGCGATTTACATCGAAGCGTGGAAGCGCGGTCTGAAAACGACCTACTACCTGCGCACCGAGAGCGCGAAGGCCGCCGAGCAGCCCGTAGCGGAGGCGGCCGCACCGGTCGCTGACGTGATGGAGGAGGCGATCCCGATGTGCTCCATCACCAACCCGGAGTGCGAGTCCTGCCAGTAACCAACAAGGAAGGGCCGGGCAACCGGCCCTAATCGACTATGAGCAATGTCATCAGCCTCGCTGCGCGCCGCGCGGCCAAGAAACCCGAACCGGCACCGGTGCCCGCGCTCCCCGCAGCAATGGAGCAGACGATCGAGCAGAACTTTGCGCAGTTTGGATTCGCACACTCCCTCGTCGGTCAAACGCTCGCCTTCTATGCGAATCAGGGGTTCGACCACGGGGCGCGCGCCAGAGCCGCCCTGCAGGCGATGGACGGCGCTCTTTCCCTTTCCACCGAGACACAGCAATGAGCAACTACGCACAGATCATCAACGACCGCCGACTCGCCTTCGGCCCGCGATCAGACCTGATGGCGATTTCGCCCGCAAAGCACAAGTGGGCGCGCGAAATCTGGAAGCAGATGAAAGCAAATACGTGGGATCTCCACGAGACTGATTTGACCGAGGACGGCCCGTGCTACCGCAACCGCCTCACGGAAGGCGAGCGCTTCGCTTACGACAGCGCCTTGGCCTTCGCCTCGAACCTCGACGGGTTCCAGCTGCACAGCCTGTCCAACATCGAGGCGTGCATCACATCGCCCGAGGTGGAGATGTGCATCAAGCGTCAAATGTATGAAGAGGCGCTGCACGTCGATGCCTACAGCGAAATGGTCGAGACGGTTTCCTCAGACCCGATGGCCGTCTACATGCGCTTCGAGAAGGACGGCATGCTCGCAGCGAAGAACGAGCACATCCTCAAACAAACGCGCATTCTTGCGGGTGAGCGAACGCCCGCGCAGTTCGCCCGGTCGCTGGTCGCCAACGTCGCGCTTGAGGGCATCTACTTCTACAGCGCGTTCCTCGTGTTCTACGCGCTCGCGCGCAACGGGAAGATGACGGGCTCGGCGGACAGCGTGAAGTTGATCCACCGCGACGAGCGCACGCACTTGGGCCTCTTCAAGCAGATGCACAAGACGATGATGCAGGAGCGCCCGGAGCTTTACGACGCGCAGTTCTGGGAGGACGCAGGGGCCATCCTGCGCGGTGCGGTGGACCTGGAGGCGCAGTGGGGCGCCTACATCGTCAGCAAGGGCATGCTGGGCGTCACGCCACCGATCGTGCGGGGCTTCCTCGAGGCGACGGCGAATGAACACGCGGTCGAGATTGGCCTCGCGCCGCTTTATCCGGGCGTGAAATCGCCGGTGCCGTGGTTCAAGCCGTTCTCGGAAGGAGAGGAGGCAAATTTCTTCGAAGCAAAGATCGGCGACTACGCGACGGGCACCCTCGGCGATTGGGACTGATCCGATTTATTCGCCACCATAAGTCACACGTTACTATAATGGTCGATAACCGCCCGGGAAACCGGGCATTCACTGAAGGAAGAAGGATGAAAAAGACTTTGCTCTGCGTGCTCGGCGTGATTGCGCTGACCATATTCGCCTCGATCGTGACCGGCTGCTACCGCAACGACCCGATCGCCTATGCGCAACCGGCCGTGGTAGCCGCTCCCGGGCTCGCGGTGGCGCCCGCGCCCGTAACAGTTGTGCAGGCAGCCCCGAGCCACGACGGGCTGCTCACGGGCCTCCTGATGGGTCACATGATGAGTGGCGGCGGTGGGTATCACGCGCCGGTGCAGCACACGACCGTCGTGAATCAGTCGGTCACCCGGAATGTCACGGTCAACAAAGCGGTGATCGCCGCTCCGCGCGCCAACGCTTACGTCTACCGGGCGCCGTCGCGCCCCGCGAACTTCGGCTCGTTCAAGCGCAGGTAGTCGGGCCAGAAGTCTGATTCGAGAATACAGGTCGGGCGCGATGCCCGACCCAATCGAGAGGTAGCCATTGAAGTCGCACACCTGACGGGTGGCGAGCTCAATGACATCTTTCACCACGGAGAAACACATGATCGAACTGCAAGGACCAGGCTGTCGGGTGCGCGTGATCGCCGACAGCATTGCGAACGGCATCACCAACCGGAAGCGCATCACGACGCTGGAGCTGCGCTACTGGCGTGCGATCCACGCCGAGTTCCTCACGCACCGCATGCTCAGTCGAAACGCGAGCTCCTCGCGTGCGATCCCCGTCGCCAAAATGATCGAGCAGGTGCGCAACGACCCGGCGGGTCCGATCCATTGGGGAAAGAACCAGCCCGGCATGCAGGCGAACGAGCAGCACGACGCACCGGTTACGCTGTTCCAGTATGCGAACGTTGGCGCGCCGACCGACAACTTATTCGATGGCTTCAGCCAGGAGTTCACGATCCAGGAAGCATGGGTAGAGGCGGCACATAACGCGGCCGAAGTGGCCGAAGCAATGAACGCGGCCGGCTACCACAAACAACTGGTCAACCGAATCCTCGAGCCGTTCCAATACATCAGCGTGATCGTGACCGCGACGGAGTGGGAGAACTTCTTCCAGTTGCGCAATCACCCTGACGCCCAGCCGGAAATTCAAGACCTGGCCGCGACCATGAAGGCAGCGATGGAACAGTCCGACCCCGTGCTGCGCGGTGGCGACTGGAGCGACGCTTATGCGTGGCACCTGCCGTATGTGCTCGACACCGAGCGCAAGCTCTACCGTCTGGACGTGCTGCAAGCCCTCTCGACGGCCCGTAATGCCCGCGTGTCGTATCTGACGCATGACGGTGATACGCCGAACCCCGAGAAGGACATGGGGCTCTACGAACGCCTGGTGGGCGCCGAACCGCTGCACGCCAGTCCGACCGAGCACATCGCCGCGCCGCTCAAGAACGGCACGGACACGCACAAGAACTTCGTCGGCTGGCACCAGTTTCGCGGCGACGTGGAGCTGCGCATCGAGCGCGCGAAGAAGCAGGCTGAAGCAGAGGCGGTTGCGAAGAAAGGTCCGCTCCGTCGCAGTTCACGTCTGACTGAACCTTTTGCCTCACTATAATGATAAGTAATTGAACACTTATCGACCACCCAAACCAAGGAGTAACGAACCATGACGCAAGCACAAAACACGATGGACAACGCCACCTACCGCACCGAAGTCCTCTCGACGGAATCGAAGCCCGACGCGATCAACTTCGGCCCGGCCACGCTCGTGATGGCACTGAACCTCGCGGTCCAGGCCGGCAACCTGCTCGATCAGGTCAAGCGCGCCGTGTTCTACGGCAAGGACCTCGACCCGCAGATCACGGGCCAAGCTCTGCAGGCGATCCCCGGGATCATGAAGGATCTGACGTTCCCGCTCGCGACCGGCCGCTACCGTGACCAGCGCGACGCCGACTTCTTCCCCGGCATCGAGAAGGAAGCGCGCGAAGCGTTGTCGCTGCAGGGCGTGGACGTGCGGCTCTTGCACGCGGCGCTCGGTCAGTTCACCGAGTCGACGGAGTTTGTCGCCGCGCTGATCCCGACGTTCTTCGGCCAGCCGGTCGACAAGGTGAACGCTTTGGAAGAACAGGGCGACGCTTCCTGGTATGGCGAGATCGCGCTCGACGCGCTCGGCTACACCCGCGAGCAGTGCAATTTCACCAACATCAAGAAGCTGAAGGACAAGAAGGCGGGCCGCTACCAGGCGGGCGCGTTCGATCCGAACGCCGCGGTGCAGCGTGACGTCGCCGCCGAGCGCACGCTCCTAGAAGCCGGCGCTGAACAGGTAGCAGCGTAATGCTCGGCCTGTGCGGTTCGCATCGATCCGGCAAATCGACCCTCGCACGGGCGTTTTCGGAGCACTCGGGCGTCAAGTATGTGGCGACCGGTGCTTCGGCGACCTTCGAGCGCCTCGGCTTCGACCCGAAGAAGGACTACGACTTCGCAACCCGCCTCCTGATCCAGCGGGAGATCCTCAAGGACGTGAACACGCTCTACGAGAAGAGCGGCATGCAGTTCATCACCGACCGCACGCCGATCGACCTGCTGGGCTACACGCTCGCCGACGTGACGCGCGAAAACGTGCCCATGCCGCTTGTCGCGGATTTGCAACGCTACATGCACGACTGCTACGAATGCGCCAACCGGCACTTCACCACGTTGATCCTCGTGCAGCCGGGCATTCAGCTGGTCGACGCGGAAGGGAAGGCGCCGGCGAACCCAGCGTATGTCGAGCATTTAAACGCGCTGATGCTGGGCCTGATGGCGGGCGGGGCGCTCAAGTGCGACCACTTCAGCATGCCGCGCAGCTGCACGGATCTCAAGCAGCGCGTCGCAGCGGTGGCGCACGGGGTGAGCAAGTCCGCGGTGCGTCACAACGCCGCCATGCAGTCGATGCACGAAGCGGGCCTTGTGCTGCACTAGGAAAACCGGTTACGATAAGTCACCGGTTACAAATTGCCAAACAGGGACGACTACACTTCTAAGTGTCGGTTGTCCCTTTCAAATCAAACAATTAGAGGATTTCTCCATGACGAAGAACGTTAAGCTGACCAACCACGCCCGCGACCAGATCATTTCCAATGCACTGCGCGGCGCTTTCGAAAAAGAGTATGCGGACATCAAGAAGCGCCTCGCCAAGATCGCGATGGACTGCTACCGCTCGGTGGTGCCCGCCGCGAAGGAGAAGGCAGCGCGTCAGGCGCCCGAAGAGTTTCTCAGTCTGACCAACAGCCTGACGCTGCGCTTCTATGACGTGGACACGAAAAGTCATCTCAAGACCGAGCGAAGCGTCGAGGTAGCCAAGCCGCTGCCATTCTTCTCACGCGAAAGTCTCGGCTATTTGTCGGTCTATGACCGCGACGTGTATCTCGCCTATCGCACGCTCGACGATGAGCGCGCCGCCCTGGACAAGAAGCGCGGTGAGCTTGCGGAAAGCATCCGGCTCACCGTCTATGCGACGTCCTCGCTCAACAAGCTGATCGAAATGTGGCCCGAGGTCGAAGGCTTCCTCCCGTCCGATCTGACTGCCCCGAAGCCCATGCTGCCCGCGCTGCCGGTCGATGACCTGAACGCGGCGCTGCGCGACGCCGGCATCAAGGTGGGCGTAATCAAGCCCGCGAAGCCGGCGCCCGCCCTCGCCATCGTTCCCGTCGCAGCATGAGCACGCTCAACGGCGAGCCGCCGACCATTCGCGAGGAGCTCGAACGCAAGGTCGTCGAGGAGATCGAGCGCGCGTTTTTGGCGGTGCGCGCCGGCAAGATCACCAGCTACGCCTACCACCAGACCCTCGAAGGGCTGTGGGGCGGTGTGGCGGGCCTGGTGAGCAAAGAGTCGATGGAGATCATCAGCGCGGCCCGCAAGGAGTATCTGGGCGGGGTGAGCGAGGTCCAGCGCTCGGTCACGGTGATCGGCGAGGTGGTCGTCGTCGTGCGGTGGCTCGTCGGCAGCCTGACGGTCGAGACGACCCTGAAGAAGCCGGGCGTCGCGCTGGTGTCGAAGGAAACCCGCGTCGAGGACGACTCCTCCGCGTCCGCGCTGCGCCTGTTCCTGACCACCGCGAAGAAATTCCGTGATCAACCGGGCGCTATCGCCCTCTGAGGAGAACCTGATGGAAAGCGGTCAATACGTGCCGCCGCTCACCCCGAGCGGCGCACAAGCACCCGATGACGGGTTCGTCGGCACTCTCACGCTGTCGCCCGAGTTCCTGAAGCCGAGCGTGCACTTCTACGGCGGAATCAACCAGTCGATTCTCACCGTCACGCACGGCGGGGAGTTCCAGTGGGCTGAGAACGCCGACGAGCTGATCGCCGGCATGAAGGACAGCAGCACTTCGGATCGTTCGATCTACCACGTCCTCACGCGCCTGCGCGCTTACGACAAGCTCGCGGATTCGATCAAGCAGCAGTTCTGATCGCCGATCTTTTCTCGTTACTATAATGATTAGTAACGAGAAACTTAACAACCTTTGAGGGAACATGAGCACCACCATTTCAGCCATTCGTCTTGACGTCGCCAATCTCGTCGCCCGTGCGAACGAGATCCAGATCATTCGCGACGAGGACAAGCTCTACACCATCCTGGGGGAGCTTCAGAACCGCACCGACGAACAGAAGAAGGCGATCTTCGCGCAATCCCGCCGGGGCGGCGGGGTGATCCTCTTTGAGAGCAAGCACTTCCCCGGCCACATCGTCGAATACATTCCGGGCGTGATGGAGACGGACAGCATCTCCTGCATGTTCGCGCCGCACCCGGTGCTCGCCGAAGCCCGCACGCTGCTGCACCTGCGCGAGGAGCTCGTCGAAGCGCTCGAACGCGTGAACGGCGCTGCGCCCAGTTCGCTCCGCAAGTTCGACCCGGCCCGCAACCGCGACGTGCTGCTGATCGAAATGTCCACGCTGCAACTGGCCGACACCCTGCGTGAAACCGGCCGCGTGAAGCTGTAAAACCCAAACCGAGAAATCCGCGCCAGCGCGGACCCGATTTTCCACTCCCTATAAGGATCTACACATCATGGCAAACCTCATCAAGCGCATCGTCAAGGCCCAATACGAAACCAGCGACGGCCAAACCTTCGAGAGCAAGGTTGACGCGATGAAGCACCAGGCTGACCTGGACCGCGTGCGCAAGGTCATGGAGCTCGTTGCTGCACAGCTGCCGAACAGCGAGGACAGCATGCAGTATCTCGACGCGGTGACGGTGAACCAAGTCGCCTGCTTCATCGTGGACAACGCCGACGCGCTGCGCGAGATCCTCCCGAAGCGTGCGAAGTCGGCCGCCGCACCGATGACGCCCGAGGAAGACGCTGCGCTGGATGCTGCTCTCGCAGGGGAGCCGGTGCAAGGTGAGCAGGTGGGTTCGCCTATCGCCGCCGAGCACCAACTCGCACTCACGTAACACCCGCTGTATCCGCCCGACCGCCAATGCGCGGTCGGGAGAATGACTCAATCGCAACCCGGTCGCATTGAGACCATTCAGGAGAGCCCATGCAACGCCCGAACTTCGAACTGTTGAAAGACGCCTACGAAATCATCGACGGAATCCCCGCAGAGAACATCGACCTGGACAACTGGCGGGCGCGCGACAACGGTATGAACTGCGGCACGGTCGCCTGCACGATCGGGTGGCTGACGTTGCACCCGAAGTTCCAGGCGCTCGGTCTGCGATATGACGGAGCGCAGCCTGGCTACGACATGATCGCAGTTGGCGACGAGCGGGGTTACGCGGCGCTCGAAAAGCTCTTCGGAATCAACTCTACGATCGCGTGGGCACTGTTCAGACCGGCGCACACGACGAAGCGGAGCCACAAGAAGATCGCTCTCAAGCGCATTCGCGACTTCCTGGCGAGGCACGGGCAGTTGAAGAGTCAACTCGCCGCGTGGGCCGCCGCATGAAACGCAAGATCGCCCATTAGTTCTAAAACGTGCCCGCCAAAGAGCGGGCGCTATAATAAGTAAGCGAACAGTTATTAAATGTGAGGTTCTTATGACCCTTCTTGTAGGTCTGGATTTAGAGACGACCGGGCTAGACCAGTCCGCCGGCCACCGCATCATCGAAGTTGCCGCCTTGCTCTATGAGCTCGAGTCCGCGCGCTTCATGGGCAAATACGTGCAGCGCGTGAATCCGCAACGGCCGATTGACGCAGCCGCCCAGGCGGTGCACGGGATCACGTTCGACATGCTAGCGAATGAGCCGACGTGGGAGCAGGTCGCTCCAAACGTGCATCGCATTCTCACCGCGGCGCAATACATGGGCGGGCACAACGTGCGCGGGTTCGACTGGCCGTTCCTGTCGGGCGAGTTCCAGCGCATCGGGATGGCCGTGCCGAAGCTCGAACTGATCGACACGATGGAAGAGGCGCGCTGGGCGACCCCGCTCGGCAAGCTGCCGAACTTGGGCGAGTTGTGCTTCGCCTGCGGCGTGGACTACAACCCGGCGCTGGCCCATGCCGCTGAATACGATATTTCGGTAAATATGCAGGCTTACTTCGCTGCGCGCGCGATGGGCTTCTTCGGCCCGCACATCGTGCAGCCGGTGCCCGCAGTTCTGGAGGCAGCATGAGCAAAATCAAAGTCATCGTGAAGGGTCAGGTCGGTTCCGGGCATCACCGTGTCGCAGAAGCGATCCTCCACACGCTCGACCGTGCGGGCGCGAAGATCAATGTCGATAGCCTTGATGCGCTGCGCGCGGGCAACGGCGTGGTCTATAGCGGCATGGGCCATCGCGTGAAGATCAAGGTCGTGCAAGAGCCGCGCGTCGAGGTGGCAGAGCCCGACAAAGCGACCGAGCGCGCCATCACCGACGAGGAGTGGACGTTGGTGCAGGAGCACCGCGGGCGGCGCATGACGGGGCTACCGATGCACGAGAAGGACGGCCTCTATTACTTCTGGTGCTGGGGTCGGCAACCCGAGGGTGAGGAGCGCGCCCGCATCGCGCGAAAGTCACCGCTCGCGGCCGCAGAGGCATTCCTCGAAGTCTACGAGCGCTTCACCCCCAACGGGAACGGGCATATCCCGCCGACGAAGCGCAAGGTGCCCGCATGAGCACCGCGACCGAAGACCGCCTTCGGGGGCTGCTGCGCGAGGCGCTTGAACACATCACGGAAAAACCGTGGGACGACGACACGCACCTGCACGCGCGGATCTCAAGGGAGCTTGGGCTGCCGATCCAGTATGCGGATCACATCAAGGCGGTTGGCGGGATCAGGGAGGGCTGCGCATGCTCGTAAGCGTATTCGCCGACGCGTCGTTCGATCCTGAAACTCGCGCGGGCGGCTTTGGCTACTGGTCGAAGTCCTTGCGCGGGCAACACTCGGGAGGCGGGCCTTTTAAGTCCCTTGCCCGTAACAGCGGCATCGCGGAAATGATGGCGTGTCTAAACGCTCTGCACATGACATTCGTGCACTTGATTGCATGGCCGGGCGACACGATACTCATTCAGACCGACTGCACCGCGGCTATTGCAGCCTTCGAGCGAAAGCGTATCCTGCAGGAAGACGAGAGGATTATCGTTGACGGGTTGGTCGCACTCCTTCAGATCAAAAACGCAACCGTGCGTTGGAAGCACGTCAAAGGGCACACAAACGGGGAGCAGCCGCGTCTGTGGGTCAATAATCAATGCGATCACCTAGCTAAGATGGGAATGCGCGAGGCACGCGCACAGGCCCGTGTAGAGCCGCTGCCCGAGCTTTTCACGCGCCCTAAGCGCCCTAAGCCTAGCGCAGACGAATGCTCGAAAAAGCGAGAATCGCGGAAAGCGGATAGGATGCTCGACCAGAACAACAGGCGCACGTTCGCGTTTGGCTTCAATGAAGAGGAGTGGAACAACTATGTTATGGACCCCCGGCTTTCATCAATACCGCCTTGGGAAGAACAAGAACCGGCTGAACAGCTTGTGGCTCGGGTCGGTATGGGCATTCCTGACCTTGCCTGAGATTCTGCTGTTTAATCTGATCATTCCGAGTCTCGCGCGTCCATCGACGCTTCTATATCGGCTCTGGTCGACTATCAGTCTCCTGATTAAGTTACCGATTCTTGGTTTGCTGGGCGGTGTGACCTCGGAGAACGTGACAATCGAGGAGCTCGCAAAGAGATTGAAGTCGGTCCAATAAGTGATCGGTAATCTGAAAAGCAGCAGGGCGGGAGAAGGGCGCTTTTTTTTAGTCCTTCAACATAAGTAAGAGGTAACTCATCCTATAATCAAAGGAGAGGCCGATGAGCACGCGTCTGAAGGACTACCGGATTTACGGTAGAGCCCCGAGGGAGAAGCGTTTCAAGGCGATGGACATGGATCATATGGTCCAGGTAACACAGTTAAGTAAAGCCACAGTTTATTGGGCTAGGACCGAATCGCAGGTTAGCCGGTTAAAAGCCAAATGTGAGCAGCTAAAGCTTGATAAGCCTGGCTGGATCTTTGAATTGAGGGAGAAGTTGGATTGAAAAATATTGAGAGACTGATAAATCCTCTGCCTGAAAAGCAAAAAGCTATCGAAGTGCCGATATTCGCGATCACCGAAATCGCGAATTCGCACCGCCCAGACGAGCAGTTGGCTGCCATTCGTCAGGCGATTGGCGACTACCACCTCGCGCTCGACCTGCGCGCGCACGGCGCTGCGGCTGCGAGTAATGCGCTAAGAGCGATCGAGAGGGCGCTCGGCACGCGTTGGAAACAGGGCGAAGAGATGCAGCGGCGCTTTCTCGAAGCCGCTCAGGTGGTGCAAGTGCCGCCCACGCTCGAAGGCGAATGGCTCATCACGCAGCCGAACGGGCGCCAATACGTCGTGCACAGCAGCGCCAAAGCGAGCATCGCATGCAAGTGCGGTTACACGGTCGAAGAGATCCAGCGCACCGCCGAGAGTGCGTCGGGACAATCAAATCAATGCAAAAACACGGGGAACCAAGCATGACCATTCCGAATCACAAGCATCACCTCGCGCCGCGGGCTCAGCAATTTTACGTCGATCAAGAGACGATTTTGGCGTCGCACCCGAGCGGCGTGAACCTTTTCCCGCACTACCCGGCGTTCGACGCGGCCGCGATTCTCGTGGGTGAGCGTCACGCGAAGTCCGATCTGATCGATCTCGTGGGCCACCTGCTGGTGAAGCTCCACGAAGCCCAGCAGGCGCCTGCGGCACTCGACGCGTTGAAGGCCGCCCTCAAAGGTGGCGACGCGTATGCGTGGTCCTGGCACTGCAACATCGCGATGGCGGTGGTCGATGCGGGCACCAACGCCGCTGACAAGCACCGGCTCGGCAATGAGGGCGCAGCGATCTTCATGCGCCGCGTCTTCGACGTGGACACCTCGCAATTTCCGGAATACCGAGCGTTCACCGAAGCGTGGGCGCTCATGACGGCCACCGTAGACGGGGCGTATGACCCGGCAACACAGCCCGGCTCGCCGGAGTTCGATGGCGCAGAAGCATATGAAGCGCACCTCGCAGCCACCGTGGGAGATACGCGTGCCTAAAGTCCTGACCGACGCCGAGATCGAGCACCTCAACAAGCTCGCCTATCTGGGCGGGAAAGGCGATCCACAGCGCGACGTGCGGCGGCTCCTGATGCACGCGGAGGTGCAGGGCGAGGCGCTTAAAGCGGTGGATGAGTTCTTCACCACGCGGCTGAAGGAGCTCGGCTGTCTTTCGGACGAGGCCGAGCGTCTCGTCGCGAAAGTGCGTGCCGCGCGCGGGGTGCCGCGGTGAGGATCACCATCACGACCGCGCCGCGCCGGCCGAAGCCACAGGTCGGCGATCGGAAGCTGATCGGTGGCGTGGTGCACGTTCGAAAGTTCAAGAGGGTCCGAGACTTTCACGGGAACATCATCGGGTGGGACTGCACGGGCGGGAAACCCCGCTACGAGTGGGTGCCCGCCGTAACAAAGGAGAAGGAATGAACCGCAGATGCATCCGATACAAGGACACATGGGCCGCGCCGGGGAGCCAGCTGCATGCGGCGCTCACCGACGGCAACAAGAAGCTTGCGGAGCGCATCTATCTCCAGTGCGAAGAGGACGCGAAGAAGCTGCTGAAGAACACGGTCGCGCTCCAGGTCCAGTTCGGCCCGATCGACCATGACATCAAGGGTGGCGCAATCTACGATCCGACCGCCGTGCGCATCATGAACGCGCCGGTCCCGATCCTGACGTGATTTGAACGCGTCGCAATGATCCAAAACGACGCCAAGAATCGCAAGTCAGAATACTAATACGGTAACGCAACGCAGAAAACGAAGCGATACCGGGCAGGTTTAAACAAACCGCGTCCGGCGGGTTCCGGACATACAAATTGAGGAGTTCTAAAACATGAAAAAGACCATCATCGCAGCAATCCTGGCATTGGGCGCATCGGCAGCTTTCGCAAGTGGTGCAGCAGTAGGCGGCGGCGCAGTCGTCGGCGGCTTCGCAAACACCTACGGCGGCACGATCAACGGCAGCGCGTCGAGCATCAGCACGGGCAACGCCATCAGCACGACCGAGGTGATCGGCAACGGCACGTCGTTCCAGCACACCGACGGACTCTCGCAGGGCAGCGCGAGCGTCGGCGGCAACATCAACCTGCACGGTGCGACGGTGGGCAGCCAAACCTCGCAGCTGTCGGAGATCCACAGCTACGGGACCACGACCGGCAACGCTCCGGGGAAGGACGGCGACTCGATCGTGAACGGCACGACCGGCTTCGGCAAGGTCGACAACGCGGCCGCGGTCGGTGCCACCTTCGGTGCGACGGCAGTCGGTGGTGTCGCGGGCATCGGCGGCGTCGCAGCGATCGGTAGCACGCGCTTCTAAGAGCAGCGCGAAGGGGGCCGTCACATAACAAGAGCCCCGGCTTCGGCCGGGGCAATCTTTTTGAGGAGCTTGATTCCATGAAACTAAAGGCAGTCTTTGCATCGCTGCTCCTGGTCGCCGCTGTCTCGGCACACGCACAGACCGCAGTGGACTCGACCAGCTTGGCGAGCACCGCATCCACTGCGGGCGCGAACAACGCCGGGAATGCGCAGCAGATCGTGTTCAACAATCCGGGCGACCAGCACTACTCTGGCTCCTACACCGCGCGCACGACGGGTCAGGCGGTCGTCAGCGGGTTCGCGGGCTCGTTCTCGTCGGACTATTGCGGCGGGACGGCTGGGGTCGCGGTAGGCGGGCCGGGCTTCTCGGTATCGGGCGGTGCGCCGAAGTTCGACGACACCTGCCGATTCCTGCGCACGTTCGAGCGCGTCCAGCAAGCCGCTGCATCGGACCCGGCTAACGCCGCCGAGCTGCGCGCCGCCGCGCTCGAGATCCTGGCCGAAGTCGATCCGAAGGTCCGCATCATCCTCACGCGCCACCGGCTCGTGAAGGGCGAGGCGATGGCGCAGATCGATCCGTCGGGCACGGTGGGCGAGCAGCCGCCGAGCCTGCGCGTCGCGGCGAAGTAAGGAGCGACCATGCGTCTACTGATCTGCGGCGGCCGAGACTTCGACGAGCGGGAGTGGGCGTTCGCCAAGCTCGATCGGTTCGCCCGTGCGCACACCGTGACCCTCGTGATCCACGGTGCAGCGCGCGGTGCCGACACCATCGGGGAAGAATGGGCAGTCGCGCGGGGAATCGAATTTGTGCGGTTCCCCGCCGACTGGTCGCGCTTGCGTAACGCCGCTGGGCCGACACGCAATGCGCAGATGCTCCGCGAGGGCAAACCCGACCATGTGTTCGCGCTGCCCGGTGGACGGGGCACCCTCAACATGGTGGGACAAGCAAAGGAAGCGGGCGTGCCCGTCACGTTCGCCAAAGGACTATGAGCCGAGAAAACGAACCACCGATCAACCTTATCGCCGACGAGCAGCCGACAACCTGCTCGTTTTGTGGCGCGCGCACCGACTGGCTCGCGTCCCATGAGGATCACACCGAAGAGCAATGTCTGCGGCCGGCCTGTGGACAGCGATTCAACGTCTTTCAGGAGTAGGACATGCTCGCATTCGTCAACAGAGATGGCGGCTCGATCACGCAGGCAGCGTGGGTAGCGCTGCAAAAAAATCACGCCTACCGGTTCTTCCGGGAGTTCGAGAACGAAAAGATCCGCGTCACCTGCGAGTGGCTTGGCTTCCAGAAGAACGCCAAAACGATTCCGAAGCAGCACTGGAAGCTCTACCGTCTGGACGTCGAGAACATCGTCACGACCGATGGCGAGGGCCGTCCGCTCGACGCACCGCGGCGCTCACCCGATCCGCAGGCGACGCGCGAGTTTCGCACCGAGCAGGAGGCGATCGACGCCTACGAGGACATCCTCGTGCGCTACGCCGACTGCGAATGGCTGCCCTCAAGCAGGGGTGAGAGCGGGCGCCAGTTCGTCGAGAAGGGCAACATTCTCGTGCCACCCCCGCCCGATGTGCCCGACACACGCGGGATGGACGAGGACATTGCAGACCTGGCGGGGAGCTGGTGATGACGGAGTGCGATGAATTGGCAGCGACGATGCGGGACGCCTTCTTCGCATGGCTCGCCGCAGAGGAGCGAGAACTGAGTCACTACGCCGCCGAGCGCTTCGTGTGCGCGGAGATGCCCGGGGTGACGGCCGTGATCCGTTCGAACGTCGCCGAAGCCCTTTACCAGAACTCAAGTGAGGAAGTGGACGACCGCAAGTCGCGGGCACGGATCGCGGAGATTGGCAGCGAATTGGCGGGTAGCTGGTGATAGCCTCCAACCCCATGACAGGGCGCCTTCGGGCGCCCTTTCTATTTTCCGGGCCCGAGCCAGAAGCCCGGTGCTATTCGCGCGGGCGCGCGCACCTTTCTTTCTAGCAAGCACATATCCAAACGCACAGGATTTACGCCACAACCCGCTCCCTAGAATTTCTCTAGTCGATGCAGTGCACGACACCCAGACCGGGCAGAGAAACGATCCTGACTCATGCGATACGCGCCTCTACCTGATCGACAAAATTGAATCTGACGCGATGAACGCGTTACCCAATCTCACTCAGGAGAGCATCATGAACGCCAAGAAAAACGCAGTCGCAGCCGTCCTCAACATCAACATGCTGGGCGCGAGCGAAGCAGCCCCGATGGACCCCGAACTCGCAGCGCTCCTCGATGTGCTGGGCGAGCCGAACATGGGCGCAGCGCCGGTCGAGACGTTCGAAGCGTCGGTCGCCGCACTGGTCGAATCGAGCGAAGAAGTCCTGCTCGACTCCGGGACGGTCGAAGTTCTCGACGTGCCGCCGTTGCTCGAAGTCGCAGCCGAGTCCGCACTCCCGTCCGAAGAAGCGCACGGGGAAGCGCTCGAAGCTGCGCTCGCCAACATCGAAGTGCAAGAAGCCTACGCGCTGGTGCCCGCTGATGCGCCTGCCCACGAGGGCGTCACGGACGAAGAAGCCGAGAAAGAGCGTCTGCTCGCCGAAGAAGCGCTTGCGACCGAAATGAGCGCAGCAGAGCCCACCGCCGCAGCAGCGAAGAAGGTCCGCGCCCCGCGCACGCACTACCAGAACAAGACGGATCGCATCGTAGCGCGCCTGGGTGCGTCGCTCGGTGACTACCTCGTGCTGGAGATCGCTGACGCTGGGCTGGAGGGCGATGCGCTGAAAGCGAAGCAGGACGAGACGCTCGCGGTGATCGACGCGATGTCCGTCAAGGTCAAGAATCGCGCCTCGCTCCTGATGGACTGGTTGTCGGGCAAAACGAACAAGCCGAACGAGATTTTCAAGCGTGCCCTCGACGTGCTCGCCGCCGACGGGAAGATCCAGACGGGCGACAACGGGAACCTCCACAAGAACCTGCTGAGCAAGCCGTATAGCCCGAGCGCTGCGCGCGCGATGGGCCGCAACACGGTGACGGTGATGGAGAAGACGAAGATGATCGTCCAGACGGGCAAGGGCGAATTTGTTCCCAACCCGAACTCGCTGTTCCTCATGATGGCGCAGCAAGCGATGAACCCGGCAAGCGAACCGCTGCCCGAAGAACCGGTTGCGGAAGAACCGACCGTCGAGCCGACGGTTGAAGAGCCGACGGTTGAAGAGCCGACGGTTGAAGAGCCGGTCGTCGAAGAAGTGACGGCGGAAGAAACGACGGCGGCTGAATGACCGTCAGCGAAGCGGGCTTCGGCCCGCTTTGTTCGTGCCCGCGCGCTGCCACGGCGCCCTCGGGCGGGCCACCGCGCCCAAAATTACCCTTCCCACAGCACCGACCGTCTATCTACGGGTAGGCAAGGGTTCGGCACCCCCGGTAAAAAGTTGCACAAATCGCGCAACATCTTGCACGTTTTCACGCGCCCGATCTTTCCGCGTGGCTATAATGGATAAATAAGCGGTAACTTAGCTTGCCAAAGGGGCGCGAGCACAATTTACTTCACCGCAACCAGCCAGTAAAACCCATGCGAAATAAGTCCACCGATGCGCCTACGGGCGCTCGGGAAAATGAATTCATCGCAACCACACAGAGAAACGACCATGTTTCCGACCGCTAAGAACGATGCCCCGTATGCCTACGCCTGCGCTCGTGAGAGCACGCCGGGCTACGCACACATCGAGATCCAGCTGCGCCGCCTGGTCAAGAGCGCGCAAGGGTATCTCTTCTCCACCGACCTTGTGATCCGCACCTCGGTCAACGGTGAATGGGACTACAGCTACGCCACCAAGTTCGCCATGCGCGAGCCCGGTCCTTACGTCGAGATGGACGAGCTCGAAGCCACGATGAAGGTGATGACCGGCATTGCCCGCAAGCTCAAGAAGATGGAGCTCGAGCTCGGCTATGTGCCCGACAACAACTTCGCCGAGTTCGCGCGCCGGGTGCTGGTCGCATCGGGCATTCGCACGGTGTTCGCTGAGCGCACGTTCAACCAAGGGCCGCGCGACCGCGACGGTGACCTGCTCGCGGACGGGATCTTCGGGCTGCCGCAACTCGATCCGAAGCAGGGCGCGCGCTTCCTCGACGTGATCGGGGATCTGGTCGCCGACACTCTCAAGAAGCGCGGCAAGCAGAAGGAGACGGCATGAGAAAGCTCACCGAGCCGACGCGCGTCGTCGCGCGCAACGCATGGGGTGGCTATTCGACCACCTTCCACCAAGAGTTCGAGGTCGAAGCCGACGACGCGGGCGCGACGCGGCTGCACTACCTCGGGCACAACCATCGGAGCTACGCGTTCACGCGCGCCGATGCGGGCCGCGTGATCGTGCAGATGACCGACGGCAAGGGCTGGTCCTGCTGGTCGTTCAAGTCGGGTGGCACATGAGCACCTGGCACCAGCAGCAGAACCCGATGCCCCTGTGGCACGACACGCTGTGGACGCGCGTCGATGACGCGCCCGGGCGCCTCACCTCGGTCGAGCGGTTCCACACGTCCGACGACGCCTACAAGGCAATGGAAAAGCTCGGGGGCTACGTGCTCCCGTCATCGAACAGTCTGAACATGAGACAGCAATGACCCGTCCTTACAACCTGATCCGCGTCAATGGTTTCGTCGTGCCCGCCACGCGTCACGACGCCATCAAGAAGATCCTGCACGACCTCTCGACGGGCCGCATCGGCACCCGGGCACACGGGCGCTATCGCAGCGCCCGGGTCACCCCAACCATTTCGACGTGCGTGTGCGCGATCGGCACGTTCTTCACCGATGAGCAGTTGGATCAAATCGTGAACGCCCGCTACAACAGACTGGACGTTCACGGGCTGGCGCACGCGATCGGTCCTGAAAACTTCGAAGCCATGACAGGGTTGGAGATCGGCGTCGCCCGCGTGATCCAGAGCGACTTCGACTTCCTGTCGAACCGCGCCTATAGCCTTTTCAGCTTCGGCGACAGGATGCGCGACATTCTCAAGAATGAGCGGAACGCCCCGAATCCCGCCGCGGTGACCTCGGGCGAATGGCATTGGCCCGTCAGCGTGCCGGCATGAGCACGCCACCCGACGAAATCTGGCGCTGTCAAGACGGCCGTCGCATCGCGGTTGACGATATGACTGAGGCCCACGCCAAGAACATCTTGCGCATGATCCTGCGCGCCCGTCGCCGGCGTCGCGCCCTGCAAGCCGATCTTGATCGCGTGCAGGAGATGGCCCTCGCGGAGATCGCAGAGGATCGCAAGTGGGGCAGTGACTAATCCAACCGGGCGCCAATGCCCGGTCGGGACAATCTTCATATCGACAACGCGCACAGGGAGCGCAACATGCAGTGGATCATCACAAAGGACCACATCTCCGACGGCCAGGTGGGCACGGGCCGCTACGACAACCGCAACTCGCCGCTGGTTGCGATCCGCGATCCGCTGCGGCGCCGCGACGCGGTTGACCAATTCATCACGCTCCACAGCGAGCGCTTCAACTTCGAGTTCCAGTTGCTCGATGACGACGCCGAGCTCTACTACACGGGCCGCTGTGTTGACCTGCACGACGCTATTCAAGAAACGGCGTTCGAGCCGCTCGATTGGGCCGAAGGGCACGCGGGCTGCACGACCATGCAGTATCGGAAGGTTGGCGACACGAAGTGGGAGACGCTCTGATGGCGACTTGGGATCGCTTTGACATCTGCGAAGCCTACTCGATCCTCGAGTCGGACTACAACATGGGCGGCTGGTTGCGGGAGCGCCCGAGCAATCAGCGCCGCCGCGAGTCGTGCGGCGTGCAGCTCCATCGAATCCAGTTCCGCCCGAGCATGGGTTCGTGCTTCGAGGAAATGACCGAGAACGCGCAGGAGATTTATCTGACGGCGGTGATGCGCTGGAAGCTGCCGCTCGACGAAGAGCAACACGACCGCCTGGTCGCGATGTTCGGCGAGGGCTACTCCAACATCAACTGGAGCGCGCCATGCGCCTGATTCACTTCAATTCCGCACGACCCATGCCGTTCGCCATCGCGCTAAGCGGCACGACGGTCGATGACTTCGGCAACACGGTCCACCTCGAATCGGACGCGCAGTGGTTCGCCGCTGTGCGCTTCGTGGACGATAACTACTTTGACGACTCGCTCGGATTCGACGGGCGGGGATGGAGCGCTCGATGCACCTGACCAAGAAAGAACGCCGTCTCATGAAGACGGCACCGTCCCTGAACACGACGCAGCGCGTGTCCTTGAATCGCGTCTATCCCGGTGCGCGCGGCCGCATGCCGTCGCGGGAACAGATCCAGGCGGTCGCGGACGTTCTCCGTGCGCCGCGCGAGCTGCCCGACGATCCGTATGGGCACATCGATCAGACCGGCAAGGGCCAGTTCGGCGGCAAGTGCAACGTCACGGCATGTGAGACGCGCGGTGAGGACGTGAAGTGGTGGAACCGCCCGATGCGCGCCTTCTACTGCTCGGACTGCCGTCGCGAGATTAGCCGCTTCGACGACTACCGCGGCACGCCGCAGCAGATTTTCGAAAACCATCCACGCACCGACGTGCACACGCCAGCAGACGATCACGACAATTGACCTGTCGCAACCAACCACACACACAAACATGAACATCGAACGCCTTGAGCTGCTCGCCACTGTGCTTGAGCAGCAGACATTCGCAGCGCCCGCCGCATTCCACCTCGACCACTGGTTGAAAGCGCCTGCGGATCTGCCCTCCACGGGAGAAGTTGTCCAGCTGCTCGGTGGTGCCAAGTCCATCGTGGTCGATCCCGTCAAGGTGCAGTGTGGTGCCGCCGCGTGCGCGTGCGGGCACGCCGCCTTGATGCCCGAGTTCCAATCCCAAGGGCTCAAGCTGGTCGTTCCGGTCTGGGGCGCGCGGCACGCGCAGCCATTTTACGAGGGCCGTGAGGGCTGGGCCGCCATCGAGAACTTCTTCGGTCTGAATGACTCATGGGCTCAATACCTGTTCAACGCGGAATCATACGATGACGAGCCAGATGTCATGTTTGACGACGGCATTCCGCTCGTCACGCCCGATATGGTCGCCAAGCGGATTCGCGCGCTGGTGTCCGACGAGCGTATCTCGATCGCCATCGGGCTCGGGGGCGCGCAATAAGCGGGCGAATAAGTCACCCGTAACGAAAGCCGCGACCGGTCCAACGATCGGTCGGGACACTGAACACATCGCAACCACGGGACACCAACCATGCCCAAGATTCACACCATCCTCATTCGCCCCGCCGACACGAACTACGGGCAGGACCGGGAATTCGACATGTTCTCGTTCCTCTCGAACGAGTTCAACAATCAGGGCATCCAAGCGCAGCTTTCCGAAGCACCGTTCGATGCGGTCCTGAAGATGAACAAGCAGGGCGACAAACTGGACAACCTGCGCGCCGCCGCGATTAAGGTCGTGGGCGCGATAGAAGAGGGCAGCAGCGGGCTGGCGGCCGCCGTGCGCGAGCTCGACGCAGCGGTGAAGGATAGCCAACGATGAGCGGGCGCACGATCGTTGCCTACGCGCTCGCTGACGCGAACGACGAGAAGAACGACGGGAACGGCTACACCGTGAACCTGTGGCTGCGCTCGGGTCGGCAGGTGCACGGCTCGGTCTACGGCGGCGAAATGCGCGTGCACAAAGGCGGGCTGCTGCTGGAGCTGGAGCTGTGGGAGCCCCGCCCTGATGCCGATCTCGCACCCACCGGGCGCCATGTCCTCATCGACCCCGAGCAGGTGGAACAGATCGAGGTCTGCTGGTGATCGCGCGCGGCCCGTTCAAGGGCGCGACGCCGCGCTACGCCGCCTACTGTATCGCGCACGGGGCAGGGTCGCCGGCGGAGCAGCTTGCGAAGGACATGGCGCGCTACGGCACGCACCACACGCGGCCCTATGTCTACTGGATCGGCCACCAGGCGAAGCTCTGGTGCGATGTGCACGCAACGGTCCGAGCAGAGATGGGGTTCGCCGAACAACAGCAGTTCACCGAGTGGCTGGTCGCCCGCTACCCGGTGCCGCACACCGCACAAACGATCCGACAGCGCGCCAGTGCGTGATCGGGAAACTGTGTCTATCGAAACGACACATGAGAAACATCATGAGCCTCAACCTGAATCCCGAGCAGCGCCGTGCCCATGCTCACGCCTACCGCAACGTGCACCACACGCGCCTTTACCGTCTGCGCACCCGTGCCGACGGTGGTGTCGTCCTGGTCGTGAAGTTCGAGCATCCTGACCACACCGGGCCGATCCCGTGCGTCGGTAAGGTGATCCTGCACGGGAACACGGTGATCGTCGAATCCTTCGACGCGGGCGTGTCGCCGCACTACCGTGACGCCGACCACCTTGAAGCGTGCGTGACCGCGACGCTGAACGCCTACGCGCACCCGGGCCGCCCTGTCGCCGAAGCGTTCGACATTCTGAATCTCGACGAGCCGTGCTCGACCAGCTTGCCGATGGTCATTCCCGAAATGCTTACGTCCGCCCACTGATCAACCGATCCGGGCCCGGGCCACACCCGGGTCGGGAGAATGACTTCATCGCAACCACAACCACCCAGACACACCATGTCCATCACCTACGAAGAAATCCTCGCGACTGTCGACACGTCCGAGTTCAAGCCCTCCGCCGAGCAGCTCGTGCAAGAGTCCAACCAGACGCTCGACAACCTGTATCTCGACGCCTACGGGTTCGTGATCGACCAGTTCCACAAACACGCGATCTGCGTCGAGTCCGTCTCGATGGTCTACGCAGCCGCGAAGGTCATCATCGGGCGCGGTCCTGACCACAAGTGGGTTTTCGACCTGTCGGGCGATATGGGCGCCGCAGGTGCGTCACCGTGGGAATACACCTGCGCCACGCCCGAAGAGTGGGCCGTGTGCTTTGCGCGTCGCCTGGTCGAGACGCAAGACGGACACGTCGATGACGATGAGGTCGATGCCGACGTCGTTGCGCGCGCGCAAACCGTGCTCAAGATTCTGCGCGACGCGGGCGTGCCGGTCGATGACGACATCACCACGCTGGTGTGCCATGACAGCGAGACGCTGCTCGAAATGCTGAGCGACGAGCTCCTGCCCGAATAACACCACAGCCCGGGCCGAGCGCCCGGGCGCAGCTTGGAGAAGCACATGAGCAGCAACGTAGAAATTTTCAACGTGGACATCATCCCAGCGATCTCGACGTGCCACGTCACGAGAGAGACGGCGGAGCAACTGGACAAGGGCGACGCTCAATGCCCGTGGACGATCGTCGCCGCGTATGAGCACGGCTGGTTCCTCTGGGTGCAGCCGAGCGACCTGCTCGACGAACTGAACCTGCCGGCGGACCTGCGCGAAGTGATGGAGTGGGGCAACCGGCACAACCTCAAGTGGTTGCGCATGGACTGTGATCAGAGCGTGGTCGCGGACCTGCCGCAATACGACTGGTAACGCGCCAGCTTCCCGGTCCAGCGACCGGGAATCCTTTATGCTCAAGGGTTTGACACTCCACGGAGGCTCCCATGTGCTATGGAAATCCAGACGAAATGCTCGCCGACATCCTTGCTGCGCGCCCGCTGACACCGGACGAGCACGGCCACACGGTGCTCGACGACTTCGACCACTTCTGCGCCTACTCGGGCTGCAATCGCAGTGAAGTTAGCGCCCAAGCCTATGCCTGGGCGAAGCTCGCCTTCGTCAGCGCGCGGATCTCAAAGTTGTGAGTGCCATCCCGCTGATCGACGCGGGCGACCTGATGCTCGCCACGCTCAACCGCGCGCCGTTTTCCCGTGAGGATTGGCTGTTCGAACTTAAATACGACGGGTTCCGCTGTCTGGTGCGCAAGGTCGGCTCGCGGGTCGAGCTGATCTCGCGGCAGGGCAACCTCATGAATCGCTCGTTTCCTGATGTGGTCGCGGCGGTCGAGAACGTGTATGGCAACTTCGTGTGGGATGCGGAGCTCACGGTCGACGAGCCAACCGGCCAGTCCTCGTTCGAGCGTCTGCAGATCCGTGCCCGCACATCGGTCGCAACACGCGTGCGCGCCGCCATGAAGCTGCACCCGGCGCGTCTCTACGTGTTCGACATGCTCGCCGATGGTGAGCGCGACATTAGGCAGCTGCCACTCGTCGAACGAAAAGAGCTGTTGCGCGACTCATTCGAGAACACCGCCGTGCTCGTCTACGTGACCGGAGTCGTCTCGGCAGGGGCATGGGTGTTCGATCAGGTGAAACAGCACGACTTTGAAGGGATGGTAGGCAAGCGACTCGACGCGCCGTATCAGCGCGGTCGCTCAAAGGATTGGCTCAAGGTGAAGTTCGCCGACTACAGCCGGCCAGCAGCGCTCGGATGGGGCCGCACGCGCTAGCGACGGTGCCGTCTCATTTGCATTGAGAGATAAGCATGGCTTCCCCAAATGAGCCCGGCACCGCTTCCTCGAACTTGTTCGGGTCGCCGTCTTCCGAATGCACCATTTGCCCACCACGGTCATAGGCAATGAGCTGACCTGACGCATACTCACGATCCGAGCAGCGCAGCGTGTAGCGCAAGAATATTTGCCCAATGTTCTGCCCGCCTGGCATCTTCAACCCGTTCGTGTAGTCGGATCGCACCCACACCTTGCGATAGATGCCGTTGACGACAACGGTAGAGAGATCCACGCTTTTCGTGATATCCGGTTGTCGATCCAAGACGACCCAATTCGCAGCGGACGCGCTGCTAGCCGCACACGCGAGCGCGCCGCAAACCACCCATTTCCTCAGCATTCTCGTTCCTCTAGTTATCCGATTCGCACGCATGATAACGGCACGAAAACTAGGAAATACAGGGTGTTATTTCGTCCCCGAGACAGCCACGGATCGAAACGCCCGTAAGTCATTGATAGTAAACAGTATTAGCGTATTTCCGTAAGGCCCGCACTTTCGACCCAATTGCAGCGCCATTACGCCCGCCCAGAGAGAACGCTAAGCCCGCGCCGAGCGTTCCATTTCCCGACAGGTAAGCAGACAACCCGCAACGCAAACAAGCCCGATGCCAAGCGATCTGAGAAGCGCAACGCTAGAGTCCGAACCACCAGATCGGGCGCAAACCCTTTTACCAGTAGAGAGAAAGGAAAGAATGATGCTTGTGGCGGAAACGCCGAGGACGACAATCCCGTAAGAGAGATCACGGCTAGGGAAGCCCTAAACGACACTCATGCACATAGATGATCCGGTATGGAGACACAAGACATACGCTTCGGCTCTATAAGAGCTCCATGCTGTTGCGGCGCTTCATTGTCTTTCAATCGACACGCCACAGAATTTTCTTATGGGAACTCGCCAAGCCAACCCGAGCCATGTTCGCTCAAAGCCAAGCCCAGCAAGGGCCGCGGCGTGCCACCCTCCCAGAATCCGTTCAAATCCTTGGCCAAATTGCCGTGGCTGCAGGCCCGTAAGGCGCGCCGTGGCTCGTATAAGTATCGGCTGGCGCTCTATAAGATTGGCCCGTGCTACGTATAAGTATAGGCACCTGCCACGTATAAGATTGGCCCGCCGCGGACGGTGGCCCTATGGAAAGTAGTCCCTTGGCGCCCTATAAGTATCCAAGTCTGGGCCATGTGTTGGTCGAGAAAATAGAAGCTCACCAACCAGCGCAGGGAGCGCAGCATGAAGAAGATCAAAGCCTATCTCGAATCGAACACGACCGATCGCATTCCGCTCATCAAGCTGATCCGTGCGACCACCGGGATGGGCCTCAAAGAGTCGAAGGATTTTGTCGACGCGCACCTCCGCTCGATGTATCACATGACGCCTGTCTTTCTGTCCGAAGCGCAGTTCGGGCGTCTGATGGCGCACCTCATGATGATCCCCGTCGGTGAGTGCCGGGTTGCGCAGGTGCGCCGTGTCGAGATCATCGATTGCTCCGGGCACGACTTCAGCGACCTCGGTTGATCCGATGACGGGCCGTGTGCCCGTTGTTCTTTGTGTGCTCGTTGCCGTGGCACGCCGTGGATTGCCTACTCCAATGACTTCAACGAGCGCCACGCGACGAAGATATAGATGACCGCAAAGGCGATGAAATCCTTCGTGGAGAGCATGTTTAGACGCACGGGAGAAGAGGCGTCAGGATCTTCGATGAGCCAAGGAGATGATTTAGAGAGCATCAGGACGCTCAGACCGGTGCCGACAATCGATGCGTGGAGCAAAGCCCACTTGGTCAATCGAGCAAGCGTTATCCGGCGCTCGCGTTCGAGCAGCACAAGTTGGGTGACAAAGATGGCAAAGCCTATAAGCGTGGCGGCGATCGACAGATAGTCGAGCAACGTCATAGATGGCCCTCCCGGTGCGGATAGTGTATCGGAGGACCGAAAGCAGCCTGGGTTACCACGGCCAGGTGATATCACACGGCCACGTGAGGGCAAACGTATCCGGGTGTCATCCGAAGCCTCGTCGGGAGACTGAAGTCTCTCCCATCAACGAGGTGTCCCATGTTCGAACAGTTGCAGTGGTTCTTTGCCGTGCTGCTCGTGATTCTCGCCGCGGTCGTGATAGGTGCCGCATTCTGGTTCTTGATCGACCTCTTCACGGGTGGTCTGAAGCGCGCCGCCCGTCTGAAGCGCTGTGCGATGCCCAAGCGTATCGCCAACCTGATGCGGGGTCACTGAGATGCCAGCAACCACACACTACGCTGCCGGGACGCTGCGCACGTTCATCGAGCGGGCGGTCTATCTGGGTGCACGCTCGGCAGGGGCTGAGCCGCGGGAAGCGTATCGCATGGCGCGTCAGACGCAACGGGCTGAAGAGCGACGCGCACGCCGACACCACTTCTAACGCGGACGCAAGGGATATCTACTGCCAAATTGGGTATCCCGGTCTTTTTACCGACTAAGTGTTGCCCTCCGGCTACAAAATGTTACCTTTTTAACATTTTTTACCGATGGCGGAGCGATGTATCTGACACTTATGTCAGTGAAAACCCTTGCCAGATAAGGAATCGGAAAAGATTGCTTAGCAGATGACGCTGAATCCTGATCTGTTGGACAGCAAACGTTTGATGGACAATCTCGACCCATGCGCAGGGGACACCAACGTCTCCGCATCCAATCGGCACTTCATCAATAAGAATCTGGAGTCGTAGGGAAATGAGCAGGATCACATTCGAGTGTGTAGACCAGGAAGGCGAGCTATTTACGGTGTCGACGAGCTCCGACAATGCGGCCATCGAAGGGGTAGTAGCGGCAATGGTGCAGGCATATAAACGCGATGGCATCGAGGTGATCTCGGCGACGCGCATTGAAGAGGTGGTGGTAGACGTTAATCTGTATGCGCCGGAGCGCAAGCAGCCGACCGTCTCGAACGCGGCGCTGCAGTGGATGGCGGGCCGCGGCGGCAAGCTGATCGAGCGGGGCGCCGCCTTCGGTGCGCTGGCCCTTGCGGTGATCGGCTTCGATGACGGGTTCTCCGTGATGAGCCTCTCGCACCACGTCGCCAAGCTGATGCCGGCCCTTGGACACCTGATCCACCTGGCCTGATGACTTCCTAGCGCCCGGGTCCGTGAGTGCGTCAATACGATAATCACTTGACCACTCACAGGGACCAGCCATGAAGCTGCTCTATGAAGGCGGGCTGTGGCTGATTCCGATCCACGGTGCGCTGTTTATCTTGATCTTCCTGCTCGTGTTGTTCCTTGATTCATTCGTCTGTCGTCTGAGCCGTGCAAAGCACCGCCGCAGTGTCGAAGCGCGTCGACGCCATCGGTCGCCCTAGCAGGGCCAGCGGGTGTGCTCACGCGCACCTGCTGCTTGCAGGGGCCGTGGCGGGGCTATAAAGAGCCTGCAGCGCAGCACGCGTGATCCAAGACTTGCCCGTCAAACTCTCTTCTGTCGCAGCGCAACGAGCGCTGCACCGACCTACCCAGGAGAGAACCATGCAAGTCCGTCAGATCCATGTCGAATCGTTGCTGTCCGATGACCACCTCGATGCGGAGCTCACGGAGCTGGAGCTTTTCCAAGAATTCGAAGAGCAGCGGGAACTCCGCACGCTCACCACGCGCCGCCGTCGTCCGTTTGTTGAAGAGCGCGCACGCTGGGACTGACCTGCTGTATGCTTCGCCTCGATTTACCTGAGTGAGTCCTACTGTGATACGTAAGACTTTTGGGCTGCCACCTTCGGGTGCCAGCCCTTTTTTCGTTCTACACTGCCGTGGCTGGGTGCCCGTAAGCGCTCGGATGGCGTGCCGTGGCTTGCTGTGGGGCGGGCGCCCGGGTTCCGTTCAAATCCGTGGCAATTTTTGGAAAAACCCGGGCCAGGTAAGGGCGGATTGGCAGAAACCGGCACCGGCTGCGGGCAGGGCAGGGATGGCGCGGTTCGGGCACCGGCGCCCGCTGGGCGCCGTGGTCATCGGTTCCACGAATCATCGCTCCACGAAGCATCGGGCCACGAAGCGTCGGGCCACGAAGCGTCGCTCCGCTAACGACCGGTTAATCGGGTCCACGAACAATCACATAGTTCGAACTCCCTATGATCGATTAATCAGATCCACGATACATCGTATCCCTATCTAAGCATTCGATATGCGCGCTCCCTATTGAGCATGCATGCAGGTGCGCCCGCGCAAATAGCACAGTCAAAAACACCTTTCAAGCACTCCTCTGAAAAACAACGCGAATAGAAAAGCCATACGTTTTTTTTCGCATACTTATTGCACCGGGCTAGGTGTGCGGTTACTATTTCTCTACCGGTTCAGCGAGACCGGGCAAACAGACCAACACTCAATCAAAGGTAATCAAAATGAACGCACAAGTTAAAGAAACGATTTTCACGCTCGAAAATGTTTCAATCGCATTCAACCGCGCAAACGATCGTTACAACACAAAGACGGGCAGCGCTCACTTGCAAGACGATATCAAAACCGCTCTCGCATATTGGGATGACGCGCTTTGTGTTTTCGCTTCGGGCATGCTGAAAAAAGCGCGCATTGACGAAACAACGTTTCTTGCAACCATTGCAGATAACATGGGCGTGAAAGCTTGCAAGCGCGTATCAGAATTTTTCGCTTGTCTGCATGCGAAAGACTACAGCAAGCTTGACGGTGTTACCGCGCTTTCCCTGCTTAGCGCAGTGCATGCGGGCGCAGTGTCGCGCGAAGCGCTTTACTTTGCTAACACGGGCAAGGGAGACGAATCGACTAGCGATATCGTTAAAGACCTGTCGCTGGTTTCGAAACTGCGTCGCGTGATACCGGGCGTCGGTGTTACTAGCGAAGAAACCAAGGTTTCACGCTCGTTCGGTGTGAATGGTTTCTGTAAGTATCTCAATATGGGTCAAATGGTTAAGGTTAAGGGTAAAAGCGCAGTGCTCGAAGTGAATGCTAAATCTCCCTTTGTCGCTGCAATTGCAAAGATGGTAGAACAAGCTTCTAGCGATACCCTCTCACTCGTAAAGGGCGCGAAGAAAGAATAAGGAACCTGTGACTTTTACCGGGCGCACGGTGCGCCCGGGTTTCTAACCCTTCGATTGATGCTAACGATGAATCAATACCTTTTACCCTTGCTGTCTGTCTTGCTGGTCGCGCTTGCTGTCGTGCTCGCTTTTCACGCATTGCCCGAACCCATCAATAACGCACCGCACCGCACACGGGCAACGCGTGCCCGCATGCGTCGCGCGCGTGCCCGTGCTCACTTGAACGCGTCGCGCTAAACGCGCATAGCGGGCGCACAAAGCGCCCGCGTTCTCTACCTGCTACCTGACGACCTACCAGACCATGAAAACCTTGCAGAGCGCTCATTTTGCCCGCATTGCCCAGCACGGGGAACGTGCGCACAGTGAAACCTTCGATGCATTCGATGCAGTGTTTCAACCCACGCGCTACGATTCGCGCGCTTACGAACAGAGCGATATGCACGCGCATGCAATCGACCGGTTCAGTCTGTCGATTGATACGCTAACCTAACTATCGTCATAGTTCGCCCATCTAACGATGGGCGGACGCACCGACCCCGCCCCGCCCACTGATCACCGACCATGCGGCACGTCGGTGGTCTTAGAACGGCGCGCAATAGTGGTGGGGCCTCGTTGGAAATTTTTTTCCGATCCAGACCCGATCCTTATACAGCCGGGCCTCGGCGAATCCGAGATCCTTATAGGGCCGTGGCAAAGCGGGGAGTGGGGCAGCGGGAAAGTGGAAGGTGGGACGTGGGGAAGGGGCTGTGGGGCTTTGAGTGTGTCCACATGGGGAATCGCACCCTCGCGGCCCTGCGGGCCCAGGCAGACGGCGCTAGGGGCGCTGGCGCGCCCCGCAGCTACCGTCCGTGCCCGTCGATCAAGCGCCGTGCGACAGGCGCACGATGTTGTCAAGGCAGTAAGTGCCTGCCATCTCTGCTGCCGACTGCCGGTCATACGAGGCAACGTTCCCGAAAATCTCATCCTCGATGTGCTGGCGCATCGGCTCGGCCCAGTCGTCCTTCTGCGCGGTCGGCTTCTTCCCCTGCAGCGCCATCCGGTAATACAGATCGCCGAGGTCGGCGTAGACCTTGCACACGCGAACGCGCTTCGTGAGCTCCTCCGCCGACCCTTCTGAATACGCATGCGCGCTACCTGCGACCGCCAGCAACAGCATCATTCCCCATTTCTTCATTTTTGATTCCCCCGATGATTGGTGCGCGATTCTATCTCACCACGCGGCCCACGCCTCATTGTCGAGCGGCTGCTCGTCGAGCAACCTGCCCACGATCGCCTCAATCGCCTCATCGACGGGCGCGACCACCATCACCGGCCCGTCATCCACCGTGTGTTCGAGCGCCCCTGCCGGGCTTAGCACTGGCAGCGCGGTGTCGCCATCCTCACCCAACCGGACAGGCGGTGCCGGCGGCGGCAGGCCCGCGTTCTTCGCCGCGCGCAGCTCCAGCGTGTGCTTGAGCGCTTTCACCATGTCCGCGTTCATCGCCTCGGCGAACCGCCGATACGTGCGCCGCGCCGCCTTCGGGTCTTTGATCGGCTCCTTCAACTGCCAGGCCCAAGACTTGTGCGTGTCGCCCAGGTCCGCGGCGTTCGGGCAGTAGTTGATCCGGCGCATCAGCTCGGCCACCGCGACGATGTAACTGGTGACGTCGATGTCACCCGCGATCTCGGGCAGGTTGGCCTTCGCGTAGTCCATCACCTCGGAATAAAGGCTCATTTTTCGTCCTTGGCTAGTTTGAAAAGACGCTCCTGCTCGGCCGGCGTGAGCGCGGCGAGCTTCTCGCGAATGGCCCGCTTCTGGGCGAGACGCTCCCGTTTCTCTGCCTTCACCACGACGTTGCCCCGGGCGGCAATCGTGCGCAGTTCGTCGTCGGTGATGCCGAGGATAATCGACTCGAGAGTGGCGTTCTGGGAGAGCCCGGCGACCTCGGCCATCCGTGCGAGGCGCTCCCGCGAGGTGTCGGTGAGGGCGATGGCGGTGCGAAGGCGATCGGTCATTGTTATGCGACCCTATGGTTATGTCATATTTATAATTATAGGCAACGCGGCAGATCCAAACGAAAAACGGCGCATTGCGCGCCGTTCGGGAAGGGTGGGGCTTGGGCTACATGAACCCAATCGGATTCCCAGAGCCGCCGTCGGCATCCTCGAGCTCACGCTCGATGGCTCCAATACGGGCGACCTGCTCGGGGTCTTGCATGAGCGGCACGTCGGGCAGGAAGTTCAGCGCGAGCAGGGCCAGAGGGTTGCTGGTCCAGATGACCACGAGCGCGATGATGCCGATGACGCAGGCGATGTGAAACAGATACAGCACCGGAACGCGCGAGGGGAACATGGCTTCTCCTTTAAAGTAAGCTATAGCTTACTTTATCCGAAGCCGCCGAATGACACCACATAAGAACGGCGGTCAGTGGCCGGTATAATCCGAATATTGCCGCATTAATCGTTCGGATGGGGTCCATGAAGATATTCGTAAGCTGGTCCAAAGAGCCGGCGAAAACGATCGCTGTGGAGCTGAAGCACTTTCTCGAAATGACGCTTCGCACGGCCGACGTTTGGGTGTCTGATGCCGATCTTCAGAAGGGGCGGCGGTGGGGGCTGCAACTCGCGCAGGAACTCGACAGCACGAACGTCGGCATCATATGCGTCACGCAGGACAACATGCAGGAACCGTGGCTTCATTTCGAAGCGGGCGCGCTCTCAAAGTCAATGGCTAACGCGGCGATCCATCCACTGTGCCTTCGCGTCGACAAGAGCAGATTGCCCTCCCCGCTTGCACAGTTCCAAGCTACGGTGTTCGAGAAAGAGGACTTTCTCGCCCTGGTCATAGCGATCAACACTGCCAACGAAGCCCCAGAAAAGGAGTCGGCGTTGCGAGAACGCTTCGAGCGAGGGTGGACGGGACTGGAGGGCGGCGTTGCGAAGGCGTTCGATAAGGTTCAGCCCGCTCCCGCGCAAACTGACTTCGCCGAGCCGGCCGCTCGCGCAACGCCAGCAGCTCCTGCCGAGCATGCATTTTCACCGGTCGAGGAGAAAATGATCAGGCTGCTTGCCCATTATGGAGCGATCGCTTCGGTCGATCTTATGCGCGACTTGAAGGTGTCGAAGCTGCGATTTGCTCACTCTGTCGACAAGCTGGCTAGCTACGTTACGGTATTGCCGGGTTATGCGGTGGATACACTCGGTTTGACGAAGCAAGGAGAAGCGTTGGCACTGGAACGAAACTGGACTTAACATCACGCCGCCTCCCTGAAAATCGAGTAGTCGAAGTCGCTCACGATGTTCTCGGCAAAGCCCGGCGTGCTCTGAATGATCGACAGGCGCTCGTTCTGGTGGTCCCGCAGCGTGCTGTTGGCTGCTTCGATGAAATCGACCACGAACGCAACGTTCGGCCCCTTCTTCTTCGCGCGCAGACCCCGGCCGATGCGCTGGCGGGCCTGGACCTCGGCTTTGCCCGCGCCCGCGAGCACGATCATGCCGACGGCGGGCACATCGACGCCCACGTCGAGGATGGTCGAGCCGATCAGCGCGTCGATCTTGCCCTGTGCGAGCGCGTTGAGCGCGGCCTTGCGCTCCTTCTGGTTGTGCTCACCGAAGATGAATGCGCAGCGCACGCCCGCCTGCGTGAGCATCTCCACGAGCTTCTTGCCGTGCTCCTGGCGGCCGACCAGAATCATCGACGGCAGCCCGTATTGCTTCGCGCGGCTCACCTCATAGACGATCGCGCGGTTGCGCTCCTCGTTGTGGACCACGCCGATCTCGAGGCATTTCGGCCACGGGGTCGAGCGGAACAGCCGGTGCGTGACTTGGCGCGTGATTCCCTTGCTCTCGACCGTCTCGACATACGAGGGCGCCGCGTTCTGCAGCCGCACGAACTTGAAGAACGGCCGCGCAAGCACGCCGAGGTCGATCAGCTGCTTCTCAGTGACCGTGATCGCCACGGGCCCGGAGCACGCCTCGAGCCGCATGTTCGCTTCGGGGCTGTCTTTCATGAACGGCGTGGCGGTGAGTGCCAACCGGTAGTGGGCGTTCACGCAGTGCCGCATGATCTCGTAGAAGCCCTCGCCGGACGCCTCATGCGCTTCCTCGAGAATAACGAATTCAATTTTCGCCAGGAAGGCGATCATTTCCTCGCGCTTGCGGTTGTGATCCCGCACCTTCGCCTGGATGTCGGCCACGACCTGCGCGTCGGCGGGGCGCTGCGCTTCGAGCGTCTTCCTGAGCGCGGTGGTGGCGTCGGCGACCTGGCCGAGCGGCAGCTTTTGCTTCTTGAGCCGCGTCTGCAGCTTCACGACCTCGCGGTCTTCGGCCGCATCCCGGTTCTTGATGTAGGCGAGGAGCTCCCCGTCGTCGGTCCACTTGTCGATCGCCTGGCTAATCGTCTGCACCATCCCGAGCGTAAACTTGCGGGAGAAGTCCCGCTGGCTGTCGCCCACGACGCCCACGCGCTCGCCGAGGTTCTCTTCGACGGCTTCGCCCATCTGATACATCAGGATGCCCCGGGTGGTCAGAAAGAGCGTCGGCCGGTCGATGCGCTTGTAGCAGATGCGGGCAATCCGGGATTTACCCCCGCCCGTCGCGACGCGGGCGATCACCTGCCGGTGCTTGACGAGCTTGTCGGCCACCTCGGGCTGATAGGCGTAGCGCGGGTCGTAGCCGAAGCTGTCGACCACGGGGCGCTCCGGGCCCAGCGGCGGCGGTGCTTCCTTCCTCACGAGGTTGACCCGGTAGCCGGCTTTCAGCAGCGTCGAATAGACCTTGTAGACGAAACCCGCCGGAAACATGCCGGTCGAGAAGTCGTAGAAGCTTGACGTGCCGTCCCACGAGGTGCCCTTGAACGCCTGCGAGTAGCTCGCGCCGTCCACCAGGTAGGAGAGCTTGTCGCGCACGAGCAGCGCCGCTTCGCGCGGCGCGCCGATCAGTTTGGCGTTCACCGCACCTGCGGCGAGGGTAATGGGAGTCGTCATTTCTTGCCTTATAGGAGTTCCATCGCTATAGTAAGCGGTAACTTATTACGTGTGAGTGCATTATGGCTGCTTCGCCATCCTCGATCTACCCCGCACAGGGCAAGGTGTCAGTTGCAAGTCTGCGCCCGAACCCTTGGAACACCAACTATGTCGCTCCCGAAAATGAGGACAAGTTGGACATCAGTATCAAGCGGTTCGGCGTTTACAAGCCGATCGTCGTGCGCCCGCACCCAGACGGCACCGGTTACCAGATCCTCGGCGGTCAGCACCGCTGGGAAGCCGCGCAGCGCCTTGGCTACACCGAAGTGCCCATCGTCGATGTGGGACCGATCTCGGACACCACGGCGAAGGAGATCGGCCTGGTCGACAACGGCCGCTACGGCGAAGACGACACGCTTGCGCTCTCGCGCTTGCTCAAGGAACTCGGCACCGAAGACATCGCCCTGTTCATGCCTTACACCGACACCGAACTCGAAACGATTCTGGCAGCGTCAAGTATAGACATCGACGAGCTTGACCAGCTGGATCAGACCGAAATGCCTGATCTGTCCGGCGCGGGCCTGGGCGCCACCCATCAGGTGATGCGCTTCAAGGTGCCGGTCGAAGACGTCGCCTGGATCACCTCCGCGATCGAGCGCCGCCAGCGCGAGCAAGGGTTCACCACCGAAGACTCCATGACGAACGCGGGCAACGCCTTCGTCGATCTCATGAAGGCATACAAATGAACCGATACATCGGCAGCAAGATCATCCACGCGGAGCCCCTCGCCGCGATCAACCCGGTCACGGGCAACGCCGAAGAGGGCTACTCAGTTCGCTACGAGGACGGCTACATCAGCTGGTCACCCAAGGCGGTCTTCGAGAAAGCCTACCGGCCGGCCGTCGGCATGAGCTTCGGCATGGCGCTGGAGGCATTGAAGACGGGCCTGCGCGTCTCTCGCGTGGGCTGGAAAACGGGCTTCACGCGCACCTACACACTGGCGATCGTCGATGGGTTGTTCAAGTGCGAGACGGACGGCGCCAGCTGGTCGGGCTGGTTTCCGACCAACCTCGACATGCTCGCGGACGACTGGATCACGGTATGACACGCCCGACGGGTTTTGCGCGCATCCCGCGCTCCGAGTTCCTTTTCCCAGAGTGCCAGAGCTGCTACTTCCACAACCGGGAGCCAGCCATCTGCGAGAACTGCGACAACGGCGACGAATACGAGCCGGATGACGACCTCGACGACAAGCTTTCCCAGCGCAAGGCCGCCGTCGTGCGGTTTTTCCGCAAGATCCAAACCCCGCTGCCTGCCGAGTGCATTCCTGACGCACTTGAGCCAGCCATTGAAGAGAAGGAGCTGCAAGCAGCATGAGCAAACAAAGCGAAGCCAAGGCCGCGCAGCACTACAGCCGCGCGCCGAACAACTGCGGCAGCTGCCGCCATTTCGAGTTCGAGGAAGTGACGGTTAAGGCCGCCTTCGGTGGCAGCGTCTACGTCAACCAGACGAACCTGCGCTGCGGGATCGGCGGGTTCAAGGTCCACAAGACCGCCGCGTGCGTGCGCTTCGAACACCCGGAGGCCGCATGAATCCCGCCCGCACCGAAGAGCGACGCGCCGTCGCCGCGCTCGTGCCCTACGCGAAGAACGTCAAGAAACACGACGACGCGCAGGTCGCCAAGATCGTCGAGTCGATCCAGCAGTTCGGCTGGACCCAGCCGATCGTGATCGATGAGAACAACGAGATCATCGCCGGCCACGGCCGGCGCCTGGCGGCGATCAAGCTCTCAATCACCGAAGTGCCGGTGGTCGTGCTGTCGGGCCTGACCGATGAGCAGAAGCGGGCGCTGCGCCTGGCGGACAACCGCACGAACGAGGGCGGCATCGACACGATGATGTTCCGCGACGAGATCGAGGGCATTGAGGGCCTGCTGAGCGGCATTTTCGATGTGAAGGAGCTCGAGTTCTCGATGGCCGACCTCGGCGAGCTGAACGACGCGGCCTTCGTGCCGGACGTCGCGGTCGCCGTCGAGATGCAGGAAGAGGCCGCGCACGCCAAAGCCGACGAGGTGAGCGCGCGCCGCGTGCCGCTCGCGAAGGTGTTCGGCTTCAAGGACGTCTCAGGCGCCGACGAGATCCACATCGTGCGCTTCATGGCGCGCGCCCAGGCTGTCACCGGGCTTGCCGGCGCCGACGCGCTGTCCACCTTCCTCCAAACCTTGGAATAAGTTACCCGTGACTGATATCGCCGTTTTTGATCCTTACAAGGACATGCCCCGCGCGGTGCGCGTAGGCAACTACTGGTTCGTCGTGGAGCTGATGAGCCAGCACGACGCCGAGGGCAACCGTGAGTTCGGCCACTGCAACACGATCGGCCAGCGCATCCGACTGCAGCCCGGCATGACGCCCCAGAAGCTCGCGAACACCTTCCTGCACGAGTGCCTGCACGCGATCCATTGGGTCTACGGGCTGGAGAACTCCAGCACGGAAGAGGACTTCACCACGCTCACGGCAAACGGCCTGTGCGCCTTCTGGCAAGACAACCTCGGCTACTGGGACTGGTTCTCCCGCCTCAATAGCCACTACCCGACATACCCAGCATGAGCATCTACACCATCGACAAGCGATTCCACACGCGCGTGGCCCGCAGCCAGCGCGTCGTCGAAGTCGCTGAAGCGTTCGGCCTGGGCCTGGACGACAAGGAATTCGTGATCTTCGACAAGCTCGACCTCGACGTGGTGCGGGGCGATGTCGTCTACATCACCGGCCAGTCGGGCTCGGGCAAGTCGCTGCTCCTGCGCGAGCTCGCGCACCAGATGGCTGCCGAAGGGCAGAAGGTCGCCAACCTCGACGAGGTGGCGCTCGACCCCGACCTGCCGCTGATCGACCAGATCGGCACCTCGACCAACGACGCGATTCGCCTCCTGTCGATCGCCGGCCTCAACGACGCCTACCTCTTCATTCGTAAGCCCGGCGAGCTCTCTGACGGCCAGCGCTACCGCTTCAAGCTCGCCAAAGCCATCGAGAGCCAGGCCGACGTCTGGGTCGCCGACGAGTTCATGGCGGTGCTTGACCGGACCGCCGCCAAGGTGATCGCGTTCGCGCTGCAGAAGACCGCCCGCAAGGTCAATGCGACGGTGATCGTCGCAACGACCCACCTCGACCTCGTGGAAGACCTCCAGCCGTCTCTCTACATCGAGAAGCGTTACCGGGAGAAGTTACGCATCGAAGCCCACCGCGAGCTTGCTGACGCGGCAGAGGGGCATCGCGCGATGACTCGCGACGAAGCATTTGAACTTTTGAAACGGATGGCCTGATGAAACCGCAATACGACGCAGCACTCGTTGATTCCTCCCACCGCCCGCAGGTCGTGATCTTCACGGCGCCGTGGTGCGGCCCCTGCAAGGTGGTGAAGCCCGCGCTCCAGGCGCTCAAGGCCGACTATGGCTTCGGCTACCACGAGCTTTGCGTGACCGACTTCTCGGAAGCCGAGCTGCAGACGCTTGGCGTGCGCAACGTGCCGAACGTGCGGGTGCTCCAGAACACCGTCGTCAGGAGCCAGTTCGTCGGGGCACGCACCAAGGCGCAGATCAAGGAGTGGCTCGCGGCCAACTACGTCATCACCGACGGGCTGGATTTCGAATGAACGCGCCGGCCTCCGCCCTGAACCTTGCCGGGCCGATCACGGCCTCGGACGATCCGGACAGCCCGATCATCGCCTGGCGTGACCCGGCGGCCGGCACGCGCCCCCTGTCGCTCGTGAAGCACATGTATGTCGAGCGCGGCACGCTGGAGGACTGGCAGCTCTTGCATGAGCTCCACTACAAGGCGAGCCAGAACGGCATCGGCCCGCGCTACGTGCGCCTGGTGATCGACGACGGCGAGAATCCGCCGCTCACGATCGGCGTGATGGTGTTCACGGTGCCCAAGCCGCTCGATTCCGGGCGCAATCAGGTGTTCCCGCACATGCGGCCGAACCAGAACGGCCGCGACACGCGTCTCATCAACGTGCAGCGCATGGCCTGGATCAACAAGAACCTGATCCTGTCCTCACGCACGGTGCTCGACACGATGTATCGGGGCGGCGGCATTGCCTACCGCTTCAAGAACATCGGCTACCGGCTGATGGGCTTCCGGTATGTGGAGAGCCGCAGCTCGATGAGCCGCTACAACCCGTTCTCGATCAAGGCCGGCATGCGCTTCGTGAAGCCGAAGTCGGCGCCGGCGTTCGAGTCGGGCCTGGCGTTCTTCGCGCGCCACTTCAAGAGCCCGGCCTACGACTACGTGGCGATCAAGGCGGAGATCGAGGCGATGCCCGATTACCTGCGCGAGCACACGTTGAAGGAGCTCCGAGCCTTCTATTACCGCAACAGCTCGATGGAGAAGTCGGGCGACAACCGGCTAAACGGCACCAGCCGCGTCGAGACGATGGAGCTCGGGTATCTCCTCAAACAGACCCAGCAGCTCGTGTTCGGCGCGACCGTGTATGCCGCCTGGACCAACCCCGACTGGGATCCGAACACACAGGCGATGCGCCCGCTGCCGGCGCGCATCCCGCTCGCCGCTTTCGAAAACCAAGGCGTCGACGAACCGTTGCGCCTCGACTTACTCGCCACTCAGGAGACAGCATGATCAAGACGACCGCCAAGACGCTCGCTATCGTGGGCACGAAGGGCGCCCTCTCGCCCTGGACGATGGAATCGATCGACGAGGCCGACCAGGCCCGCGGCCGCGCCTATGACTTCGTGATCTGGGTGCGCACGCCCAGCGCGGACGAATACGCGACGGTCAGCCGGGCGCTCGCGCACTCGGAGCAGGGCGATCACTTCTGGTGCTGCCGGCCGCGATGAATCTGACCATCAAGCAGATCGAGATCATGAAGGTGGTCGTCGCCGGGGCCTCTGAGGGCGCCGCGGTTGACCTCGACCAGCTTCTTGAGCGCCTCACCTACAAGACGACCAAGGAGAGCCTGCAGTTCAGCCTGCGCGCGATCGAGCGGCACGGTCTGATCGACCGCAGCTTCGCCGAGCACCGGCGCGGCCGCCTGCGACGTCTGGTTCGGCCGACGGATCTCGGACGGGCCGTGGTCGGCGGCACCGGTCGGCCGGCACCGGGTCCGGGAGCCGCGGTGGGTTCGGCCGAAATTCTTCCCGAGCCGCAGGTCACTGTGGAAGTCGAGGCTCAGGAACTAAGCCATAACTTACCCGAGCCGCAGCTGGTTTCTCTCCCGGAGCTTTCTTTTCCCGAGCCGGAGATTTCTCTCGAAGAGATCGTTTTTGATTAAAAAGTAAGCAAATTTTGTAGTTTTTACCACTTATCACTTTTTGGGGGTTCCCTCTATATATATCCCCTTTTTTAAAAACAACTACTAATTACATTTTAAAAACTATGGGAACCCCCAAAAAGTGATAAGTAAGTAAGGTTTCTGTCAGGTAGACCCCGGCTCGGGAAAAGGACGATGAAGCATGAGTAGCAGGACGCGGGTGGGAAAGACTGGCCCACAAAATAAGTTATGGGTTATTTACACAAGGCTGCGGCCGGGTTATAGTTTGCTCCTCAAGCAACACCTCCAAGGGGCAGACCGACACGGCTGCCCCATTTTTTTTGCGGGAATCGAATCGTGACGGAACAGACGAAGACGCCCCCGAAGAAAGGCGGGGGTCGCACGGTCGGCAGCAAGTCGCTCACCGAGAAGCAGAAGGCGGAGATCATCGCGCTCTGGGAATCGGGCGAGGTGACGCTTGACGACCTCTCCAAGCGCTTCCACCGCACCCCGCGCGCGCTGAGCTTCATGTTCGCGAAGGCGGGCGCTGAGAAGGGCTCTAAACGCGCCCAAGTGCATGCCGCGGTTCAACAGCAGGTGCACCAGCAACTCACGGGCGACGCGGGCGTGATTGCCGGGCGGATTCGCGAGACGAAGGAGTCGCATTACAACGCGGCGAAGGTGATCGCGGGGCTGATCCAGAAGCAGTTGCTCGAGGCGCAGCAGACCAAGCGCCCGTTCGCCACCGTCCAGAACGAGATCAAGACGCTCAAGCTCGCGGCCGAGGCGCTCTCCACGCTGCGCGAGGAGCGCTTCATCCTGCTGGGCATCGCCGACGGCGAGAAGAACGACGAAGACGAGCTTCCGGAGCTGGGCATCCAGGAGATGACCGCGGACCAGATCCTCGAGATGCAGCAGCGTCAGGAAGACTCCGGCCTCGACATGGGCGACGCGGAGGTGATGGCGGCGCTGCCGGGCCCGGGTGAGGGCAGCCTCGACGACGAGGACGACGATGCGCCTGCGTGAGCCCGGACTGCCGACCATCTCGGCGATCGCGAGTGAGTTGCAGACGATTTTCCTCCATCCGAAGCAGATGGAGGTGTTTCGCTCGCCGCACCGCTTTCGCGTGGTCGTGGCGGGGCGACGCTGGGGCAAAACGGTCCTCGCCAAAGTCTCGCTCATCAAATACGCGAAAGTGCCCAAGCGCCTCGTGTGGTATGTGGCGCCGTCTTACCGGATGGCAAAGCAGATCATGTGGCCGGACCTGCTCGCGTCGATCCCAAAGCGCTGGATTCGAAAGGTCAACGAGACGACCCTCACGATCATCCTGGTCAACGGCACCCGGATCGAACTGAAGGGCGCGGACAACCCTGACTCGCTGCGCGGCGTGGGCGTGCACTTTCTCGTCATGGACGAGGTGCAGGACATCAACCCGGAAGCCTGGAAGAAGGTGCTGCGCCCGACGCTCGCGTCAACCGGCGGCCACGCTCTCTTCATCGGCACGCCGAAGTCCTACAACTTCCTCTACGACCTGTATGCGCTCGGGCAGGACCCGAAGAACCAGATCCTCGGCCGCTGGAAGAGCTGGCAGTTCCCGACCATCACGTCGCCGTTCATCCCGGCCTCTGAAATCGAGGCTGCGCGCGCCGACATGGACGAGAAGTCGTTCAAGCAGGAATTTGAGGCTTCGTTCGAGACGATGAGCGGCCGGGTCTATTACCCGTTCGACCGGAAGACGCACGTTGGCGACTTCCCGTTCAATCCGGCCCTGCCGATCTGGGTGGGGCAGGACTTTAACATCGACCCGATGAGCTCCTGCATCTTGCAGCCGCAGGAAAACGGCGAGGTGTGGGTGGTGCACGAGCTGTCGCTCAAGTCCTCGAACACCGAGGAGGTCAGCAACGAGCTCGAGCGCCTCTACTGGAAGCTCATGAAGCGCACGACGATCTTCCCTGACCCGGCCGGCGGCTATCGCCAGCACGCACGCGGCGAGTCGGACCTGGACATCTTCAAGGAAAAGGGCTTCAAGCACATCGTCTATCACAAGAAGCACCCGCCAGTGGCTGACCGGGTGAACGCGGTGAACCGCATGCTGCGCGCGGCCGACGGCAAGATCAAGCTGAAGGTCAACAAGCCGTGCAAGGAGGTGATCCGCGCGCTCGAACAGACGATTTATGAGGAGGGCGGCCGCGAGGTCGACAAGAGCATGGGCGTGGATCACATGGGCGATGCGCTCGGCTACCCGATCCAATACATGTTCCCGGTGCGCGAAGTAACGATTGCAGGCGTATCCATTTGATCTTAAAATAAGTAACAGGTGACTTTGTCACCTGTTTTTCACGCACAGGCATATATGGCACTCAGTCAGCAGAAGAAGCTCGAACAGTTCATCAAGCGTCGCCACCCGGTGTTTGCCGAGATGGAAGCGCATTGGGACTTCCTGGAATCCACTTACGAGGGTGGCCGGGCGTGGTTTAAGCAAAACCTGCACAAATACGTGAAAGAGGGCGAGCAGGAGTATCGCCATCGGCTGCAGCGGGCCTACCGCTTCAATCACACGCGCGAAGTGGTCGATCTGTTGGACAAATACGTGTTCAAGATCGACATCAAGCGCAACGACGACGCGCCCGAGTGCATCAAGAGCTTCTGGAAGCGCGCCACACTCAATGAGTCGCCCATCGACGACTTCATGAAGCGCGTGAGCAACCGAGCGTCAACCTACGGCCGGCCGTGGATCGTGGTCGATTCGACGAAGACCGCCGACATCACCACCAAGGCCGACGAGAAGGCCGCCGACGCGCGCGTCTACGCCTACATCGTCAAGCCCCAGCATGTGCTCGACATGAGCTATGACGACCTGGCGAAGCTGCAGTGGATTCTGATCTACGAGACGGCACGCGATGACGCCGACCCGATGGAGTCAAGCGGCAAGCTGATCGACCGCTACCGCCTGTGGACGCGCGATTTCTCGCAGATGTTCCAGGTCGATGTGGATTCGAAGGGCAAGAAGACCATCGTCGTGAACGATCCGATCGTGCACGGGCTGGGCGTGGTGCCGGTGTTCGCCGCCGACAACGTGATCTCCGACGACCCCTACACGTCGCCCGCGCTGATCGCCGACGCCGCGTATCTGGACCGCGCGGTCGCGAACTACCTGTCGAACCTCGACGCGATCATTCAGGACCAGACCTTCAGCCAGCTGGTGATCCCCGCGCAGGCACTCACCGCCGGCGACGAGGCGCACGACAAGCTGGTGGAGATGGGCACCAAGCGGATTTTCACCTACGACGCCTCGGGCGGCGACAAACCCGGGTTCATCAGTCCGGACGTCAAGCAGGCGGACCTGATCGTCAAGGTGATCTCCAAGATCATCAACGAGATTTACCACTCGATCGGCCTCGCCGGCGAGCGCACCAAGGAAGACAACTCGCAGGGCATCGACAACAGCTCCGGCGTGGCAAAGGCATACGACTTCGAGCGAGTGAATTCGTTGCTGGCGGCCAAGGCCGACGCGCTGGAACAGGTCGAACGCAAGCTCTGTCAACTGGTCGCGCTCTACAACGGCCAGCCGATTGACACGGCGCCCGATGCGACCGCCACCGACGTGACGAAGCAGATGGTCGCCTACCCGAAGAACTTCGATGTTCGCGGGCTGTATGACGAGTTCGATATCGCCGCGCGCCTCGCGATGATTGAAGCGCCCGAGGGCGTGCGTCGTCAGCAGATGGACTCGGTGATCGACAAGCTCTTCCCGATGCTCAAGGAAGACCTGATCACGAAGATGAAAGGCGAGTTGAAAAGCTGGCCGCCGGTGGACGCACTGGCTGCACCTGGCGCGGGACAGTCGCCTATGTCTAGCGCCGAGATTCAGAAGATGGGTGGCAAAACCGTCGCGAATCAGATGTTGAAGTCCACGTAACACGACCGGGCCAAGTGAACGGCCTCACTGACACAACCCGAGCGAGAGAACGCTCACACGTAAAGGCAGCAAAGAGATGAACAAGTTCCTGATGCATTTGATGATGCGCGGCGGCTACATGGCACCCGAGGGCGAAGGCGGCTCTGGTGGCGGTGGCGTAGGCGGCGCGTCGGGCGGTGACGACGAAGCGGCGAAACTTGCGGCGGCAGCCAAGGAGGCTGAGCGCGCTGAAGCTGAACGCGCCGAGGCCGAGCGTGTTCGCGGCAAGAAGCCGAGCGACGAAGAGGCCGCGTTGCTGCGCGAAGTGATGGATAAGAAGGACAAGCTCAGGGCCACCGCCACTCAGCTCGAGCAAGCGAATGCTCGCCTGAAGGAATTCGATGGTCTGGACCCGAAGGAACTGCGAGCGCTGGTGCAGGCAAAGAAAGACGCCGAAATCGCGCAGCTGGAAGCGAAGGGCCAATGGGACTCGTTGAAGGCCCAGATGGTCGAGCAACACGGCAAGGAACTGCAGGCTGAACGCGACGGCAAGAGCGCCGCCGAGCAGCGTGTAGTCGAGCTGGCTTCGCAGATCGCAGAACTGACGGTGGGCAACGCCTTTGGCACCTCCAAGTTCATCGCCGAGGAGCTCACTCTCTCTGTTGCTAAGGCCCGCCGGGTCTACGGTAGCCACTTCGAGTTCAAGGACGGTGGGGTCGTCGCGTTCGACAAGCCTGCGGGTTCGAAAGACCGCAACGTGCTGGTCGATAGCAAGGGCGAGCCGCTCGCGTTCGAAGCCGCGATCGAGAAGCTGGTCGAGCTGGACCCGGACAAGGACACCCTGCGCAAGTCGAAGCTCAAAGCGGGCGCCGGTTCGATCACGAACGCGGCCTCGGTGCCGGGCGCGAAGCCCAACTCGGCAACCGTCGGCACGGGTCGCTCGAAGATCGCCGCAGGGCTGGCTAAGGCGGGCCTGAAGTAAGGCTGTTTTGCTTGTAAACCCGTCACCTTCCTGATAAAGTAAGTGACGGGTTACTATATCCCGATTCTTTCGAAAGGAAAAAGCCATGCCATTGCTGCAAGTCGAAGCGGACAAGCTGAGTAATAACCAGCTGGTCGCCGGCGTCATCGAGGAAATCATCGAAAAGGATGAGCTCTTCGCCCTTCTGCCGTTCGTGGGTATCAACGGCAAAGCGTATGTGTATGACCGTGAAAACACCCTGCCGGACGCCGACTTCCTGTCGCCGAACGACACGGTGAACGAATCGGCCGGCACGTTCACGGAAGTCGTGTCGAAGCTGCGCATCCTCGCGGGTGACGTGGACGTCGACAAGTTCCTGCAAGAAACCGAGTCGGACACGAACGATCAGCGCGCAACGCAGATCGGTCTGAAGGCCAAGGCAGTCGCACGCAAGTTCAAGAAGACCATCGCACAGGGCAACAGCTCCGTGAACACGAAGGAATTCGACGGCCTGCCGCAGCTGGTGTCGGCCCCGATGACGCTCGACGCGGGTGTGAACGGTTCAGCGCTCACGCTGAACATGCTCGACCAACTGGCCGACGCGGTGATCAACGGCGCTGACGCGTTCGTGATGCGCGCGGGCACGATTCGCGCATATCGCTCGTTGCTGTATGCAACCGGCGGCATCCAGCCGGCGATGATCGAGATCCCCAACTTCGGCCAGGCAGTGCTCGGCCACAACGGGATTCCGATTCTGCGCAACGACTGGCTCGCAGGTGACGAAGACATGGGCACGAATCTGAATACGTGCTCGGTCTACGCGGTTCGCCTGAACGAGCTCGACGGCTTCCACGGTCTGTGGGGCGGCAAGGACGCGGGCATCCGCGTGGAAGACATCGGCACGGTCCAGAACAAGGACGCCGACCGTATCCGCGTGAAGTGGTATTGCGGCTCGGCGCTGAAGTCCACGCGCTCGCTGGCACGTCTGCGCGGCATCACCAACGTTTAAGGCGGACAATAAGTCATCCGTGACTTATTCTGCTTTAAAATGAAGGGCATGGACTTCGGTTCATGCCCTTTTTCCATGAGAGAACGATATGAAGATTCGAATGATTCAGGCCGGCTGGGAAACCTACACGGGCAACTTCGGCGGCGTCGAGTTCGCTGACGGCACATCGATCGCCGATGTGCTGCCGCGCGAGGCGTCGCGCCTTGCGAACATCGTGCAGATCGAGCAGCTCGACGGCACGAACCCGAGCGCCTCACAGCAGGACCTCGACAGCAAGTGCACGCCAATGCAGGTGCAAGGTGAAGAACCCGCGCCGGCCCCGCGCGCCGCCTATACGCAGGATGAGCTCGAAGAGATCGCCGGCACGGGTGGCATCAAGGCGCTGCGCGTGGTGGGCGACCCGCTGGGCGTAAAGGCAAGCGGCATCGCTGACCTGATCGCGTTGATCCTCGCTGCCCAGGCGCCGGTTGAAGTCGCACCGGTCGCACCCGCTGCGCCTGCCGAGGCTGCCGTCACCACGCAAGCTGCGGAGTAAAGCATGGAAAAGTATCTCGCCGGGGCAGACGTCACCGTGACGATCCCGTTCGTGGACAGTTCGGGCAACGCGTTCACGCCATCCTCGGCGAGCTACCGCGTGCTCGACGAAGACGGCACCGTGCTGATCGACACGATTCCGGTGCCGTGGCTGGACCCGGGCGGCGCCCCCGTGTCGATCCTGGTGGGGGCCGGTGAAAACGCGCTGCCTGCCGGTTCGATGCGCGCGCTGCGCACGGTCGAAGTGCTGGCAAAGACGGACGCGGGCTCGCGCCTGCTGATCCAGAACTACGTGATCGAGGCGAGCGAGCCGCTCGTGCCCGGCACCAACTCATTCCAGACCATCAACAAGGCCGAGCTCATCGCGCTCGACATCCCGAATCTGCCGTCGTGGGGCAACGCCTCGCGTGACGAGCGGGTCGCCGCACTCATCCAGGCGCGGCTGAACATCGGCCAGATGTCCTACCGCTACCGCTGGTCGCAGGACTGGCAGAACTACATCCAGCCCGAGTTCGGCCTCTACTCGATCATCCAGATGACTCAGGCGCAATACCTGACGCTGCCGATCGACTTTCGCCAGGCGGTCGAGCGCGCCCAGATCATGGAGGCGGACGACCTGCTCGGCGGTGACCCGGTGCTCGCCAAGCGCGCGCAGGGCATCGTCTCCGAAACCGTCGGCGGCTCGACCACCATGTTCGGCCAGGTGCGCCCGGCACGCCAGCTGATCTGCGCACGCGCCATGCACGAGCTCGGCCGCTACGTCGTCAAACGCATTCGGCTTTCCCGCACATGAAAAACCACCTGATCGATACGGTCGGCCAGGCCGTCGAGGCGCACTACCGCGCCTTCCTGCTCGCACTCACCGCGATGACGGCCGACGCCATGTCCGGGCGCGGCCCGACCGGCCCGCACGCCCGCGCGCAGACCACCGCCGCGATGATGCAGCTGCAAGGCAACGTGCTCACGACGATCGCGGGCCTGATGGACTCGGCCATCGTCGACCTGCTCGCGAACGCCGCGCCCGCTGCCAGCGACGCGTTGGGCGAGCTCCTGATGAACGACGCGCACGCCCAGCGGGCCGCCGCACTCGGCACGCTCGCCGCGGCCATGCACCGGGACGTAATCACGGCCGTCAAGCGCCTGCGCGACTTTTCGCTGCGTGTGGACATGCTGATGCAGACCTCGCGCCGCCGCTACAGCGCCGCGGTGGAGGCGGCCCGCATCGCCGAGACGCGCGAGCCGATCAGCTACCATCAGTTTGACGTGGCCGGCCGCAAGTGGAAGGCGTCGGTGTTCGCCGCGGCGACCGTCAAGGGCGCGCTGCAGGGCCTCTACGCCGACGCGGTGGTGCGCGCCGCCGCAGCAGAGGGTGTGACCACGCTTGAGGTGCGTTACCCGGACCCCGCGCACGAGGGCCACGGGCAGCGGGTATCGCTCACGGGCGACGCGCACCCGTCTTACCTGTCGCTGCGCGACGAGGTGTTCCACCCGAACTCGAGCGCGACGCTCGTGCGACCGGAGTAAGTGATGTTCAAGCCCAACATGTTCTGCTGGATCGCGCCCAACACCGGGCGCAACCTTTACGGCGAGGATCAGCCGGGTATGCCAGTTCGCGAGGGGTGCTCCATCGTCGAGTTGAAGTCGGCCGCCCAGGCGACCAACTCGCGCGCGCAACTCTCCGGCTCGCAGACGCACGCCGAGGATCTCGCGATCACCGCGGAGCTGATGCTGACCGCCAAAAGCGCGGCGAAGCTCGGCGACAAGCTGACGGTGGCGGGGATCGAACTGCGCATCGTTGCGATCACGCCACAGTTCAACACGTCGGGCGTCCTCGATCACTATCTCGTCGGGGGTTCGCCGTGGGTCTAGTCAAGAACAACTTCAACCCGGAGCTGCTCGCGCTGAAGGTCAACCGGATGGGCGACGTCGCCGCGCGCCGCATTCTGGGCGTGATGCGGGAGGAGGGCGACACGATCGCCGGGCTCGCGCGCGAGAACGCGCCTTACAAGGACGGCGATCTCGAAGAGGCGATCCAGGTGGTCGAGGACCGCGGCGGCATCAACAACCGCGTGCAGGTGACCGTGCAGGTGGACCCGAGCGCCATCGACAAGGAAGGCAAGCCGGTGGTCGAATACGCGCGGGTCATGCACGAGGCGCTCGCACCCTACGGCACGGGCGCCTTCAACCTCGACGAAGGGTCGATCGCGAAAGACGGCGGCTCGGGCAAGGTGGGCGGCAAGTTCATGGAGCGCGCAATGAACACCCGGATCGGTGAAATGGGCAAGCGTGTGAAACAGATTGTGAAGGAGTCGACGTAAATGGATCTCGAACCGATTGCCACGCTCCTCGAGCAGAATGGCTGTGGCGTGAAGGGCAAGACGATTTTCATCAACGAAATGCGCGCGGGCGACGCCGGGCTTTTGCTCAAGGCGAGCTACAAGGGCACCCGGATCAACTACGAGCTGCCGGGCTATTACAAGGCCGAGTTCGCGCTCGTCGCGCGCGGCAAGGGCTACACCGCGACCAAGGCGCAGATCGACGCAGCCATGCAGGTGCTCACGATCACGCTGGAGTCGCAGGTCGGTCCGATGCTCATCAAGTATCTGCGCCCGCGCACGCTGCCGGTGGGCTACCCGATCCCGCCCGCTGGCATGGTGGAGTTCGTGGCGAACATTGACTGCGCGTTCGTCCTCCCGTAAGATAAGGCACCGGTTACTTACTGTAGCCGCTGACCTCTTTGCAAAGGAGTTTTGAGTGGCAAGCGATACAAAAAACGTGAAGTTGGGCGTGTGCGCCGTCTTCTACAAGGGCGTGGACCTGGGTTACACACAAGGTGGCGTTCAGGTGACCGTGGCGACGCAGACCCACAAGGTCAACATCGACCAGTTCGGCAAGTCGACCGTCAACGAAATCATCATGTCCCGCGACGTGTCGGTGAAGGTGCCGTTGGCTGAAACCACGCTGGACAACCTGGTGGCAACGATGCCGGGCGCGTCGATCACGGGCACGGGCAGCGACAAGAAGGCGATCGTGACCTCGGGCATCGGCGTGGACTTGCTGTCGATCGCGGGCGAGCTGCGCCTGCACCCGATCGGCAAGGACGCGACCGACTACAGCGAAGACTTCGTGATTCCCTTGGCGGCGACGTCGGGCGGCATGAACTTCGCCTACGAAGTCGAAAAGGAACGGATCTTCGACGTGACCTTCACCGGTTACCCGGACCCGGCCACGAAGGAGCTGTTCGGTATTGGCGGCGCCCCGACGCCGTAAGTTCTGCCCCGTAGATGAGTTACGGGTGACATATCAAGGCCGGCGTAATGCCGGCCTGCCTACATCGAGAACACCATGACCAAGAATGCCGGAAACATCAAGATTCTGAACCTCGACACGCTGCCGACGAAGGCCCCGCAACGCCAGATCACGCTGGGCGGTGTCTCATATGACGTGCGCGAAATGAATGTCGAGGACTTCATCGAAACGAACCTCGCGGCCGAGCGCCTCGAAGGGGTGACCGATCCGAAGATCCAACTCGCCGAAATGATCGCCTCGATCAAGCGCGCGGTGCCGGAGGTGCCGGAAGACGTGCTCAACAAGCTGCCGCTCGAGAAGCTCGGCATCCTGACCGCGTTCATTCGCGGCATGTTCGATCCCGACGCGAAAGACGCGTCGGCCGGCGCCGAGGGTGACGAAAAAAAGTAACCGCAGCTGGTGAGGCAAAGCCCGAAGAACTCGACTTCGGGCTGATCTTTACCCGGGTCCAGCTGCACTACGGCATGACCTATTGGGAAGTGATGCAGCTTCCCATTCGCGCTTTCTGGACCCTCAACCGCAACATCAACCGGCTGCTCGCGGAGACTGATCTCCGTGCCCTGATGTTGCACGTAAACCGGCAGAGCGGCGAAGCCTGCCAGGCATACGAAGCCAAGCTCCGAGCCGAGGTTTTCCCGGCCAAAGATGAAGTGATCGACCCGCTGAAGGCGGAGCGAGACGAAGCGGGCTTCGCAGAGCTGAAGGCGATGGTGGCCCGTCCAACCGAGTAACAGGACGAAGATGAGCACCCTCGAGAACATTGGCTATAACCTGATCCTTGACGACTCGGGCTTCCGGGTCACCGCGCAGGCAAGCTCCGCGCAGCTCAAGGCCCTCGAAGCACAATTCGAGAGCACCGGCCAGGCGGTCAAGGCGATCGAGACGAAGATCAACTCGGCCGGTGTCACCTTCCACCAGTGGGTGACCACCATCGGGGCAGTGAAGTTCGCCCTGATGGACCTCGATAGCGTCTTCCTGTCGCTCCCGAAAGCCATCCTCGAAACCTCGGGCGAGATCGAGAAGCTTCAGGTCGTGTTGAAGGGGCTCTCGTCGGCGGCTACCGACGCGGGGCGCGCCGCCGACGCGACACTCGGCAAGAATTTCATCCTGAACCTTGAGCAGAACGTTCCGTTCAAGCTCCAGGCGCTCACCGACACCTTCGTCAAGTTCAAGACGGTCGGCATCGACCCGATGAAGGGCTCGATGACGGCGCTGCTCAATGAAGTGGCGAAATACGGCGGTGGCTCCGAACAGTTGAAGAGCGCGTCGCTCGCCATTCAGCAGATGGCCGGCAAGGGCGTCGTCTCGCTGCAAGAACTGCGCATGCAGCTTTCCCAGGCCGTGCCGGGCGCCGCGCAAGCGATGGCGACGGGCATGGGCATGACGATGGGCGAGCTCACCAAGGCGATCTCCAAAGGCACCGTGTCGTCCGAAATGGCGATCAAGAAGATGCTCGCGGTGTTCGCCAACGACTCGGCGGGCGCGGGCGCGGCGCAGATGCAGACGTGGCTCGGGACGCTCGAAAAGCTGAACACGCGCTGGGACTTGTTCAAGATGGACGTGGCCGATTCCGGCTTCTTCAAGGCGACCAAGGACGAGCTCAACGACATCATGGGGCTTTTCGGCACGCCCCAGGCGCACGAGTGGGCCAAGGGCCTAAGCGACCAGTTCGTCTCGATGATTGGCCTCTTCCATGAGGGACGCACCACGCTGCAGGAATACCTGCCGCAGCTGCTTGAGCTCGGCAAGGTCGTGCTCGCCGCCTTCAGCGTGACGGTGGTCGCGAGCTGGCTGAATGGCACGCGTAACGCGCTCGCGGGCATCGTGACCGCTTACCGCGAGTATGCGGCGAATGCGATTGCCTCAGAGGGCGTGGTGGCCGCCAAGAAGCTCTCGGTGACCGAGCAGATCCTCGCCGCCGACCAGGCGCGCCGCGACTCGATCGCGATGGAAAGCGAATTGCGACAGGAAGCGCTCGCCCGCGAAATCGCGGCGAACCAGCAACTCATGGTCGCCAACGACAAGCGCTACGCCGCGATCGACGCCGCGCGCCAGGCGGAATACCAGAAGGAGATCGAGGGCAACGCGAAAGTGCTCGCCGCGAAGATCGCTCTCTTCGAGGAGCTCACGGCCGCCGAAGCGGGCTACAGCGCAGCGCTGCTCGCCGAGCAATACAAGCGCGCCCAGATGGGCATGGCGTCGAACTCAGCCACCGCCGCAGAGTATGCCGCGCAGGCGCGCCTCACCGAAGAGATGGAGCGCGGGCTGGTGTCGTTCCGGGCTGAAATCGCGCTGCTCGAGAAGGAAGCCGTCGCGCTCACCGAGCGAAACAACCTGCTGCGCCAGGCGATTGCCGAAGAGACGGCCGCTACCGCTGCCCAGCAGGAGCTCAACGTCGCGACCAGCGCAGGAAACGCCGCGCTCGTCGAAGCGAACGCCGCACTGGCTGCCAAGATCGCCGCCGAGCGCCGCGCGATCGCCAACATGACGGAGATGACCTTCGGCGCGGCGGCGCTCAAGACCGGCATCATGGGCCTGCAGTTCGCGTTCAACGCGCTGGGTGGCTGGATCGGGCTCGTCTCGCTGGCGATCATCGGCGGCATCGCGCTGTGGGACAAGTATCGCGACCACGCGCGCGCCGCCGCGCAGGCCGCCGCCGACGCCGCGAACATCAAGAACATCATCGCCAAGGGCGACGCGAGCCAGAAGACCGTTGACAACCTCAACGACACACTGAAGAACAAGCAGGCTGAGATTTCGCTCCTCGAGTCGCAGATCAATCAGCGCAAGTCGGGCGCCAACGAGCAGGGCGAGTTTATTGGCGCGCGGGGCGAGGACGACCCCGAGATCAAGGCGATGCGCGCAAAGATCGCGCTGCTGCAGAAGGGCGCCAGCGACATGAAGGCTGCGCGCGACCAGGCGCAGGGTGCGGTTGACCAGCAGAACGCGGCGCTCAACGCCAACAAGTTCGCGAGCAAATACGAGCAGGACTCGGAAGCCGCGCTCTCGAACATCACGGCGAACTCGTCGAAGCTCAACGCTGAGCGCCAGCAGGCGTTCGAGAAGCGCACCGCCGGCATGAAGAAGGACTCGGCCGAATACATCGCGCTGCAAAAGCAACTGACGGCCGACAACCACGCCGCGCAGATCACCGCGACCGATGAGCGCGTGAAGGTGCTCACGGCCAGCCGCGACAGGATCAACGCAGCGATTGCCGCAGGGTTCGGCACGGGCAAGGAAGCTCAGGCGCAGGCTATCGCCGCCGCGCGCGAGCAAAAGCGCCTGACCGACGAGATCGCCAACGCACAGGGGCAGGGCGTCGCGCTCGCCGCGCCGAACGAGTTCGTCGCGCCAAAGAACAACGGCGGCCACACCGCGGCGCCGACCGACTTCCTCGAAAAGAGCCTCGATCACGTCAAGGTGCAGTTGGCGGGCGCCACCGAGCAGCTGCGTCAGATCCAGACGGGCGCGACCGACTACGAGCAACTTCGCAAGGGCGTCGAGCTCCAGGTGAAGGAGATGGTCGACGCCGGCCAGCTCGATTACGTCACGCACGGCAAGGGCGGTGGCAAGTCCAGCCCGAGCATGAGCGACCCGAGGGTCCAGGAGCTCATCGACGACAAGACGGCGCTCGAAATCGTCACCAAGGCGAAGGAGCAGCTCGCGCAGATCAAGAAGAAGCTCGCACCGGCCGAGGACGAGCTCAAGCGCTCGCTGGACCTGCTTGCCTCGGGCGACTACACGACCAAGCCCGGCGCCAATAACGAGCGAATGCTCAACTACCTCGACAAGATCCACGTCACGGGGCTTAACGCGGCGAAGGCGGTCGCGAGCATCACCGAGGAAGAACGCAAGCTCTTGCTGGTCGCGCCGACGAAGGATCTGGTCGACTACACGCGCGGGCTTGGCAAGGACACCGCCGCCATCAACGCGCAGCTGATCCAGAACAAGCGGGACCAGCTGGAGGAGGAGTTCCGCATTGCCCGCGAGGCGTGGGAGAAGGAAGACGCTGCAAGGCTCGACGCGGTGCGCAAGCTCGGCGGCAAGGTTGATGTCGAGCAAGCTATCATTGAACAGCGCCGTGCGGTTGAGCACGCGAGCTGGCTCAAGAAGATGGAAACGCCGATGGAGCAATTGGCGCAGAAGTGGGGCGACACCACCAATCAGATGGAGAACGCCTCGACCGGCTGGGCCAACTCGACCATCGACACCTTCGTCTCGATGGTGACCACCGGCAAGATGCAGTTCGGCAAGCTGCTCGAAGGCATCGCCACCGACATGCTGAAGATTTCGCTCCAGAAGAGCATGGGCGGGGGCCTGCAGCAGATGTTCGACGGACTCACAAAGGGTTTCGTCGGGGTAATCGGCGGCAACGGCAAGAACGAGGGGCGCGGCACAACCGCGGCCGCCGAGGGCGCCGGCAGCGCGCTCCCCGCGATGCTCAAGGGTCCGCTCGATGCAGTCGGGGGCATGTTCACGAAGCTCTTCGGCGCGGGCGAGCACTACAGCACGACCCTCGAAGACAACGTGAAAAACCTGATGGTCGTGCAGACCACCGAGACGACCACCCAAAACTCCCTGATGACGCTCGGGCAGGCTGCGCAATACGCCGCGGCCGCGCTCTCGCAGATCCAGGCAACCTCGGGCGGTGGCGGTGGCATCGGCGGTGCGCTCGGCTCGATCGCGGGCGCGCTCGCGTCGGCCTACTTCGGTGGCGCCGGTTCGGCCACCGAGGGCATGCTCTCGCAGACCGCCTCGATGCAGGCGCCGTCGACGCTGATGGGCGTGCAGGGCGGCACCAACACGCTCGGCAACTGGAACTACACCGGCGGCCAGATGAGCAGCCAATACAAGTTCGCCGACGGCGGGATCATGACCGAGTTCGGCCCGATGTCGCTGCGCAAGTATGCGAACGGCGGCATCGCCGACAGCCCGCAGGTCGCGGTCTACGGCGAAGGCTCGATGAACGAGGCGTTCGTGCCGTTGCCCGACGGCCGCAGCATTCCCGTGACGATCACCGGCGGCCAGCAACAGCAGCAGTCGGGCGGCGCCGGCGGCGTAGTCGTGAACGTTATCAACCAGACCGGCCAGAGCGTGCAGGGTCAGCAGCAGGGGTCGCCGCGCTTTGACGGCCAGAAGATGATCCTTGACGTTGTGCTCACCGCGGCAAGCCAGCCGGGTTCCTTCCGCGACGGTATGAAAGGCGCACTGAAATGACCACCTACAGCTATTTGCCACTCAACGACCTGCTGGACTCGAGCAAATTCCAGCAGGAGAAAGAAAACCCCGCGATGGTCGCCAAGATGGACGGCGGCTACGTCGTCTCGCGCCCGAAGCACACGCGCAAGCCGCGGCGCACGTTCACCTGCGGGTTCACCGACTTCAGCGACGCCCAGCGCGCCGCCGTCGATGCGCACTTCGACGCCATGCACGGGGGCAGTGCGATCTTCAACTTCACGCACCCCGTCTCGAAGGATCTCGTGCTCGTGCGCTTCACCGAGGACTCCACGCTGCAGTGGGCCTACTCGGGCGCGGGCGGCGTAGCGCTCTGGTCCGTCACCTTCAAGTTGCAGGAGGCTTAAATGCCCGCTCAAATCTCCGTTGCCAGCATCATCGAGAAGAACCGGATCGGTTCTGACGTTCCCTATCTCGCCTTCCTCGACATGGGGGTGATCGATCCGACCACGGGCGCCGTGACCGAAACGCGTTACCTCGTGAACAACACCGAGTCGGTCGTGCGGCAGGGCATCACCTACGAGCCGATGCAGTTCTCGCTGGACCTCAAGACGGTGGCCGGCAGCGCGCCGCAGATCACCGTGTCGCTCATCGACTACGCGGGCGCGCTCATCAAGCTGATGAACGACCACGACGGCGGCACCGACTTTCCGGTGACGATTCGCGTGTGTCAGGCCGGCGGCCTCAACGAGGCGCCCGACGTCGAGGAGCACTTCGTCATCGTCACGGGGGCGGTGGACAACTACGTCGCCTCGTGGACGCTCGGTGCCGAGAATGCGCTCACCAAGCAGTTCCCGCGCCGCCTGCAACGGCGCGACTTCTGCCAGTGGGTCTACAAGGACGCGCGCACCTGCCGCTACAACGGTAGCCTCGCGAGCTGCGACCGCACGCTCGGCGGCGCGATGGGGTGCCGCGCCCACAACAACGTCATCAACTTCGGCGGCTCGCCAAATCTGGTTTCAAGCAACCTCGTCGTAGCGTAAAATGGATAAGTCACCCGTTACCTACGTTGACCTGATCGGCACGCCGTTCAAACGCGGCGGCCGCGGCCCCGACGAGTTCGATTGTTACGGCCTCGTCAAGTTTCTGATCCACCGCGCGACGGGCCAGGTTGTGCCTGACTATAAAACGCCGAACGACAGCGGCGCGACGCACGCGCTGATGATTACCTCGCGCGAGTTCTGGCGCCGGCTGCCGGGCCCGAAGATCGGCTCGATGATCTTCTTCAAGATCGGCCGCGAGGTGTGTCATGTCGGCTATACGGTGAGTAACGGGTTATTCATTCATGCGTGGGAGCCATCGGGCGGCGTGACGGTCGAGCGGCTCTCGGAGTGGGAAAAACGGATCGACGGGTTCTATGAATACATCGAAGGGTAAGAAGGCGGCGGAGTTTGTGAAGGTTCGACGGATCACCAACCCGTTCGAGCCGATGCGCGACGTGCGCGAGGAGCAATGGAAGTGGCGCAAGACCTACACGCTTGATCGCTATCTGCCGCTGGGCGAAGCGACCGATGTGGTTGTGTCGCTCAACGGCCTCGCTATCGATCGCGAGCGCTTCGCCAAGACGCGTCTTCAGCCCAACGATTTCATCGTGATCTGCCCGGTCCCGCAGGGCGGCGGTGGCAAGGGCATCTTCCGGATCGTCGGGATGATCGCGATTGCGGTCGCCTCGGTCTACACGGGCGGGCTGGCAGCGGCCGCCTATACGGGTGCGGCCAGTGCGTCGGCAGCGGCCGCCGCGGGCCTGGGCACCACCTTCGCGATGGTGCAGGCGGGTGTGGCCGCCGCCGTCACGATCGCCGGCTCCATGCTGCTCAACGCAGTGCTGCCGCCGGCGGTCGCCACCGTCAACACCAATAGCGGCCTGGCTGCCAGCTCCACCTACGGCGCCGACGGCGCGAAGAACACCGCGGCGGAAATGATCCCGACGCCGGTCGCCTACGGCACGTTCCGCACCGCCGGCAACGTAATCGGCGTCCATACCGAAGCCGACGGCAACAACCAGATCCTCTACATGTTGATCAATGCCGGGGAGGGGCCGATCGCGTCCATCTCGGGCATCAAGATCAATGACCGCGACCTCTCCGAATTCTCGGAAGTCTCGGTGCAGACCCGGCTTGGCGACCCGATGCAGGCGCCGATCGACTGGTTCAGCTCCGTCATCACGCCCTACTCGAAGCAAGTGAAGCTGCCCAAGGACGGCAGCTACCTTACGTTTGCCACGCAGGGCAACGTCGAGGCCGTGCGGGTGGACTTCAACTTCCCGAGCGGCCTGTATTCCGTCAGCACGAAAAGCGGCAGCTTCGAGAACAACTCGGTGGCGCTCGAAGCCGATTACCGGCTGGTGGGCAGCAGCGATTGGACGCCGTTCACCAACTCCGCGCCGCGCTACGTCAACGCGCGCGTGACGCCTATCACGAGCATCGGCGTGGGGAACGTGCCCGGCACGCTCTACGACAGCGAGAACTACCAGTGGGACGCCACGCAGGTCATCACGGACCTGAATATCTCGACCGATAACGGCATAGTGCTCGACACCGTGCGCGCCGCGGTCATGGCGAAATACGGCAGCTACGTGGGCCAGCAGGTGAGCAAGTGGCCGGTCTCGAAAGCGGGCACCGTGTCGGTGGCCGTCACCGTGCCCGCCGGCAGCGCCGCGCTCGTAGTGACAGAGAAGCTCCAGTCGACCGTGCGCCGCAGCTATCTCTCGCCGCAGCTCACGCTCGGCAAGTATGAAGTGCGCGTGCGCCGCAACCCGAACTACATCGACTATTCGGCCAACACGCACGGCACGAAGATCACCACCGACACGAGCACGACCGCGAGCTCCGACTGCTACGTGGGTGACGTGAACGAGATCCTCTACGAGGGTGTCGGCTACAACCACACGGCGCTGCTCGCGATTCGCGTGAAGATGGACGACCAGATTTCGGGCGTGCCGTCGGTCACCTTCATCAACGGCGGGCGCGTCATCCCGACCTTCACGCGCTCAAGCGGCGTCATCAGCCAGGTCGACAAGGCGAACAACAATCCGGCCTGGGTGCTGTGGGACGCGCTCACGCACTGGCGCTACGGCGGCGGCATCGACACGAGCCGCCTGAACCGCGACGCCTTCTTCGATCTGGCCGAGCACTGCGATGCAAACGGGCTGACCTACGACGGCGTGTTCGACACGAACATGAACATCTGGGACGCCTGCCAATACATCGCACGCACGGGCCACGCTCAGCTCGTGCCGGTCGGCACGCGCTACTCGGTCATCATCGAGCGCGCGAGCGACCCCGTGATGATGTTCGGCATGGGCAACATCGTCGAGGGCACGTTCAAGCAAAGCTGGATGAGCCGCACCGACCGCGCGACCGAAGTGGACGTGACGTTCTCGGACAAGGACGACGACTACAAGTCGAAGACGGTGAAGGTGGCCGACGCATCGGCCGCGCTCGAAGGTCGCCCGCAGAATGCCGCGGCCATCACCGCCTACGGCGTGGTCGACATTCAGCGCGCATACAAAGAGGGCGCGCTCCAGCTCAACATCAACCGCTACCTCACGCAGACCGCTGAATGGCAGTCGCCCATCGAGGCGCTCGCGTGCGCAGCGGGCGATGTGGTGCTCGTGCAGCACGATCAGCCGGCGTGGGCGTATTCCGGGCGCCTTGCCGGCGGCAGCTCCGCGTCGGTCATCAAGCTCGACAAGACGGTCACGATGGCGGCCGGCAAGACCTACAAGCTGCTGCTGCTCGCGAACACCGCCAACCGCGGCACGGGCACGGTCACGTCCGTGGGGGATAACTTCCTCGCGATCCCGGGCACGCCGACCACGATGCGCGTGCGCCGCGTGCGCAACGCAAACGGCGTTGAGGCGGGCATCACGGCGGTCGTAGGCGATGGCGTCTACGTCGATTCGGCCAACGGCTTCGCCGCCGGCCAGCCGATCACGTTCTGGGACACCGACGTGATCGAGGACCACGATGTGACGCTTGCCGTGGGCGACACCGACACGCTCACGCTGCGCAGCCCCCTTGGCTTTGTGCCCGATCAGTTCACGAACTACATGTTCGGCGAGACGGAGAAGGTCAAGAAGTCCTTCCGCATCACGGACATCACGCTCGGCTCGACCGACATGACGCGCGCGATCAAGGCGCTCGAATACGTGGCCGAGGTCTACGACCTGTCGAGCTACAAGGATGTGGCGGATACCCTCACGCCGCCCATGCTCGACCCGTCGCAGGCGGCGATCGGCGTCGTGCAGAACGTAAGCGCGTATGAGGAAACCTACGTGCAGGGCGCGCAGATCCTCTCGCAGGTGCGCACGACGTGGGCGCAGCCGGTCGCCGGCAACTACGCGGGCGCGAAGGTCTTCGTTCAGAAGAATGGCGGCGCATTCAACCTGACAGGCACGGTCAAGGCCGACACGAGCTTTATCGTCCCGGGCGTGCAAAAGGGTGACCAGCTGACCATCAAAGTGCAGGCGTTCGACATCTGGGGCAAGGATTCGTCTTACGACCAGTCGCCGATGGTGAGCTACAAGGTGGTCGGCACGGTGACGGCGCTCTCGACCGCCGTCGTCTCGGGCGCCGATTACCTCTGGGCCGGGCGCGACTGCAAGCTCTTCTGGCGCTACAACTCGGTGACGGCCTCGTTCGAATTCGGCAGCGAGCCGAACGGCGCCGACACGGGCGCGCGCGACCCGCACTTTCTCGACTACGAGATCCGCGTCTACGCGAAGCCCAACTACGGCACAAAGGACCAGAGGCTCCTGCGCACCGAGCACACGACGGACAACTCGTATATCTACACCTACGAGAAGAACTTCGTCGACGGCCTGCATCGGGAGCTTGTGTTTGAGATCGCCGTGCGCGACCAGTTCGGCAACGTCGGCAAGGCAGCCGTGCTCGACTGCTACAACCCGCCGCCGACCGTGCTGACGGCAGCGACGAACGCGAACTTCGAGTCCATCACGGTCAGCTTTACCCACAGCGACGACCCGGACTACGCGGGCGCGCGCATCATGCTGCGCTGGTCGGGCGACGTCGGCGCGCCGGCCACACCCGCCTACGACGGCCCGGACACAACCGTGCTGCTCTCGGGCCTGATGTTCAACGCGGACTACTACATCACGATCGTGCCGTATGACGCGTTCGGGCTGGACGAGACGATCCCGACCAACGAGATCCACGTCCACACGCCGTTTCTGGACGTCGAGGCGATCGCCGAGGGCGTGCTCAAGGACTCGCAGCTGATCCCGGCGCTCAAGACACGCATTGACCTGGTGGACGCGCCGGACACGATCATCGGCTCGGTGAACAACCGTCTGAAGAATACGTCCGACACGCTGACGGCCACGGCGAACGCGCTCAACGCCTCGCTCACGACCGCGATCACGAATGAGGCCACCACGCGCAAGAACGCTACCGACAGCCTCGCCACGCAGATCAACACGGTGTCGGCGGCGACGAACTCGAACGGCGCGGCCATCCAGAGTGAGACGACGGCCCGGACCACGGCCGACTCGGCGCTTGGCACCCGCATCGACACGGTGGTCGCACAGAGCAACGGCAACACCGCGGCGATTCAGACCGAAACCACGGCGCGCGCGAACGCGGACGGCGCGCTCAGCACGCGGATTGACACGCTGCTCGCGACCACGAACGGCAACACCGCGGCGATCACGAGCGAGGTGAGCGCCCGCACGACCGCAGACACGGCGCTCTCCACGCGCATCGACACGCTCGCCGCGAATACGGGCAACAACACCGCAGCGGTGCAGCAAGAGGCAAGCGCGCGCACCTCCGCCGACTCGGCGCTCGCAACGCAGATCAATACGGTGGCGGCGAGCTTCGGCTTTGACGCGACCAACCTGTGCGCGAACCCGGTCGCCGCCGGCGGCCTGACGACGGGCTGGACCAACAACACCGCAGTGGGCGGCACGACGGGCGACGTCCCGCTCGGCGCGCCGGCCGCTTACGTCTTCCGCCAGAACATCCGGGACAACAGCTACACGACGCGCACCGTGCCGGTTTCGGGCGGGCAAACGCATTACCTGGAGATGCGCGCGGCAACGCCCGTCGCCGCTGTGCCGATCAGCATCGGGCTGCACCTCACGGGCGCGGGCAAGTCCGATACGTGGGTTTTCGCGGCCACGCAGGCTGCAACGTCAACCTGGACCCGGATGGCGGGCAACGTCACGATCCCTGACGGCTACACGACCGCCGAGCTCTACGTGATGATCGACTTCGGCGCCAGTTCGAACAACGACAAGAATCGCTGGTATTACACGGACATCGAATGGCGCCCGGCCTCGCAGGTTCAGCCGGCAATGGCGGCGATCAGCACCGAGCAGACGGCGCGCGCGAACGCGGACGGGGCACTTTCGACCCGCATCGATAGCGTCAACGCGTCGCTCGGCACGACCAACGCGAACGTGCAGACCGAGATCAATGCGCGCGCGGCCGGCGACAGCGCCAATGCGAGCTCCATTACGCAGATCAACTCGACGCTCGGCAGCCATACGGCCTCGATCAGCACGCAGCAGTCGAGCCTCAACGGCCTGAACGCGCAATACACGGTCAAGATCGACAACAACGGCCTGATCTCGGGCTTCGGCCTCGCGTCCTATCCGATCAACGGCGGCATCGTCAGCGAGTTCGCGGTCCACGCGCAGCGCTTCTCGGTGTGGATTCCCGGCTACCCGGGCATTCAGCCGTTCACGATCGGCGTGGTCAACGGTCAGCCGCGGGTCATCATCAGCAACGCGCTCATCGGTGACGCGTCGATTGCCAACGCGATGATCGGCGACGCGCAGATCAACTCGGCAAAGATCGCGTATGCCGCGATCAACACCGCGCACATCGGACAGGCCCAGATCGACACGCTGCGCATCGGCCCGAATGCAGTCTCGACGATGGCGTCGTGGGGTGGCACGGGTGTGCCTACCTACTACGCGTCGGGCGGCGACGTGCTGGTGTTCATTTCGGCCAACCTGGGGCTTTACAACTCCAGCACGGGCGCGAACCAGAGCGGTCAGGCATCAGTCACGGTCAACGGCCAGCAGGTCGTGATCGGCAACGACCGGGGCGACCGAGCCTGCTCCTTCATGCGCATCACCGGCATGAACGGCGCCTACGCGGTGAACATCCAGGCGAGCGGATCGGGCGTGAGCAATGTTCAGACAGCCATTTTTGAGGCAAAACGATGAGTGATCAGATCCAGACGCAATACGTGGTGGCCGACGCCGGCGGACGTATCCAGTTCTACGGGAGCGTGCCGGCCTTCATGCTCGAATATCAGGTCGCGCCGGAAGGCGGCTCTGTGCTGACGGGCGCCGGCGCGCCGGAAACCCACTACGTGCAGGGCGGGGCAATCGTTGAGCGGCCGGCGAACACCGCCACGCTCAAGGGCATGGAGCTGCAAAACCTACCGGTGCCGTGCACGATCACACTCGACGGGACCGATCACGCCTGCACGGACGACTCTTGCGAGCTTTCCTTCAGCCACGCCGGCACCTACCAGGTGAAAGTCTCCGCCTGGCCGATGCTCGACGCCACTTTCGAGGTCACGCAAGCATGAAGATCCACCACAAGATTGACGTCGCGCCCCGGCGCGCGGCCGACTACATGGCGATCGGCGACCAGCTGGACGCGCTGATGAAAGGGTTCGCGGCGCTGAAAGAGCAGGGAATCGCGCTGCCGGCCGCAACCGAGGCATGGATCGAGCACTGCCAGGCGATCAAGGAGCGCCATCCGAAGCCTTGACTTTCCATTGCGGATAAGTGACCCGTTACTTATAATCGAACCCGACACGTCTCTAGGACAAGGGTTCTCGCATGGCACAATTGAAGCAGGTCTGCACCGTCACCAACGGCAGTCAAACGGTGACGGTAATTGGCACGAATGTGGCGTATCGCATTCTCAAGAACAGCGTCTTTATGACGACGCCGGACCTTGTGCCTTACATCGTGGCTCAGGACGCGGCCTTTGACGGCGTGAACACGGTCGTCCAGCTCACCGGCGCCTACCAGGGCTCGAGCGGCGCGATGGCGAACGGTGTGTTCGCGACCGACTTCACGGTGCCCGATGGGCTGCCGCTGATCTCGCAGGGCGACGTCGGCACGGCCGCGATCTGGACCAACACGATGTATAAGATCCAGGCGCTCATGTCGGAGGTGAGCCCGACGGGTCTGGTCGCCTCGGTCGACGATATCCACGCGAGCCTCGCGTCGGCAGTGACCGCGCGCGATGCTGCAGCGGCCTCGCAGACCGCTTCGAAGACCAGCGAAACGAATTCCGCCACAAGCGCCGCAGCCGCGCTTGCCAGCCAGAATGCCGCGAAGACGAGCGAGACGAACTCGAAGACGTCGGAAACGAATTCGAAGACCAGCGAAACCAACTCCGCGAGCAGCAAGACCGCAGCGGCCGGTAGCGCCACCGCTGCCGCAAGTTCGGCCACGGCCGCCTCGGGAAGCGCCTCGGCGGCCCTTGCCAGCCAGAACGCCGCCGCCACATCGGCGACCAACGCGGCAACCAGCGAAACGAATGCCGCTTCGAGCAAGACCGCGGCCGCGAGTTCCGCGACTGCCTCCGCTTCGAGCGCGGCGGCTTCCCTTGTCAGCCAGAACGCGGCAAAGACGAGCGAAACCAATTCGAAGACCAGCGAAACGAATTCGAAAACGTCCGAGACGAATGCGGCCGCTTCCGCCACCGCGGCCTCCGGGTCTGCGAGCTCGGCTGCGGCCGACCGCGCGACGGTGCAGGGCATCCTCGTTACGCTGAACGCGCTCTATCTCGGCAACAAGACGTCGGACCCGGTAAAGGACAACAACAACGCTGCGCTCACGATCGGCTCAGAATACTTTAATTCGACCACCAAGCAGATGCGCGTCTACACCAGCACCGGCTGGCAAGACGTTGATCTGACCTCGGAGAACATGGCCGCCAATGCGACGGTCAGCGCAAGCGCAGCCTCGGGATCGGCTTCGGCCGCCTCGACTTCGGCCGCTGCTGCGCTCACTTCGCAAAACGCCGCCTCCGCTTCCCAGACTGCCGCCGCAGGTTCGGCCACCGCTGCGTCGACTTCCGCCGCAGCCGCCCTCGCTTCGCAAAATGCCGCGAAAACCAGCGAGACGAATTCGAAGACTTCCGAAACCAATTCGAAGACGAGCGAGACGAATGCGGCGGCTAGTGCCGCGCACGCCGACCAGGTGGCCGCGACGATCGGCAACCCAGTGTCGAAGGATGGTGACACGATGGCGGGTGACCTGTGGGTGGGTGACCCGGCGAGCACGAGCGGCAAGACGCTCGGCACGAACTACCGTATCGGGATTGCGCGCAACTCGGCCGGATTCCAGCCCTATCAGGTGATCACGAACGGACAAGTGGTGCTCGCCACGCCGCCCGCGTCGCAAACCACCATCGGTTTCACGACGTTCCGGTGGGCGTCGGTCACCTCCGACGTGCTCGCCGGCCAGAGCGCGGCAGACGTCTACGGCTACGCTAACGCGGACGGCACCGGCACGCTCGGGCTCTTCGGGCGTAACGCAAGCGGAACGGTTGCAGGCAAGATTTACGTGAACGGCTCGGGCAAGGTTGTCGTCGGCACCAGCGTCGATGATGGCGTCTCGGCGATGCAGATCAACCCGAACGGCGCAACGTGGGCGGTGCTCAACGCGCCGACGCTGCGTGTGATGGATACGCTCTCGGGCACGGGTGGCGGTCTATCGATCGATTCTTTTCAGCCGACGATTCAGTTCCGCGACGCGAGCGCGAGCGCGAAGAATACGCGTCTACTCGTCGACAGCGGCACGATCCAGCTCGCCAATGACACGACCGCTGCGCCGGGCACATGGAGCGCCTATGGCATCGGCTTGAATCCCGATGGCTATATGTCGATTGGCGGCAGCACGTCGGTCAACGTGATGGCTTACCTGCGCGGCACGCATCTGGGCACCGGCACGACCAACTACGGCATCCAGTTCAACGCTGAATTTAACGAAACTTCGACCGGCGTAGCCGTCGCCTATGCTTCGACGCCGAAGATGAAGGACGCTGCATTCACTTGCGGCAACCTCGTCGGCTTCCTCGCAAACCCGCCGACCATCGGTGCCGCCGCGACAGTGACGGCTTACACAGCCTTTAACGCGAAGGACATTACTGGACCCGGCTCGGTCTATGGGTTCCGTGGGCAGGTTGCCGCCGGCACGGGCAAGTGGAATATTTACAACGACGGCACCGCGCTCAACCACCTGAATGGCAAGCTGCTGGTCGGCACCACCACCGACGACGGCTATAGCAAGCTGCAGGTCAATGGCGTGCTGAAGGGCGTCGCTGCACAAAAGGCGCTCGTAGCCTCGAACGGCTCGGGCACCGGTCAGACGTCGATGTATCTGACGCGCGAGGGCGCGGCCACCGACGAAAAGTATTGGGAAATCCTGCACGCGTCGTCGAACAGCTTCGCGATCCGCTCGATTGACGACACCTACTCGGCCTCGCAGAACGCGCTGGTGATCACGCGTCCGGCCGGTGGTGGCGTCGCGCTCACGACGATGCAGCTGATGACCGGCGGTGGCCGCGTCATGGTGGGCACCTCGACCGACGACGGCACGAACCTCCTGCAGGTGGCGGGCACTGCCAAGGCGAGCGGCAGCATCACGACCGGTGGCGCATTCAACGTTGACGGCGCAGCAGGCGCGGGCCGCTCGCTGTATATGAAGACGGCCGGTTCGAACCGCTGGGAGTTCACAGCCAGCGCCAGTGCAGAGTCGGGCAGCAATGCCGGCTCGAATCTGGTCGTGAACCGCTACGACGACACAGGCACCTGGATCGATTCGCCGCTCTCCATCACGCGCTCGACGGGCGTGCTCGGGCTTTCGCAACGCCCGACCTTCGGCGGCTACACGCCGTGGGATACAGGCAACCTCACGCCGTTCGACAAGGCACTCGGCGGGACCATCACGGGCGCAACCCTGATCGACACCACGCCGAGCGTGACGACTGCTCAGTTGGCCGTCCGGGCAGCGAGCGGCGCGATCAGCCGCGAGTCGAAGCTGCGTTTTCATAGCACCTTCGGGTCGGGCAGTGACCTCGGAAACCGCCTCGTCGCTTCGTTGCGCGCGGGCTTCAACGCCGGAACGTGGGGTAAGGAATACCTCGACTTCTACCTGAACTCGGCGTCGAACGATGCCGCGAGTGACGCGAATCAGACCCTCGTCATGCGCCTGACCTATGGCGGTCGGGTGCTGATTGGCTCGGCGACGGACGACGGCACGAACAAGCTGCAAGTAGCGGGCACCATCACGGCCGCTGGCGCCGCTTCGCTCACAAGCTCGGCCAACAGCACGGTCGGATCGATCTCGCCATCGGCCTACACGGGCGGCTTGTCGATCGAAGCCTACAACACCGGCAACACGGCGAAAAAGAATGTTGCGCTCGCGCCGTGGGGCGGTCGCGTCCTCATCGGCACGACGACGGACGACAACACGAACGTGCTGCAAGTGAATGGCAACGCCTCTGTGCAGGATTTTGTGACCATCAACGGCGTCGCGTCGTCTTACAAGGGCGTGAAGCTCGCGTCGGCCGGCGTGACCCGTTGGACGGTGGGCGCGAACCAGACGACCGAAAGCGCGAACGCGGGCGCCGACTTCAGCATCGACCGCTACAACGATGCTGGAACTTGGCAAAGCGCGCCAGTCCAGATCGCGCGATCGTCCGGCCTCGTGACGGTGAGCAACGGGCTGGCGGTTACCAGCTACATCGAGCTCGGCTCGCTGACGAGCTCGATGACGCCGTTCCTCGACTTCCACAGTTCGGGCACCGGCAGCGATTACGACAGTCGAATTATTTCGACGGGCGGCAGCGCGACAGTCGGTCAAGGGCGCCTGGATTACTACGCGAGCGCGGGGCATGCGTTCACCGGCGATGTGACGCTGGCGGCGGTTGGCTCCACTAGCTACCGCCTGCTCATGAAGGCCGGCTCCTACACGCCGTTCATGCGGGCCACGAACATCGGCGAAGTGCAGTTTGTCAACAGTGCCAACAACGCAATCAACGTAAACCTTACCGATGCGGGCGCTCTCACCGCGCGGAGCACCGTCTTTAGCCAGTTGTCAGGCAGCACCTCAAGCGGGGCCTTCCGCACGACCGGCGACATGGGCGGTGCGTTCGTTGATTGGAATAACAACCGCAACTATGCCCTTCAGATTGACGCGGCCAACGCGACCTCTGCCTATGGCGGCGTTCGCTGGACGCGCTGGGGTGGTCGCCATCTTGCGGCGATCGACGCCTACGAAGGCGGCTCGGGGAGCACGCAGCCGACGATCGTCTTCCACGTCGCGAATCAGGCCAACGCGTGGACGTTCAACAACGCCGATATTTTGCGTTCTGGCCTCGGCGGCTATGTCTACGGCACCTGGAACTTCGATCCGAACGCGAAACTCAATGTGTCCGGCGGCACTATCACCGGCGGCCTGGTGGTCAATGGCGGTATCACCTGCTACGGCGCTTCGGTCTTCACGAATCAGGTCAACGTCAACAACAACGCCTACATGAATTTCGTGAACGTCTACAGCCTCCGCGCGGTTCAGGGAGCTAATTGCAGCTCTCAAGGCGCAGCGCTGGGTTGGAACGACTCGAATGGCGGCGGGGAAGGGATGCTTGCCGTGAACGCCGGCTCGGGCTCGGGCGGTTGGGTGCTGCGTTCGGTGAATAACGGCAACACCGTTGAGTATGGCCGCTTCACGATCTCGCCGGGCGGGGTAGGCACGAACGGCTCGGACAAGCGCCTGAAGAAGAAAATCAAAACGCTCAAGGGCTCGCTCGCCAAGATTCGTCAGATTCGTGGCGTGAGCTACACCTACAAGGCGAGCGGTGAGCAGCACTACGGCGTGATCGCGCAGGAAATCCAGCCGCATTTCCCTGACGCCGTGACCAAGCAGGGCGCGGGCCAAGGTAAGGAAGACTACCTCGGCGTCGCCTACACCGACCTCGTGGCCCCGCTGATCGAAGCGGTCAAGGAAGTCGCGGACAAGACCGATCTGGTCGATCCGCTGGTGAAGGCGGTAAAGATGCTGACCGCCAAACTCGACAGCGCACTCGCGCGCATTGCAGCACTTGAAGGAGCAGCAGCATGAAGTATCTGAAGGCCATCGACCCGACAACCAGCCAGGTGGACGCCCACAAGGTGTGGGCGATGGCAGATGACGGCACGAGCACGCTCGTCGCCGACACCGACCCGGCCTGGCTCGGGTATCTGCAGAACGTCTGTCCGGTGGCAATCGACGCGCGGGTCGCCGAGATCTACTCGAACTGGACCCGCTTTCAGCAGGAATACCTGTCGCGACAGACCGCAGCACAAGCCTTCAAAGACGCCGGGTATACCGGCGATCCCGGCCCTTGGGTGGCAGGCTTCGCGGTGCCGGCCGGCAAGACCAACCAGCAGGCCGCGGACCTGATCCTCGCACAAGCCGCCGGCTTAAATGCGGCGCTCTCGGCACTCGGCGCGCTCCGGATGCGCAAATACGAAGTTCTCGCCGCATCCGAAGCGACCGCGGCGCAGTCCGCGTTTGACGACATCATGGCCTCCATCGAGGCCGTGGCAGCAACCATTCAGTGACAGGAGCAGTGATGAAGGTAGCGTTTTTCAAAGGGCGGCATCCGGGCGTCAAGGGCTGGCTGGGTGTCATGACGAAGTGGTGGACTGATGGACCCTATAGCCACTGCGAGCTGGTCGTGGGCGAGACTCCCGACGGCAAGTCGATCTGCTGGTCCTCGGCCTATCTCGATCACGGCGTGCGCCAGGTCGAGCTCGAGCTGGACCCGGCAGACTGGGACGTGCGCGAGTTGCGTCTCACGTCCGCGGAGCAGACCGCCGCGCTCGCCTGGTTCGAGCAGCACAATGGCGAACCGTATGACGTGCTGGGCTTGCTCGGCTTCGTGTGGCGGCGGGAGGAGGGCGACAAGAACAAATGGTTCTGCTCCGAAGCAGTCGCGGCGGCTCTCGGCTGGCCGGAAGCGTGGCGCTACGACCCGAACACGTTCGCCGCCATCCTTAAACCGATGGAAGTCATTCCACAAGGAGTTCCCGCATGACCTACGCCTTCCTGACCCTCGTCAACCTGCTGTTTACGGCGCTCGCGATGGTGCTCGCGCCAATCGTCGCGCTCTTTTGCAAGAACGACGGCTACCTACCGAACTGGCTCGCGTGGTTCCAGACCTTCGATGCACCGCTCGACGCCGGCACGCGCGACGGCTACCCGGGCTTCGATCCGAGCGGCTCCCGCTGGTGGAACCGCACGAAGTGGCTCTGGCGCAATCCTGCTTATGGCTTCGCCTATTGGCCGCTCGGGCAGACGTTCGACCCCGCTGAATGGATCGTGACCAAGTTCGAAAGCGGCGCCAACTACACGAACTTCCATGCGCGGACCCGTGACGGCCGCCTCTGGTGTGTCAGTTACAACGGCGCATTCGGACAGTGGAAGCTCGGCTGGAAGGCGTGGAACTACTTCGACGGACTCGACGAGCAGGGCGACGCCAAGTGGAGGAGCGCGCCGTGGGGTCCGCAGTGGCGCGTGCCGATCTGCTTCACGCCGAACGTCTTCAAAGGCATCGCGCGCCTTTTCTCTAAGGCGTAGATAAGTAACCGACGACTTACTATAATGGGTGGAGAGGCGATCATTCCGACAGCCCTCCACCTTCTCACATTCACAGGAGCCATACATGGCAATCAGCAAAGAAATCACCCAGGACGCGACCGGCGTCGTTGTCGCCCACCACGTCGTCCAAAGCGTCACGCTCGACAAGATCGGTCAGACGGTGACCGCCGCGGTGCACAGCTACGTGTCGAGCGACGCGAAAGCGGCGGGCAAGCAGATGGTCGGTATGCCGGTCCACATCACGGTGGCGGGCCTGCCGGGAGACAAGGAAAACGCATTCAGCTTCGTCGAAAAGCAACTGGTGGCGTCCGAACCGGCCGACGCCGAGAAGACGAACCTCACCTACGCGTTTGGCGGCGCGCGCTACCTGTTCGCCGGCGGCAAGGTGCAGGCGGACGTCTGAAATAAGTAAGCGGTAACTGGACAGAGGCGGTGCAAGGTTGTTAACATCGCCTCTTCACACCATTCCGCGAGAGAGCGACGGCATGAGTTTCGACCCGAAAGACCAGGAGAACCTGATGACCATCGCCCGCGAAGTTGCCAAGGCGACCGTTGAAGAGATGGGCCTGAAGCTGCGCGAGCGCGACGATGCGCTTCGCGACAGCATCGTCAAGGACGTGCGGAAGGAGCTCGAGTCCTACTTCGGCGATCAGTCGCCGGCCGAGCACATGATCCAGCACGCGCGCATGGACAAGTTTCTCGCGTGGCTTGACGGGATGGGCAAGAACTTCTGGTCGGGCCTGCTCAGCAACCTCCTGCGCGCCGTGGTGACCGGTGCCGCCGCTGTCTTCGTCTACTCCCGAGTCAAAGGCTAATCCCATGCGCTTCATCCAAACCCTCAAGACCCTGCTCGACGACCGCCTGATCATCATGCTGATCCCGGCGCTCATCGTGCTCTGCACCGATGTGCCAGTGCTCTTCAGCCTCGGCTACGCGGTGGCAATCGTTGTCGCCATCGTCGCGGTCGCGCACTCGCTGCGCCTGCTGATCCTGCCGCACGTCAAGATGGGCTTTCTCATCTACCAAGCGGGGCAGTCGCCAATCTCAGCCGCTATCGTTTTCGCTACCGTCCTCGGCTTCATGGGCCTCATCGTGCATTCGATGGTTGCCTGGATTCAGGCCGCTGCCGGCCATGCTGCCTAAGCTCGCTTCGCTCTACATCCCGGTGCTGGCTGCGCAGATCACCGCGCTCTGGCCCGCGATGCCCGCACCCTCGACGCTTGCCGCACAGGTCGAGCAAGAGACGTGCGTGTCGCTGACCTCCCCGCGCTGCTGGAACCCCAAGACCGAGCTTAAAACGAGCCGGGAATACGGGTTCGGCCTCGGGCAGCTGACCGTCACCCCGAAGTTCAACAACTTCGAGGCGGCGAAGGGCTGGGACAAGTCGCTCAAGAACTGGAAGTGGGAAGACCGGTTCGATCCGAAGATGCAGCTCGGCGCGCTCGTCGCCTACGACCGCAACCTCTTCAACTCGATCAAGTTCGCCGACACGCCCGAAGACCGGCTCCAGTTCGCCTTTTCCGCCTACAACGGCGGCCTCGGTGGCCTGATCAACGATCGCCACGTCTGCCAGGCGACCAAGGGCTGCAACCCGGGCAAGTGGTTCGGCAACGTCGAGTTGACGAGCCTCAAAGCGAAGACCGCCGTGAAGGGCTACGGCCAGAGCTTCTATCAAATCAACCGCGGCTACGTGCGCTCGATCTGGTTCGACCGGCGCCAGCGCTACACCTTCATGGACCCGAAATGAAGACCGTCATTCTGCAGATCATTTTCGCGCTGGTTCTGTTCGCACTCGGCTTCGAGACGGGCACCTACCACGCGGCCACCAGCGCGCTCAAGGGCGAGGTGAAGGCCGAGCACGTCGTCGCGCAGCAGAACGCCATGAGCGTCGCTAAAGCCCAGGACGCGAGCGTCAAGGTCGAGCAGAAGGTCGCCGTGACCGCGGCCGCCATCGATTCGAACAAGGCCCAGATCAAGAAGCGCGTCGCCGCGCAGATCAAGCGGCAGACCCCTGCCACCCCTACGGAGAACCACCCCGATGAAACGAATCCTGCTGGCAACAGCTGCGGCTTTAGTCTCGACGTTGGCACTGTGCGCATGCTCAACGCCAGTCGTCAAGGAACCGCTTTTCATCCCGCCGGCAGCGGGGATGAAGAAAGCGACGCCGCTCCAGCCCTTTGCTTTACCGACTTCGTCGACGCCGACCAAGACCTGACCCGGCTCTACCTGGAGCTCGCCGCGCGCCACGACGCACTGGTCGATTCGGTTGAAGAGTTCCAGGCGCAGCAGCGCAGACGGCTCGGGATCGAAGAGCCGGCAAACGGCAAGTAACCGCCACGGCCCCACATGGGGCCGTTTCCATTTCTACTGCAGGAAGACCCCCGCATGCAGCACGACCATTTCGTCAGGACGTTCAACAACCTCAAGCAGTTCCCGACCCTACAGGACGTGGCGGCCGAGCTCGGGCTTTCGGTGCAGACGGTCAAGAACCGCGCCGTCGCACTGCGCCGCACCCGGGAATACGCCGGCAAGGTGATTAATCGCAACGGCGTCGAGCTGCCGATGTCCGAGAACACCGATCGCATCACCCAGGCAAGCGCCGCCCAATGTATCGAGGAGCTGCGCCGCTTTGCGCTGCTCAACGCCGACCGGGCGATCTCGCGTGACTTCTTCCGCCGCGAAGGGCGCCTTGCCGAGTCGGTCTGGTCCCAGCACTTCGGCACCTTCAATGAGTTCGCGCGCCAGGCGCAACTGAAGCTCTCGCGCCAGCAGCACCAGCACGAGCGCAATATCGCCAAGCACGTCAGCACGGACCACTACCGCAAGGTCGCCGACGAGCGCCGCAGCTGGGGTGAGCGTTACGTGCGCGACGCAGGCGGGCGCTTCAAGACCATCCTCGTGTGCTCGGACCTGCACGACAAGGAGATCGACCTGTTCTACCTGCGCGTGCTGATCGACACGGCCAAGCGGGTGCAGCCGGACGTGATCGTGCTCAACGGCGACATCTTCGACTTGCCCGAATTCGGCAAATACGGCGTCGATCCGCGCGAGTGGGACGTCACCGGCCGGATTCGCTTCACGCACGAGAAGATCCTCGGGCCGCTGCGCCGCGCCTGTCCGGGCGCCCAGATCGACTTCATCGAGGGCAACCACGAGGCGCGCCTGCTGCGCCAGCTCGCCGACGCCACGCCCGCGCTGCGCTCGGTGCTCTCCGACCTGCATGGCATGACCGTGAGCAAGCTGCTGGGCCTTGACCAGTTCCAGATCAACTACGTCGCAAAGGCGGACCTGGCGGCCTTCACCAAGCGCGACTTCGAGCGCGAGCTGGCGAACAACTACAAGGTCTACTACGACACGGTGCTCTGCCATCACTTCCCGCACGCGCGCAACATGGGCCTGCCGGGCGTGAACGGCCATCACCACCGGCACCAGGTCTGGAGCCACTTCTCGCCGATCTACGGCGCCTACGAGTGGCACCAGCTCGGCAGCGGCCACAAGCGGAGTGCCTCCTACTGCGAGGGCGAGCGCTGGCACAACGGCTTCGTGCTGGTGAACGTCGACACGGCCACCCGCGCGACCAACTTCGACTACGTGGCGGTGACCGACTTCGCGGTGGCGGGCGGCCAGTGGTATTACCGGGAGGCCGCTGAGCTGGACCACTCGGTTGTCAAGGCGCTGATCGTCTGAGGCGAAATAGTAATAAGTCAGCGATGACTTATCGCGCCGATCCTGATAGAGTTGAATCACCCCTTCGGCTCTATCAGGACTTCAACAGATGGCAAAGCAGCAGACCAAGCGCGCCGCCGCGCGCGACACGAAGCAACGGGGCGACATGCCCGTCAACGACTACGAGGCACAGGGGAAGGTGGTGCGACCGTGCTATGAGCCGGTCAAAGCGCGCACCGACGCGCAGAGCCGCTACATCGCGTCCATCAAGGGCAAGGTCATCACCTTTGCAACGGGCCCGGCAGGAACGGGTAAGACGTGGGTCTGCGCGTCCCTTGCTGCTGATGCGCTGCGCGAGAAGCAGATCGAGAAGATCATCGTGACGCGGCCCGCGGTCGAAGCCGGCGAGAGCCTCGGCTTTCTGCCTGGCGAGATGGAGGAGAAGTTCGCCCACTACCTCGTGCCGTTCAAGGAGGTGCTCATCGAGCGCCTCGGCACCGGCGCCTACGAGTATCACGTCCGCATGGGCAACATCGAAGGCGCACCGCTTGCCTACATGCGCGGGCGCACTTTCCGCAATGCGATCGTCATACTCGACGAAGCACAGAACACCACGCCCGAGCAGATGAAGATGTTCCTCACCCGCATCGGTGAAGGCTCCCGGCTCATCATCAACGGCGACACCGAGCAGGTGGACATTCGCGGAAAGTCGGGCCTCGCCGACGCGGTCGAGCGTGTGACCTGGATTCCCACCGTGGGTCATGTGCGCTTCGCGCAGGCTGACGTGGTGCGCCACGGTGTCATTCAGGAGATTCTTCAGAGCTATTCGAAGCCTGTTGAGCCGGAACTTCCCCGGACCGCGTGATGTAGAGGAAGAGGGGAAGTGGAACACTTGGGGCTCGGAACCACTTCCCTCTATATCTAAACCTTTTTAACTTCTTACTATAATGGTAAGGGTAAGCTTATTTCTAATTAGGGAATGTGAGGAAAGCCCCAAGTGATCCAACCCACCTTTTACGGCAGTGAACTGACGGTCGCGGACTGCGAGATGCTGGCGCTCTCCCGCGTCACGCCTACGCTGCGGGTAGCCGAGTCGCTGCTTTTTACCCGCAAGTGGTTCGACACGAGGCATCTGCATCCGGTGCAAGCCACCTACCTGTTCGCTGATGAATACCGGCTGTCGCTGCACCGCGAATACGCTCGCCAGAAAGACACCCGCACGCTCGACAAGACGAAAGGCTTTGACGTCGAGCGGTTATTCGACTCCCGAGAGCTGACCGCGATGTGGCGGGCCCGGCAAGCGTTCGATGCGATCGGGTGCCGCTACGAGTTCGCGCTGGACTTCATCATGAAGCGATTCTGTGAGCGCGGCTGGGGCGTGTTCCCGCGTCCGAACCAACTTTACGCAGAAGAGATCGTGCTCGACGTGCGCGATGCCTGGCTCAACCAGTGCAAGAGCGTCACCCAGCTGGCGAAGCATGACCGGTTCCGGATCCAAAACGACCAGAAACACCCCGACCAGATTGCCTATCGCCGCTGGCAGATCGAGCAGGTCAAGACCCGTGGTGGCAACCGCGCGATGCTGCTCGCCCGCCTGCTGCAAGAGGATGTCCTGGATGACGCAATCGCCACTGAGGCGTTCGGCCCGGCGGTCGTTGCTCAGGCAAAGCGTTTCGTGATTCGTTAAGATAAGTCAGCCATTACTATAATTGGTAACATGCAGTTTGTAGCACCTCAATTCAACCCGGAGATTTACCTGTGACTACCCCCGAACAAGCCCGCCAAGAACAACTCGCCTTTGGTCGCCGCACCCTGCGCACCAGCCAGGAATACAGCGACCGCCCGTCAACCGCCGTGCGCCCGCAAGAGCGCTCCTATACGACGAACCGCACCGTGACGCCGCAGCGCCCGAACACGGGCGGGCATGACGTGATTCTCAAGGCGATGCAGCAGAACGGTCAGCGCGTGACGATCATCACCTCGGGCGGTGGCGACGTGTTCGAAGGCGTCATCACCGGCCGCGACAAGTTCACGATCACGCTCAAGACGAAGCACCCGGACCCGACGCGCGAAGGAACCATCCTGCGGGTGTTCTACAAGAGCGCCATCGAGCAGTTCTGGGGCGAGCAGGTCCGTCGCGACATCACTGACACGACCCGTGACGACGAAGGCTTCGCCGAGCTCAAGCGCCTTTCAACCTCGACGGTGCAGTGATGACGGCCGCCGCACCCGCCCTGAGCGTCGTGCCGGCCGCCACCGAACCCGCCGTTGAAAAGTTCAACTTCGACGGCGAGTTCCAGGCCCGCATCGCCGCCCTGACCCTGCGCGACACCACGTTCAACCAGTTGGTCGACGGACTGCTCCAGACCGCTTACTTCGAGTCGGAGCTCGAGTCGTATCTGGTGGGCGTGGCGCTGCGCTACTACGGAAAATACAAGAAGGCGCCTTCGGGGCTCGGCATCTACGCGATTCTGATCCGTGAGGACATTGACGCCAAGGTGTTGCCGAAGACCCTCGCAGTGGCGTCGATCGGGCGCCTGAAGGAGCTCTTCGAGGTCGACATTTCCGATCGCGAGTTCGTGGTCGATCAGGTCGCCACCTTCGCCAAGCACCAGGCGGTGCACGACGCGATGTATAAGGCGATCAACCACCTCGACAAGAAGAACTTCGACGGCATCGAGTCCGTCATGCGCGAAGCGCTGAACGTGGGCAAGAACGAAACGGGCGGCGGCTACGACTACGGTGAAATGATCGCCGCGCGCACGGGCATCCGGCTCGACCGCGCCTCGGGCAAGCTGCCGCCGCAGGGCATCAGCACCGGCTACGCGCCGCTCGACAACCTGCTGTATCACCGTGGCTGGGGCCGCAAAGAGCTCTCGGTGCTGCTGGGCGCGGCCAAAGCCGGGAAGACCACCGCGCTGATCGGCTTCGGTGTGAACGCGTGGGCCGCCGGCCACAACGTGCTCTACGCGACCCTCGAAGTGGGCCACGAAGTGATCGCTGACCGGATGGATGCGAACGTCGCCCAGCAAGCGATGATGGAGATGGACCACCACACGCACGACATCGCCGCGAAGGTGAAAGAGTTCGTCGCGAAGGCCCAGCGCCCGGATGGCACGGGTGCCAAGTTCATCATCGAGGAGTTCCCCTCGGGCACGCTCAAGGCGTCCTCGCTGCGTCGGCTGATCGAGCGCTACAAGACGCAAGGCATGATTTTCGATCTGGTGATCGTCGACTACGCCGACCTGATGAGCCCGGAGCGCCACACCGATTCGGCGGTCGAGAATTCGAAGTCGGTCTACGTGGACCTGCGCGGGCTCGCACAGTCCGAAGGGTTCGCGGTGCTCTCCGCCACCCAGGCACAGCGCTCGGGCGCGTCGCTCAACATCATCAAGGCCGAGAACGTCGCGGACGACTTCAACAAGATTCGGATCGCCGACATCGTGATCTCGATCAACCGCACAGATGAAGAACGCGCGGCAGGCAGAGCTCGCCTCTACTTCGCCGCATCCCGTAACCAAGGCGGTGAATTCACCGTCGAGATCGAGCAAGCACTGGACCGGATGAAGTTCATCACCCGTGTGCTCGGATTCGTTTAAGGAGCAAGCAATGAAGAAGGAACGTTTTCGTTATTTGGCAATCGTCGCTCACGGCCATCGCGACGCGTCGGCTTTTGCAAAGCGTCATGGTATCGACGGCGACGAATATTTCGCAATCGGGGCGAAGGCGACAGCCGAATACCTGCGCGGCGCGGGGTCTTATGACTTCGTTTTCGTGGATGGCGTGTCGTGGGCGGATCTGAGCGATGACACGAGGGCGGGCCTCAAAGCCAACGGCACGGAGGTCGTCTTGCAGATGCGTCTGAGCCGTCGCTTCAGTCTTGCGCGTCGCGCCGCGTGGAGCTGGATCAAACAGGTCGTGTCAGGTTCGATGGCATCGAAGCGCGTGCCGTTGGTGGCATGGTTTGACGAGTGAGCATGGCTGACGATCTGAACGAATTGCTCGATCGGGTGGACATGGCGGCTTACCTCGACCGCGAAGGCATCTCCTACCGGGAGACGCACGGACGGTCGGGCCAGCAACTCAACGTTCGCGAGTGCCCGGTGTGCGGCAATCATGACTGGAAGGTCTACATGGGCGCCGAGACGGGCGTGGGCAACTGCTTCGGCGGCTCACACCCGGCCGACGAGCGGATCTTCACGAAATATCGGTTCATCGCAGCCCACCTCGGCAAGCCGCGCGCGGGCGCGGTGGTCGAACACATTCGCATCTTCGCGAAAGAAATGGGTTGGCGACCCGCGCGACGCGTCTCTGCCAAGGTTGAGAACACGCCCGCTGCATGGGCGCTCCCGCAGCACATCGAGCTGCCGCACAACGGTCAGAACATTCCGTATCTGGAGAACCGCGGGATCGGCTCGGACCTGGCCGCGTATTTCCATCTGGGCTACTGCCCGAAGGGCTCCTATTTTCGCTACCAGACTGAGCGGGGCTGGCAGTTTCAGGACTACGGCCGGCGCATTCTGATCCCGGTCTATGACCTGGACGGCCGCGTCGCAACGTTTCAGGGGCGCGATGTCGCGGGCACCGCCGAGAAGAAATACCTGTTCCCGCCGGGCATCGATGGCTCGGGTGTGCATCTGTTCAACGGGCTGAACGTCCGAGACACGAAACGTATCGTCGTGGGTGAGGGCGCATTCGACGTCGCCGCCACCAAGATCGCGCTCGACGGCGACCAGGACTTGCGCGACGTGGTGCCGGTGGGCACCTTTGGCAAGCACCTGAGCTCCGGTAGCGAGAACAGCCAGCTCGCCAAGTTCATGACCCTCAAGGAGCGCGGCGTCGAGGAGATCACCATGATGTGGGACGGTGAAATTCAGGCGACCGACGATGCGGTCGAGGCCGGGATGATGCTTGCCTCCAACGGCTTTCGGGTGCGCGTCGCGATGCTGCCGCCCGGGTGTGATCCGAACGAAGTGCCGGCCGAAGTCGTGCGCGCGGCCTTCTACCAGGCGACTGCATTGAGCAGGAAGACCGGGGCAGAGATTCGAATGAAACGCAGAATGATGAATAGATAAGTGATGCGTTACTATAATGATAGGTAACAGCACAATTTTGGGAGGGTCGAATGGCCGGGTTTCAAATCCGCCGCCGCTTTTCACACCACACGGGCGGCACGAAGGCATATCAGGTTTGGGAGATCCAGCATAACAACGCCGTGGTCGTGGTCTTCCAATACGGCTCGTTCACGTCGGGCCGGGATGCCGTGCTCATGGGCGGGACGATCGACGTGCAGGACGCCACGACCCAGACGACGGCAGAGGCCGGAGCGATCAAGAAAGTGCGCGAGAAAAAGAAACGTGGCTATCAGGAGTGGGACACCGAGGTGTGTCCGCTTAAAAGCTACGACGATTTTTGCGACGTGCTCCGGACGGCGTTCGGCAGTGGTAAGGCATCGACGATCGTAGCGAAGCTGGATTCAGCGAACTTCGGTGTGACCTCCGATCCCGCGCCAGAGGTTGATCCCGAAAATAGCATCAAGGGCAAAGCGAAACCGCCCGCACCCAAATCTGAAGAATCCTTGCCCGAATGGGGCACTTGGTAGGAGAGAGCGATGAGCACCGAAACCACCGTCGCAGCACCGGCAGCAATCCTGCCGCCGTCCGTCTCTGCAGACGGCAAGCGCAACGCCTATTACACGCAGTGCGCGGACCTGCAGTCGACCAAGCCGTATGCGATGTGCCAATACATCATCGACCGCAAGAGCGACGCCTCGATGCAGACGCTCTACGGCGATTGCCACACCGCGATTCGCCGGGGCACCTGTGCCGCGGTGGGCATGCGCGAGGAAGAGCAGCTCAAAGGTCAGGCAATCTATTTCGTCGAGCGCGTGAAGGGCTCCGCCGTGGTCGCCCAGCAGTCGGCATGGGTCGCCCCATCGAAGTCCTCGTATCGACGCGACAAGTATGCGACCGGTGCGTCGGCGATCCCCGCACCGAAGGCAGGGCTGCGGCCGATGAGCCCGATGGTCGAGAAGAAAGCCGCCGCGCCGGTCTTCGACGGCAACATCTATGCGGCCGCGCTGAACGCCGCCGTGAAGAAGAACCAGAATGCAACTAACCGTCAGGCTGCGGCCGTTATCCCGGCACCGGCCGCTGTCGCGCCCGTGCCGCCACCCCCGGTCAGCAAGCCGGTGGCCGCACCCGTGGCCGTTGCCCCGATCACGATTCGCGCAGGGGAGTCGCCGCTTGAAATGGCGCGTCGTCTGCGTGCAGCACAAACCCAAACCTAACTCTTCAAGGATAAGTAACCTATGACTCATATGACATCCTGCCAGGCATTCAACGCGATCGAGAAGATCGCGGCGACCCCGAGCAAGAATGACAAGCAGGCGATGGTGAAGCAGTTCCTCGCCTTCGAGACGTTCAAGCGCACGCTGGTGTCCGCGCTCGACCCGCTCGTCACCTACGGCATGCAGCAGGTGCCCGATCGCGTGGAGGGCGCAGCACCGGGCGCCAACACGTTCGAAAACGCGCCGATCTGGGAGACGCTCGACAAGCTGGCGAAGCGCGAGCTCACCGGCAACGACGCGCGCGACGAGGTGCAACGCCTGATGACCTTCCTCACGCCGCAGTCGGCCGAGCTCTTCAAGCGGATCATCCGGAAGGATCTGCGGGCAGGCTTTTCCGAGTCGACGGTCAACAAGGCGTGGAAGGGGCTGATCCGCGAGTTCCCCTACATGCGCTGCGCGCTCTTGAAGGACGCAAAGCTCGACGACTGGACGTGGGCCGACGGTGTGATCTCGCAGGAGAAGGCCGACGGCATGTTCATGAACATCGACCGGGAAGAGGGTGGCGTCGTGCGCATTACCAGCCGTCAGGGCTCGCCGTTCCCGCTCGAAGCGTTCGGCGTGTTCGTCGATCATGTGCGCGCCATGTTCCCGGGCGGCACGCAGACGCACGGCGAAATGCTCGTCTACGTCGATGGCGCAGTCGCCCCGCGCGAGATCAGCAACGGCATTCTGAACCGGGTCGCAGCGGGTGGCGCGTTCGAAGCCAACGAAGTGCCCCGATTCTTCGCATGGGATCAAATCCCGCTCAGCGCGGTCGTGCCGAAGGGCAAGTATGAAGTCGGCTACCGCGAGCGTCTGAAGGCGCTGCTCGTGGGCATGATGACGGGCACCCGGTTGCTGACAGGGGAGCCGTTGATCCAACTAATCCCAACGCGCATGGTGACGTCGCTCGAGGAAACGATGGCTCACTACCGCGAGCTCCTGGCGAAAGGCAAGGAGGGCACCATCATCAAGAACGGTGCCGCGATCTGGAAGGACGGCACGAGCAAGGAACAGATCAAGTTGAAGCTCGAGGTGGACGTCGATCTGAAGATCGTCGCCATCGCCGAGGGCCGCGCGGGCACGAAGAACGAGGGCCGCGCTGGGGCATTCACCTGCGAGAGTGCCTGCGGCCAGCTGCGCGTCGATGTGACCGTGAAAAACGAGGCACTGCGCGATCAGGTCGATGCGAACGGCAGTGACTTCATCGGTCGCATCATTGCAGTGCGGGCGAACTGCGTGATGAAGCCGGGCGACAGCAGTCCGCTGCATTCGCTGTTTCTGCCGCGCATGGTCGAGACCAGCTACCGCACCGACAAGACCGAAGCGGACAGCCTCGAGCAAGTCATCGCGCAGTTCGACGCCGCGGTAAAGGGAGCCTGAGATGGAACACCTGACCCTGCCCGTGATCCGCGCATCGTCGCCGTTCCCGTGGCGCTCGCAGATCAACTTCGACGGCGCCGGCGGGTGCCGCATGATCGATGCGAACAACATGGAGGTGCCGCTCCTGTCGATCATCGCGTTCTCCGGGATCATGACCGCAACGCTCGCCATGCAGGGCGCCCAGGCGGCGCAGTATCGCAAACAACAGGAGACGGCCGCGTGATGAAGCTCCGACTGATCGAGCGCGCACTGGTCGCGCTCACGCTCGCGCAGCCCACCGTGAAGGCCATCGCGGACGCGCTTCGCGACGACCCCGAAACCTTTCTGATGCGCGCGGGCCACGACAAGACGTTCTCGTGGGTGACGCACGCAAGCCGCAAGTTCTCGGTGCTGCGCTTTGACACTATGGGTCAGTGGCTCCCGACCTACCGCGTCATCAACGAGCGGGCCGATGTCCTGCTCACGCTTCGCTGGTGGGACAGGGCGCTGCTTTCGGTCGCGTGGCCCGCGCACCTCGAACCACAAGCGAGCATTGACCCGAACGTGCTCCTGCACTACGCGCACGACTGACCTCTCACACTCCACCGAAGCCCGGCTGCCCGCCGGGCTTTTTGCGTTGGATCGCCACTCGACACGGGGTAAACCGGGGCCGTATCATGTGCGGATAATTGGAGAAGAGGCACATGACCTACAAGATTTTCACGCTTGGCGACCTGCGCGCCTTGCTGGCCCCGCTATCGAACACCCGTAAGCAAGCGGTGCTTTATACCCTCGACACGCACGGCACGCTCGATCACACGACCATCCTCGGTTGGAAGGAAGCGCTGCGCTCGCCCGCGAGCGAGTTCGCGCGCGACATCATCCGGGCCCAGCCACGGCACCTGCGCCTGGACTACGTGTTCTGGGAATATCTCGAAAGCGGGCAAGCAGCTCCGCTGTTTGGTCTTGAAAATAGCGTCAGCGAAGTCACATTAGGTCGTAGCTTCGCCGATCTGCAGGCGCTCTATGACCGCATGGTTTGGATCGACACGCGGGTGGAAGCCGTGAGCTTCGTGCGCGACCTGAACATGGCTTTGGAGCGCTGATTTGGACGACGATACCTGGATCAAGGTCATTGATTGGGGAGGATGGGTTCTAAGCAATGTGCTGATCGGGGCGTTTTTTCCTCTGGCCGCGATGGGCCTCATGCACCTGCTCAAAGCGATCCAAAAGGGAACTCAGGCGATCAGCTACACCGCGCCGTTTCGCGACGGACAGCTCGGGTTCGTGAGCGTCGGTTGGGTCGTTTCCGCACTGGTGGAAATTCTGAAGTTTTCGATCAAGCATCCGGGCACGTCGCTGCTGGTCTACACGATCCTATTGATGCTCATGGCGTTCGTTTCCGCGCTGGTGGCGGCAGCAGGTGCAGTCTCGCCAGTCGCGGCTCCCGCAACGCCGCCGAAGCTCTGGTGGCCCTGGATTCTGACCTATCCGGCGTTCAGCGCTTCTGCGGCGCTGTGCGTGCTAACATTGCCATTGACAGCAATTGTTCATGGCGTTACGAGTTGAGGGACGGCTATGAAATACGAATACATGCAGCGGGTGCATCACCAAGCCGATAGGCTGAACGATATTACTTATCGCAACGGACAGCATATGGTCCGCTTGATCGGAATCAGCGCGGTTACTGCCGCCTCTGTGTTGCTGGCAATCGCGGTGGGATTCACGCTCTGGCGCTTCTGAGCGCGCTGAAACAGGCCCGCCCCGAGTGGCGGGCTTTGTTTGGCACGTAGGACTTTACATAATATTATTTATCACTCGTTTTTCGTGGGGTCCAAATCCTCGAGCCAGTGCTGGAAGACCACCCAAAGCTCGGGCGTGACGAGCATCTTCGACAGCACGAGGCCGTTGCCGTGGACGCGGTCATCGCGCTCCTGGACCGGCAGCGGAATGTCGTCAAACTTTTCGCGCGAGGCGATCAGCACGTAGACGGTTTTCGCATCGGCGTGGACGCCCACGTAGTCCTGTTCGTTGACCATCGTTCTTCCGATGCAGCCTGCGACTTGGGCTCATCGCGGGCCGGCACCACCAGCAAGCCCTAGAAACGACAGAAGCTCCCGAAGGAGCTTCTGCAAACCCCAGCTCCGAAAAGTCTCAAGAACCCTCCATGACGAAACGGGACGGACATTAATATAGACGATCATTTCGGGGAGTTCAAGGCTACCCCGGCCGGCACCAATGCACGCGCCGCTTTCCAGAATAGAGTTTATCGAACTCTTGGTCGGGCCCTGTTTAGTCGACCCGGGTGACGCGGAGGCGTTGTGCCGCCGCCCGGTAGAGGCCCGACGCCTCTTCGACTTTGCGCAATTGGTCGGCTATGAAGATCTCGACCTGCACGGGCGTCATCATTTTCGCCGGATTTGTCTCTTTCGCATCGAGCGACAGCGGGAACAAGAGACGATCGGCGCCCGCGCGCTCGTCCGAAAAGGAGAGCAATCTGTCCGCCAACAGCGCCATGTCGAGTGCCTGCTCCAGTTCCTTCTGGACCTGCGCGTCAACAAAAACGCGAGCGACGGTAGGATCAACGGCTTGGTAGTGGAGATACCGATCCAATTCCATAATCTGGCTCGATGGCAACTTCTTGCTCGACGAAAAGGCGTCTGCGGCCTCTTGGAGCGCTACAGCAATCCGTTCCAAAAAGTCAGCTGCTCGATCCAATTCCTCACGTCGTGACGCATCAAGCCGATTTTTCTCGTTCGTAAAAAATCCAACGATCTTGAGAACGAGGTCACCAATAGCGATCCACATCGTATCCCTCCACTGCTAGTCTGAAAGATAGGCGTCGGCCCGCCCTGTTTCAAAAGAATAATCATGGCTCGTGGTGCGGTCGGCTTTCATCGAAATCCTGCATTAAATCGTTCCGTGCAAATCGGGGTAAGCAGTGAAGGCCTAGTCCGGTTTCCATCCGTTGTGCAGCGCCTCTCGCGTGGCAAGAGTCGCGCTGTGATCGATGCACGCCTGCTCGAAGCGGGTCGGATCATATGGGTTGGCGGCATAGATGTCGTCGATTCCCTTTTCGGCCTCCTTTCGCTGGGCGTTGCTGATTGCATAAATGATCGCCGGCCCTGCGGCTACGAGCGCCCCGACCGCTGCGGTCAGCAGCGCTGGCCCCATGTGTTTCCAAAAACCTTTTTTTTCTTCAGTCATTTGCCTCTCCGTTGCTCGGTTTACGAACTTGGCCGGCACCACCAGGACTGCGCGTAGGCGGTGCTGTCGATAAACTCAACGCCACTCAGGACGAACCCGAGCGGCCCCATCCAAGACAGCGCTGCGTCATGCAGTGGCGGGAGCGGCTGCGGATTCCCGACGAGTCCGCTCTGAAAGCGGGCAATGTTGGTGTAGCGGTTAAGCGCCGTGGATTTTTCCTGACCGATGACCATGTCGCCACGCACACCGGGCGCACGCTGGATGTCGAATTGATCGAGCGCCTTGCCGCGCTGTCGCATGGGTGTGGCGTGGATCAGCACGGTCAGCTCACTAGTTTGAGCATGGCCTTGAGCTGCTCCGCATCCTCGTCTTCATACGTAAAGCCAACAATCGCGCGCCACGCCAGGTAGACGCCGGCCGCATAGTGTTGCTTCCGGGCTTTCTCCTCAAGCGTCGCTTCGCCACGGGCCTCAGTCATCAAAATGCTGATTTCCTTCGTGACCGAATCGGTGATGTCGGCATAGGTATAGGCTTCGTTTATCATTTTTCTATCAGAAGTTGGAATCCAGCCAGGCTTGCGCCCACGCGATCCCGCGCTCGGCGGCCGCGGCCTCGGTGTCGAAGTATCCGATGTCGGTGAAATGGAAGATCTGCCCCAAATCGATTTCTCCCCACGGGCCGCGCTCGACCTCGACCCACCCGTGCCAAAAATGTCCTTTCTTTTCAGGCCAAGACTGAATCGTCCACTCTTTGAGGTCGACTTTCATTGCTGACTCTCTCCACAGCCTTACCCACAGCTTTTGTGGATAAGTCCGATTCGTTCGGGGTTGACAGTTAGTTGCATCAGAGCGGCAGCGTGCCTTGGGGATTCCGCCGGAATTCGAACCGAATGTCCGTCACCTTGCGGCCTTCCTTAATCGGCGACCACGTAATGTCCCATCCGTCTTTCTCCTGCAGCTCCTTCACGGCAACCTCGATGATCTGTTTGCGGGCGTCCTTGAAGTTCTGCAGATGACTCGGCTTCGCGTCCATCGCGTGCAGGAAGTCCTTGATCGGCATCTGCCGCCAGCCGGTGTCTTTGAACTGCATGAGGAGCTCGAGCAGCCGCCACGAGTAGATCGAGCGAAGCTCCGACGCCTGGCGCAAGAGATAGGTCGTGTGATTGCCTCGCAGCACCATCAGATACGGCGTCGCTTCCGGCGAGAAGCGCAGCTCCACCCACCCTGCCCTGTCCACGTAAGTCGCCCCGCTCACCCACCGATCCTTGTGGGATGCGATCGCACCGCGCTGAACCGGCTCGGTCCAGGTGATCCATCGCTCCGCGAGCCCCTCAACGCCCGACTTCAGTTGCTCGTAGGCGGTCGTGGGATCGAGGTTGAATGTCTCGGCGTATTCCTTGGCCGTGAGTCGAACCTTGTATCGGTTGTGACTGTCCAGGCGCACACTGTCGATCTTCGCCGCGCACGACTTGACGATGCGCTGCTCGGCAAGCGTCTTGAGCCCATGCGAGGCGACCAGCAGATCGTTGTGCATGGAGACGTGCCGATCAACGAGACTCAGCCCAGGGGTGGCGTGCTTGAGCTTCATTGGGAGGAATTCCGGTTTCGCGGGAGCGGCTTATTGGGAGTGATCGGATTTTGCACCCCCTTTTCTCCTTTGTCACTGGGAGGAATTCCGGTCGAATGGGAGGATTTCCGGGTTACTGGGAGGATTTCCGGGTCGCAGGCCCTGTGCATAACAGCACTTGGACCGGCTTTTCTCCCAATGCGTGACCGGTCGCCCTCCTACTTCGACCGGCCGCCCACCCAATTAACCCGGAATCTCTCCCAATACCTGCCCGCAAACCCATGCTGGGTAAGGCTCTGAGCCGTATACAAACGTTTACGAACGTCTACAAACCACGCGTGAGTAGGCTGTGAACAACTTCTCCCTACTCTTCCATTACCCGGGATTTCTCCCAGTTCAGCTAACCCGGGAAACCTCCCAATACGCCAAGTCTGTAAAAAGCAGTCTGCAAAGGGGTGATCAGTCCATGCCCAGGCGCTTCTTCTCGCGCGCGACTTCCTTCGCGACGGCCTCGGCGATGAAATCGTTCTTGGTCTTGCCGAGCGCGAAGCACAGCAGATTCAGATCCTCCTTCAGCGCTGGCGGAATGCGAACCGGCTGCTGCACCGGCGTCTCTTTCTTCGGCAGCGCCGCGCGGATGGCCTGCAGGTCAACGCCTTTGCCCAGGCGAACCGGCGCCCTCCTCTCTGCAACGACCACCGGCTCAGATGCTTCGTCCTTGATCTCGCCCGTCTGAGCTGGAGCTTCCGGCTCGTCAATGGCTGCCGTCTCTGCGTTCAGGCTGTCGAGCCACGCTTTGCTTTTCGGCGCGCTCATCGGGTCTTTGTTCATGAAAACACTCCAAGGTAAAGGTCTTTCATTTCGTTGGCCGCGGCGCTATCCCAATCCCGGCCCGAGAGCTCCGACACCGCTCTCCCCTGCGCATTGGCGAACTTGTAGGTTTCGCGCGTCGCGACCAGCTTCGTCAGGACCGGCAGCTTGTCTTCGAACGGCTCCAACTGCTTAATCATCGACTTGGTGAAGCGCTTGCGCGGATCGGCCTGATTGAGCACCACGCGAATGTCGATCTGGCGCTTGTAGCTGCCGACCAGCGCGTGTAGATCGGGCACCGTGTCGAGGTCCATCTGCGACGGGATCAGCGGCGCGAGCACCTTCTCAGCGACGGCCAAGCCGAAGCGGAAGCCGTCCGAGTCCTTGCCGCCGACGTCGATGAAAACGTCTTGATACTGATCGGTGAGACGATCGAGCACCTCGGCGAATTCCTGCTTCGTGATTGGCTTGCGCGGTTCCCACCGCTCGACGTGGACCTGCGGTAGCGCCGGATCGTTAGCACGGCGCGCGGCCCACTTCGCGGTGCTGTTTTGCCCGTCGAGGTCGAATACGGCGACTGTTCGCTTGAGTGATGCCCGGATCGCTGCCAAATTTTGTGTGAAGGTAGATTTGCCGACGCCTCCCTTCTCTGTTCCTACCATAATTACGGCCATAGAAGCCTCGATTGAACGTGTGGTTTGCTGCGTAGATTAAAGGGTAGCGGCCCACACTTCAAGTGAATTATGAGGATTTGGAGCTACGTCCTAGGCGTGCAACTCAGTTTCCACACAAGGTATCAAGGTATGTTGGTATCTTGATACCAACATACCTACGAACGAAAGTGCGTGGCATGCGAAGTAGGAAAAAAGGGAGCAGCGGATCGTTCTTTTAACCAATGAACGACTGTAGTCAAGGACAGCGCGATCTAGCTTGGATAGCTAGGCTGCAACGTTGCACCCAAGCTTCATTGCATGCTTTTAGCGGAGGAAGCAAGCTCAGAAGAGACGTAGCAGAAGGAGCTGCCAACCAAGCACTGCTGGGAGCATAAAAGCTTTGATACTGGCGAGCTCGAAAGGTCGCAGGATGGGAAGCTTGGGATGAGAGGAGCGTTGCAGCTAAGGAGAAAGGCAAAAAGAAAACCCCGCAGCTAGGCGGGGTTCAAGTTATTGGCATAGCAACCTACTCAGGATTCTGACGGGCGACCGCGCTTTACAGATGCCGTGCCTCGCGCGATGCCAGCTTGTGTTTTCTTTGCATGTGCCGCGAGCACCTCACGTAGAGCGGTCACCAGCTCCGGGTCTTCCATGCTGACACCTAAGCCGTGTGTTTCCTTCTTCACCATCTCTAGGAGGGCTCTTTCGTCTTCCGACATGATGCGGTCGCCTATGACTGCCGAGAGGACCTCCCACGTTTCCGGCATGTATTCGCTCATCACGATCCGAAGCAGGTTGGCTTGATCGACGCCGAGCGCCTTTGCCATTGCTGGGACTTTGTTGACCGGAAGCTTGGTTTTGCCTTGCTTGAACAGCGTTATGACGTTCGGATTGTCATAGCCGACTTCGTTCGCGATCTCTCGCTGAAGCTTGCCGGTTAGGCCGATGGCCCCGCTTAGGTATTCTGCGACGCTTATGCGCTTGTGTTGTCTTTGTGATGACATGGCGAACCCCCAGTAATTTGACCCACGTATTAGAGCAGCGATGATTAGTTAGCGCTGACTTGATTGTTCTGTTACCCATTATAGCGACGAAAAATGCTTGCCGAGCAGGAATTACCTGGCTTTCTATCGGCTCATCGACTAAACAAATGTGTGACAATTCGTTACGGATTCTTATGTGCGGTCTATAATATAAGTTAGAGCTTACGTAGATCGCTCTCTAACAATACACCAACGAGGAGTTGTCCGCATGCTGCAGAATTTCACCATCGTCGCCGCTAGCCACGAGCAGATCATCAACCTTCTCGCCCAGGCTGAATCAACGATTGGCACACTGGACACGGGTTCCGTGGTGACGACGCTTGCCGAGCACCCGATCTTCGGCCAGGTCGTCGTGAACGAAAACGTTGCGGGGCCGTCGACCATCGTGTTGCACAGGGACGCTGCCGAGAAGTTTAGCGCGGCGTTACTTTTTGAAAGCGCGTCGCGTCACTCCAAGAATTGATCAGCAGAATGTAGGTATCGATCAATTCTGTCGTTTTTAATCAACGGGGTGACAAAATGCACGTCAACAATCGGGTCTTGATCCTGCGCGAAGCGATCACCAAGATCGTGCCGATGCTTACTCAGCGCAAGGTGAAGGTTACCCAACAGGGGAGCCAAGCTTATGTTTCCTACAATCGTCGGACGATGGCGATCGAGAAGGTCAACCTGCCCTACATCCCGGACGACGCCGATGACTTCCTGCTCGACGCGACGCAGGGGTTCCTCGACCACGAAGTCGGGCACGTCCTGTTCACCGATCAGAAGGTGGTCCTGAAAGCCGAGAAGCTGAAGGTCCACTCGCTGCACAACATGATCGAGGACACCTTCGTCGAGCGCCGCATGGGCGAGCACTTCCCGGGCTGCGGCGCGAACCTGACCAAGATGCACGGGTTCTTCCTGACCGAGTGGATCGACACGCAGTTGAAAGAGCAGCCCGAGCATTCGGCTGCAATTCTGATGGTCGTCGCCATTCGTGCTTGGGCGGGTCAGCCCGCCTTCGCCGACTACATGGGCGATAAGTGGGAGCTCATGAAGGACGTCACCGATCGTCTGGGCAAAGACTTCCCGGCAATGATCCGAAACGTGAAGAGCTCGGACGACGGGCTCAAGGTCGCGGTCGAGGCAAAGAAGCGTCTCGAACCGAAGAAGCCGCCGGTGCCCGCAGCGCCGCCGAGCGCCCCGACGCCGCCCGCACCGCCCAGCACACCGTCCGACGAACCGTCGCCGCCGAGCGATGAAGAGCCGAACAGCAGCGCGCCCAGCAATGAACCGCCCAGCGCGCCGGAAGACGACGAGCCGCCGCTCACGCCGGGCGGCATGCCCAACCTAGACGGCAGCGAACCGCCCCAAGGTGAGGAAGTTCAGGAGCCGGAAGCGCAACCCGAGCCGACGCCCGAACCCGAAGCGCCGGCAGAAGAGCAGGACGAGGGCGACGCTGAGCCGACGCCCGAGCCCGCTGCGGACGCTGACGACGAGGAAGAGCTCGACGACGAGGACGACAGCGCACCCGCTCCTGAAATGTCGGGTGGTGCATCGGATGATAGCGACGATGAGGACGACAGCGACGACCAGCCGGGCGATGGGATGGCCGGTGGCGACACGGGCGGTGAAACCGAAGGCGACACAGGTGACACCGCGGCCGACGGCGACGACGAGCAGGGTGGGGCAGGGGAGGCTGATGCGCCGGAATCGGGCAAGGGCAGCGCACCTGGCGGCGGTAACCCGAGCGAGGGTAACGACGAGCCGCGCGATCCGAACGACGAGCGGGACTTCAACCAGGAGCTCGAGGACGCGGGCATGACAGACTTTGACGACGCAGCTGCGGCCGCGCTCACGAAGAACGCCGTCGCTGCGACCAAGGAATCCGACTACTCGGTTTTCACCCGCGACGAGGACGCGATCTACACGATGGAAGCGCCCGAAGGGTTCGATCAGAATCGGGTGACCGCCATGCAGAAGGAGGTCGACCACATGATCGGCCCGCTGCAGAAGGATCTCCAGCGCGCGATCTCTGCGCGCTCAGCGTCGGTCTGGACCGGTGGGCACAAACGCGGGAAGCTGCACGGCGCGTCACTCGCCCGGGTGCTGACGGGCCGCGAAGACGTGTTCCGGCAGAAGCAGGTCAACAAGACGAAGGACGTGGCGGTGTCGCTGCTGGTCGATGCATCCGGGTCGATGTGGGCGCAGCGCAAGATTCGCGTCGCCGCCTACACGGCGTATGCGCTGTCGGCCGTCCTTGACAACCTCGGCATCCCCAATGAGGTGCTGGCGTTCAGCACGAAGGACTTCACGGGCGACACCTACCGCGCCATGTATGACGAAATGCGCGAGCATCGCTTCAACTACTCGCGGAGCAGGGCGCTCAATATCGCGATCGTGAAGGCGTTCAGCGAGCGCCTGACGCCCGACACTCGTCGGCGCTTCGCGCTGCTGGCGGGTGAGGACAACGGGCTGCTGGATGAGAACGTCGATGGCGAGTCGGTCCAGATCGCGCACCGTCGCCTCTCGCAGCAGCGCGCCGCGCGCAAAGTCCTGATGGTGCTCTCGGACGGGAAGCCGGCGTGCGAGGGCTTAAGCCAAACCCTCAACAATCACCTGATCGAAGTGGTCAAACAGATCGAAGCGCGCGGCACCGACGTGGTAGCGCTCGGCATCATCGATGACTCGGTGAAGCAGTTCTACAAGCGCGCGATTGTGATGCAGAACGTGGCGGATCTGCCGACGCTGGTGATGCATGAACTCCACAAGCTTCTGGTCGTTTGAAAGATCCTGCAAACTAAGTAAGGCGTTACTTGCGCACGCCAAGCAGATGACCTCATAATTCGTCTTGTTGGTTATCTGCTAATTTCAATTTGTCGTGTTGAACACGGAGGATTTCATGAGCAATCTGGACGCGAAAATCACCTGCGCCGAATGCGGTGCCCTGACCCACGCCATCGTGCTGCACCTGAAGGACGCCCACCCGGAAATGACGCTCGCTGACTACCAGGCGAAGCATCCCGGCGAGCCGGTGATGTCCGAGCGTGCACGTCTTGCGACCGAAGCCGAACTCAAGAAGCGCGCCGGTGCTGTCGCACCGCTCACGGTGAACGCCGCCGGCGGGGCGATGCCCGCCAACGTGCTCGCGCTGAACCCTGAAGGCAAGACGACGGGCGCGCTCCACGAAGTGTTCGGGTTGCTTGACGGAGCGGGAAAGCCCGTCGCAGCGGCGCTGAACGGGCGCAAGGAAGTGATTCCGGTGACGATCTTCTCCTCGCCCCGTCACGCCGAAATGGTGCCCGAAGTGGACCCGGGCTTCATCTTCGACATCGACAACCTGAAGAACGCCCTGATGGCGCTCGAACTGAAGAAAAACCTCTACGTCTGGGGTCACGCAGGAACCGGCAAGACCACCCTGATCGAGCAGATCACGGCGCGCACCGGGCGCCCGGTGATCCGGGTTCAGCACTCGATCGGCACCGAAGAATCGCATGTGCTGGGCCAGTGGGTCGTGCGCGGCGGACAGACCGAGTTTCAGCCGGGCCTGCTCCCGCTCGCGATGCGCAACGGCTGGACTTACCTCGCCGACGAATACGACTTCGGGCTGCCGGCGGTGCTCGCGGTGTATCAACCGATCCTCGAACCGGGTAAGTCACTGGTTATTAAAGACGCGCCCGAAGAGTGGCGTGTCGTGAAGCCGCACGACAATTTCCGCTTCGTCGCGACCGGGAACACGAACGGGTCCGGTGACGAGTCCGGTCTGTATCAGGGCACGCAGATCCAGAACGCCGCGAACTACGACCGTTTCGGCATGGTGCTTGAGGCGACCTACATGAAGCCTGAGCTCGAGTCGGCGATTCTGGTGAACCGCGCGAAGGTCAAGCGCGAGCACGCCGACAAGCTGGTCGACTTCGCCAATCGCATTCGCGATTCCTACAAGAACAAGGAAGTCTCCTCGACCATCAGCCCGCGCTGCCTGATCGACGCGGCCGACATCGGTCTTCGCAAGGGCAGCTGGCGCGCCGGTCTGACCCTCTCCTTCATCAACAAGCTGTCCGCCGTCGATCGCGTGGTCGTCGATGGCGTTGCATCCCGCGTTTTCGGTTAATCCAGGAATCATCATGCTGCAATCGGCCCAAGCCTCAATCGTCAAAAAGTCCACCTCGACCCGTTTCGAGGACCACACCGGGATGCTGCACAAACTCGCAAAGCGCGGCTGGGGCCGGTTGCTGGAGGCAGGGGTGACCCTGCCGTATGAGGACGTGTTCCAGTTCATGTGCGAGAGCTTCGTCATGTGCCAGAGCAAATACGATCCGAGCACCGGGTTCAGCTTTGGCGCGTATTACGGGCGCTCGTGCTGGAACAACTTCAACAAGTGGGCCGAGCGCCAGATCGATGAGCGGCACACGCTCGGCATGGTCAGCGTCGAGGAGCTCACCGGGCCGCTGGGCGATGAATCGGGCGACGCACTCGAATTCTGCGACTTCGGCCACGAGGAGGACGATGCCCACGATTCGCCTGAAGAGATTCTGCAGGCGCGTCAGGAGAGCCACCGCGCGGCCCGCCGCCTGTCGCCCACCGCCAAGCGCGTCGTCGCGCTGCTGGTGCATCACACGCCGGAGCTGCTCGTCTTTGTCGAGGCGCACAACGCGCGCGGCATGAAGCGGATCGTGAATATCAACCTGAACGTGATTTTCAACTTCCTCGAAATCACGAACAAGGCGGGCGTCAAGGCCGAGCTGGAGCGCATCTACGGGGTGACACTGTAATGACCCACCCAAGCTGCTTTGGCTTGCCCTCGGTGTTCGTCGCGTCTTCGCCCGCCTGCGTATCGTGCACAAGCCGCGAGCAGTGCGTGCCGGCCTGCCACCAGTTGCTCGTGTCGCTCTCCGACAAGATGGACGTGAGCGGCAACCTGGCGCAGCTTGAGCGCACGGCAAAAGTCGTGATCGCCCAATCGCTCCCCGCGACCACCGTCGAAACCACCATTGCGGCGCCCGCGCGTGCCGCGCTCAGCGTGAACCTCTCGGTCGATGCCCACATGCAAAGCACGCTCGATCGGCTCCCGGTGAACGCCGCCAAGATCCTCAAGCCGCTGCTCACGCGCGGCGCGGACGTGAAGGCGCGCTACAGCCTCGCCAACGACCGCAACCCATTTGACACCACCACGCCACGCTGGCTCCAGCTGGCGGGTGAGGGCCTGCTTGCCGGCGGCTTCACGAAGGCTGAACTGCGCGAGCGCTACATCAAGGAGTTTGGCTGGGGCGAAGGCACCGCGTTCTCGCGCGTGTCGGTCGTCGCCGCGGTCCTGCCCGCGCTGCGGCTCGCGACGGCGGCGGGTAACCGCATCATTCGCGCGCCAAGCATCGTCGGGAAAAATTGACGTCACACATAAGGGAAAGGGCGCATGAACATTAAACACCTCCTGGCCGCGCGGAGCGATTTCTCGATGGGGGAATCCACGCTGCAGGTCGGCAAACTGGTCGACAAGGCGAAGGAACTCGGTTATGAGTCGGTCGCCTTAGTCGACAACATGACCATCTCCAACATGGTCGCGTTCAGCGACAAGGCGAAGAAAGCGGGCATCAAGCCGATCATCGGCTGCACCGTGCGCGTGGTCGATGATCCGACCTACCGCAAGCCGAAGAAGGGCGAAACGCACGAGGACAAGCCCAATCCTTTGATCACGCTGAAGGTCTACGCGCAGACGGACGCGGGCCTGCGCTCGCTGATGAAGCTGCTCTCCAAGGGCAACTCACCGGAATACTTCTACTACCACTCCCGGGTGGGGCTGGAAGATATCCTTCAGCTGGAAGGGTGTGCGATCTCGACGGGCGACTTCTACGGCCTGTTCCACCACAAACGTTGGGAGGAGATCGCGTATCGTCTCAGCGAACACTTCGGCAAGCACTTCTACGTGGAATTCGTGCCCGGCGGCACGCCGCTGCACAAGCGTCTGAATGACCTCGCGTGGCACTGCCTCGGTCGCTTCATCGCTACGCCGATCGGCACCTGGCCCGCGCTCTATGCGACGCCCGACGAAGCGGACTCGCTCGACGTGCTGCGCGCGATCATCGGCAACAACAAGATGACCGACCGGTGGCTGAACAAGCCCTACGTGCGCGACTACTGCATCAAGCCGCCCGCCGACATGGTGAAGGCGTGCGTCGCACAGGGTCTACCGGCCAAGCTCATCATCGACGGCAACCAGGCGCTCGTAGACTCCTGCACCTACGCGTTCAAGAAGCTCGAGCCGAGCCTGCCGAAGATGGCACCCGACGAGTTCAAGGCGCTCTGCGCCGAGGTCGCGAAGGGATGGGCGTTGCGGTTCGCCGCGCCCGTGCTCGGGCACCAGCCTGCCGCCGCCGACCTGCCTGAATACAAAGCGCGGCTTGCCTACGAGCTCGACACGCTGCGCAACATGGGGTTCTCCGGCTACTTCCTGCTGGTGCAGCACATCGTGCAATGGAGTAAGGACAACGGAATTTTGGTCGGTCCCGGCCGTGGGAGCGTTGGCGGTTCCCTCGTCGCCTACCTGATGGGAATCACCGACGTCGATCCGATCCGCTTCAACCTGCTGTTCGAGCGCTTCATCAATCCGGAGCGTCTCGACTTGCCCGACGCCGACCTCGACTTCATGAGTAAGCGCCGACACGAGGTGATCGACTACATCGCCGAGCACTTCGGGCGCGAGAACGTCGCAGGCGTCTCGAACTACAACACGATGGGCGCCGCGGGCGTGATGCGTGACACGAGCCGGGTCCACGAGCTCAACCCGTTCGACTACGCCTGCTCGAAGCAGATGGAGAAGCAGCACGGGGTCGCGCTCTCGCTCGAGGAGTCCGCCGCAGTGGTGCCGGAGATCGACAAGTTCAAAGGCACCTACCCGGGCCTCTGGAAACACATGGTGAACCTCGAAGGCGCGGCGCGCGGGCTCGGGCAGCACGCCGCTGGTGTGATCGTCGCGGGCGAGCCGATCATCAACCGGGCCGTGGTCGAAACCCGCACGGGCGGGCCGGTGTGCAATTGGGATAAGCGCACGGTCGAGGACTTCGGGCTGATCAAGATGGACATCTTGGGTCTGACCAACCTCGACGTGATGAAGCTCGCCTCGACCTACATCAAGGAGCGGCACGGACGTGCGGTCGACTTCCTGCGGCTGCCGCTCGACGACAAGCGTGTGCTGGAGGCATTCGGGCGGGGCGACACCACGGGTGTGTTCCAGTTCGAGTCACCGGGCATGCGGCGCTTGCTGCGCGAAATGGCGCTCGCGGGCACCGTGACATTCGACGATCTGGTCGCCGTGGTCGCACTCTACCGCCCGGGTCCGCTCGACGCGGGCCTGTGCGACGACTATGTGGCAATCAAGCAGGGCGCCAAGTCACCGTATTACGAGCACCCGAACATGGCCCCCGCGCTCAAGGACACCTACGGGGTGATCGTGTATCAGGAGCAGGTGATGCAGATCGCGCGGGACTTGGCGGGCTTCACGTTCGCGGGCGCCGACCATTTGCGGAAAGCAATGGGCAAGAAGGACAAGGAGAAGATGGCCGAAATGCGCGACAAGTGGGTGGCCGGTTGCGTGTCGCACTCGGGCATGACTGAAGGCTCGGCCAACGCACTGTTCGACAAGATCGAGGTGTTCGCAGGCTACGCCTTCAACAAATCACACTCCGTCGAGTATGCGGTGATCAGCTGGTGGACGATGTGGCTGAAGGTCAACTATCCGGCCGAGTTCTTCGCGGCGTCGCTCACTGAAATTGACAAAGAAGAGAAGCGCGAGCCTCTCGTGATGGATGCCCGGCGCATGAATATGCAGGTGTTGCCGCCCGATATAAACCGGTCAAGCGCCCGGGTTGAGATCGTGGGCGAGGACAAGCTCTACGCCCCGTTCCAGGCGCTCAAGGGTTTATCCGAGAAGGCAGCGGGTTATATCGTAGACGCGCGCACGAAGTGGGGCAAGCCATTCGAGAACCGCACGGACCTGGACGCGGCGCTGAAGGCTGCGGACTACACCGGGCGCCACATCAACCAGTCGGTCAAGGACAAGCTGATCGTGATCGGGGCGTTCGCCGAGTGCGAGGGCGACAAAGTGCCTGCGATGCACCCTGATCGGCTCAAGTCACGCATCGAGCTACTGCCGGGTTTCACGGTCGATACTGTGAAAGCTGACAGATCGCTCAACGCTGAGAAGCTCGCCTTGCTGCAACTGGTGCGCATCGCAGAGGAAGCGACCTCATGCGACAAGTGCTCGCTCAAGGGCGGCTGTCACCCGATGCCCCGCATCGGGAAGACGCCGAAGTTCATGGTTGTGTCGGACAACCCGAACTGGCAGGAGGAGAAGGCGGGCAGGCTCTTGGAGGGCGACAACGCGAAGCTCGTCATCAACGCGCTGAAGGAAGCGGGCCTCTCTGCACAGGACGGCTACTTCACGACGCTGGTGAAGAGCGGCAAGCCGCGCGACCAGAAAACGCTCACGAATGAACAACTTAACAACTGTGGCGAGTATCTGAAGCGCGAGCTTGAGATCCTCAAGCCGCCGGTGGTCGTGACGCTCGGGAGCAACGCCGCGCGCTTCTTCGCGCCGGGTGTGAAGGGCGGCAGCACGGAGCTCGCGGGCAAGGTGATCTTCGATCCGAAGCTCGACGCATCGATCGTTTTTGGCATCAACCCGGGTCAAATCTTCCACGACCCGGGCAAGTATTCGATTTTGCAAACTGTGGCCGCGAAAGTGGCCGACCTCATCAACTAAAGGAACACTCATGAGCAACGATACCCTCTCCGTCGAAGAAATGGCCGCACTGGTCGGTGACCTGAACACGCCGACGGTCGCGCATCGGATCGAGACACCGGCAACCGCCGTCGTCGCGACCAACACGGCGAACGCGGCGCCCGCCGCCAAAGCGCCAGAGCCCACCGCCTCGGGCCTGAAGGTGTTCGTCGATGTGGCGCAGCTGAAGAAGGATCTGGCCGTCAACCCGAACGACCTGGACGACGCGGTGATCAGCCAGGCGCCGATGTTCGTGCACTACGCCCAGCAAGCCGCGCAGGCTCGCCGGCAGTGGGACAAGAGCAAGCTCGCCGCCGAGGTGACCGAATCGCAGCTGGACTCGGCCTGGCGCAAGAAATTCCTCGAGGACGGCACGAAGGTCACCGAGAAGGTGGTGGAGAACGCGGTCAAGAGCGATCCGCGCTACATCAAGGCCCACACGCAGGTGATCGAGGCGCGTGCGCTCTACGACATCGCGAACGACGCGCGTGAAGCCTACATGCAGCGCAAGGACATGATCGTGCAGATCAGCGTCGATCGCCGTCGCGAGCGTGAGGGCCAGCTTCGGATCCAAGCCGCACAGGGTGCTGAGAACGCGGTGCAGTCGGGCCGTGAAGCCGCGCTCGCCGCCGAAGCGGCACGTCGTCAAGCTGCCTGACAGGATCTTCAATCTTTAACGCATAGGATAAGTCAGCAATTACTATAATTGATGATGCAGGGCGAAACGATGCACACAGACACGCAAAGGATCGCCCGCAAACCTGTGACTAACCAACCACTTACGGAACAAAACTATGACGACTCAAAGCCTGATGGACCTCCTCGCAAAGCGCAAAGCCCAAACGGGCGGCCAGAAGACGATCAAGCCGAAGGCCGGCCGCAACCGCTACCGGATTCTCCCGGGCTGGCGCAAGAACGGTGACCCGACGTTCTTCCATGACTTCGGTCAGCACTTCATCAAGGACGCAGCCGGTCAGGTGAAGGCGGTCTACATCTGCACCGACAAGACCTTCGGCCGTCCGTGCGAAGTGTGCGACGCGGTTGCGCAGGGCATCCAGATGTCCACCGACGATGTGATGAAAAAGCGCGTCGAGGAAGCGAAGTCGAGCGGTCGCGTGCTGCTCAACGTCCTCGAGCTCGACGGCCCGCAGCCGACGGTGCCGCAGATTCTCGAAGTCGCGCCGACGGTGTTCAACGGCAAGAAGGGCGTGGGCGGCATCATCAGCCTGTTCGACGAATGGCCCAACATGCTCGACCCGAACACCGGCAACGACATCATTGTCGAGAAGTCGGGCGCTGGGCTGGACACGGCCTACAGCGTGCAGATCGCAGGTGCCTCGAAGCCGGTTCCGGCCGATGCGCTCACGAAGCTGTGCGACCTCGACGCCTACGTGCTGCAGGAAAACGAGCAAGCACAACAGCGCGCGCTGGCTTCGGTGCGTTCGGTAGCAGGTCTGCCGCCGCCGTCGAACACCCCGACGCTGGGCTACGCACCGGCAGCGGGCGCGGTCGCAAGCCCGTATGCAGCGCAGCCTGCGCCGCCGGCGTGGGAAGTCGATGAGACGCTCGACATCGGCGCGCTCGCAAACGCTGCAGCCGCAGCAACGGTGGCTCCGGCCGCTGTCGCAGCGGTGGCCGTTGCCCCGGTCGAAGTTGCACCGGCGGCGGTCGCAGCAGTGGCTACCGCACCGGTCGCCGCGCAGCCCGTCGCGGTTGCTCAGGTGGCTCCCGCCGCCGCGGTGGCCCCGGCAGCAGTTGCAGCACCCGCACCGGCAGCAGCCGCCGGCACGGGTGACCCGGAGCTCGACGCTCTGCTCGCGGGCCTGTAATCGAAGCCTGATGTGACAACGAAAGCGGCGGGGCTCACACCCTGCCGCTTTTTATTCAGAGGGTTCGATGACTTCCACTATTTTGATCGACGCGAATTCAGTAGGGCGGGCCTCGCACGCCGCGACCAAGCTGACCGTCGGCACATTCCAGACACAAGCCATCTTCGGGTTTCTGCGCACGGTCGGGGCACTGTGTCGCGACTACCCGGGCTGGCAGCTGCTGGTCCTATGGGATGGGAGGGCGGATCACCGCTACGCGATTCACCCCGGCTACAAGGTCAAGCGCAAGGACGCGCTGGTCGATCCGGTGAAGGCGGCAGACCGCGCGGCATACGAAGCGCAGGTGCCCTGGATCAAGAAAGCGCTCGACCTGCTCGGCGTGCCGCAGATGGTCAACAGCGCGCTCGAAGCCGATGACCTCGCGGGCTACTTCGTGCCGCGCCTCACCGCGAAGGACGAAGTGCTGCTCGTCACGGGCGACTCCGACTGGCTGCAACTCGTCAACGAGCGCTGCCGGTGGTTCGACCCGCGCAAGGCGGGCATCCACGTCAACCTGCAGGACTTCTTCGAGAAGACCGGCTACTTCAGCCCGCGCGAATACATCGAAGGCAAGGCGCTGATCGGGGATTCGACCGACGACATTCCGCCAGCGGGCGGCATCGGCAAGACCGGGGCGCCCGAATTCATGGCGCAGTTCCGCTCGATGGAGAAGTTCCGGGCGATGTGCGACTCGGGCGAGTTCGTGCCGAAGCTCAAGAAACACGTCGAGCTCTGGAAGGGCGAGTCGCGGCGCAATTGGGACAGGAACATGCAGTTGATGAACCTGCTCGATCAGCCGCACCCGGACCCCGCCAAGTCGACGATCACGCAAGGCGCGCTCAACGAAACAGCCTTTCGCGCGCTGTGTGAACGCCTCGTCTTCAACTCGATTCTGCGCGAGTGGGATCACATTTTGAAACCGTTTCGCGAACGCTGGGCCGCGCGCCAAACCCGCGCAGCAGCGTAAGCATCCACAAACTAGGAGTAACACATGAGTGCAGTAGACGATCTGGCAAAAGCAATCATGGGCGCAGTGGGCGCCAATGACGACGAGCTGGAGGTGCCGGGCTACATTGACACCGGCTACGAGCCGCTGAACGAGATTCTCACGGGCGATCCGAAGAATGGCGGTATCCCGATCGGGCGTATCGTTGAAATCTTCGGGCCGTCGAGTTCGGGCAAGACGTGGCTTGCCACGCAGATCATGGTCGCCGCGCAGAAAGCCGGTGGCGTCGCGATGTTCATGGACCACGAACTGACGTTCCAGCAGCCGTTCGCTGAGCGCAGCGGCCTGAATCCGAACTTCCCGTTCTTCATCTACAAGCGCCCGCCGACATGGGAGGAATCGAACACGATGGCCCTGCAGGCGGCAGAGGCGATTCGCAAGAGCAAGAAGCTCGATGCGCTCGCGCCGATCGTGTGCGTGTTCGATTCGGTCGCCGCGATGATCCCGAAGTCCGTGTGGGAGAAGGGCATCGGCGAATACTCGATGAACGACACCACGGCGCTCGCCCGCGTGTCCTCGACGACGATCAAGGCGGTCAACCAGAAGGCGGCGGAGTTCAACCTGACCATCGTCTACCTGAACCAGATTCGCACGAAGCCGGGCGTCGTCTACGGTGATCCTACGACCACGCCGGGCGGCTCGTCGTTCGAGTTCTACGCGACGATGCGCCTCGCCCTTGGCAAGAAGTTCGTTCGCGCCAAGGTCAACGGCAAGGATGAGATCGTCGGACAGCTGATGGGCGTCGAGACGAAGAAGAACAAGCTCTCGCGTCCGCGTCAAGAGGTCGATCTGCGCCTGCAGTTCCAGGATGACGGGATGACGGCGGTCAATCTGACGCTCTCGCTGCTGGATCATGCGGTCAATGTGGGCAAGCTCAAAAAGCTTTCCACCGGCCGCATCGAGTGGGTGAACGGTAGCAGCTACCCGCCGGGTCAGCTCGCCGACATGATCGACAAGGCCGGCCTCAAGCCGGTTCTGTTGAACGTCCTCTACCCGGCGCACTATCCGGCAGTCGCGGCACCGCCCGCACCGGCTGCTGCAGCCTAAGCATCGCGCCTTACTATACTTGGTTGCAGGTGAACCAATAGTGAGGCAACGATGGAACAACATGTGATCGAATTTGCGCCGCCGGCCGAAGGGCTCGACGGCGTTTCTGTTTTCAACACCTTCCGCCTGGGCCGCGTCTGGTCAGAGCGCCTCAAGAC